GGGACATTGAAAGTTTCTAATGTAAGATTACCAGAAGGAAATACACAATTTTTAGTAGTTGTAAATGATAATGGAAAGCATACAGAAGTTCCTACAAACTCATCAATATTCAATATATCTTTTGATGGTAATTCAAGAAAAAATACTGAAGAACAAATCTGGGGATTGTATGAAACAGATGAAAAACACAATGAAAAGTTTGTAGTTATTGAAAAAGATATTGATGGAATACATCAAACAGTTTTAGAGGTACAAGAAGATGCATCTCATATAAAAGAAAATATGTCTCTTATAGACCAGAGAGCTGAAAATGTAAATATATTAGTAAAAGAAGTAACTAAAAATTTTGGTGGTTCACAAGAAAATATAACATTAAGAGAAAACATAAATAAGGCTATAATTAAGTTAAATACAGACTTAGGAACATTTAGCTCTAATATGTCTAATTATTTTAACGATAATGAGATTACAGATGAAGAAAAAGAAAAGATTGATATTGAACTTAATTTATTAGATACAGACAAAGCAAGTTTATATACAGAGCTACAAAAACTTATTGATAGAACTACTGGAGTAGACTTAGTAGCAATAAACACTTCAAAAACAGCATTGGATGCAGCAAGTACCAATCTAAACTCTATAATTGATTCAGTTATTTCAGATAGTATAATTACACCTTCAGACAGAATTTTAGCTATAAATGCAAATGCTCAATATAACTTAAAGATAAATGAACTTAAAAATACAGTGGATAGAATTTATATAACAGGTATGGGTGGAAGTATATCAGAGGAATTTTCACAGATAAATGCTACAGCTAAAGAAATAAAATTAGAAGTAGCAAAAGTTGATGGTGCAACTAAAACAAATGCTGCTGAAATTAAATTAACTAAAGACGATATAACAATGATGGTTACAAGGAATAATTCTGGCTCAATTGTAGGAATTAAACCTGATAAAATTGAATTTGGATTCAATGATATATCAAATTATGTAGAGATAAGCAGGAGTGGTCTAACAGTAAATCAAGGAGCTATAGCATGTGATATATTAACTACTCCATCTGGTCATGAACCAATAATCAGATTATTTGGAAGTAGTAGGTCTGGATTTGCAATAGATGCAAGAAGGTCTGATGGTTCTAGTCAAGCCTCAGCAATAAGATTAAAATATGATAGCAATAATTATTTTTGGGTAGGATATGATACTGCTGAGATTTATGTTGATGGAGAAGAACACTTTATTGTTGAAAGAGATGATACTTTTGTAAGATGTGGAGGAGCTACATTTACATTTACAAATGGAGATAGTTTAGGTATAGGATATTCATTTTATCCAGAGCGTTCATCAACTGATTTAGGTTGTGATGATTATAAATGGAGGTATTTATATTCACGTTCTACTCTAAGTGAATCTGACAAAAAGTTTAAAGAGAATATAGTATACATAAAAGATATTAAGAATAGAACTCGTTCAAGTATAACGCCAACACCATTTTTAGATTTTATAAAAGATGAATTTAAACCAGCAACATTTGATTATATTGTATCAGCAGAAAAAGATAGAACAATTGCAGACAGTCAAATAGGGTTTATAGCTAATGATTTTAAAGATAGTTATGTTGGAAAAACATTTCTATATGATTATGGAGAAGAAAATGGATTAATGTTTAGCCCATCTGGTTATACAACTGTTGTAGCAACTGCACTTCAAGAGGAAATACAAAAAAGAGAAGAATTGGAAATGATAGTTAGTGAATTAAATGAGAAAATTAATAATTTAGGAGGATATTAATATGGAAGTAAATTTACAAAAAGCATATACAGTAGCATTTGAAGAGATAAAAAGTTTATATAATGAACTAATACTTTATAAAGCACTTAACATGCAACAACAAGAAGAAATTGAGAACTTGAAAAAAGAACTAGAAGAACAAAATAAAGAACAATAGGATGTGATACTTTGAAAAATTATGAAATAAAGAATCATACCATAGAAGTAGATTTTAGTAATTATAGAATAAATAAAAGGTTACTAGACTATTTTATTTATAATGAAAATGATGTTAAAACAGCTTATATTGAAGCAATATTGAAAAATAAAGATGAAATAATAGATTTATCTGAATATGATAGAGTTTTAGTTAGCATTACAAAAAGTGATGGACAAAAGGTTAATGGTGAATGTGAAGTTGTAGATGCAGAAAATGGTGTTGTAGAGATAGAACTTAGTCGACAAGCACTTGCAAGTGTTGGTATAAATACATTTCAACTATCCCTTGTGAAAGAGGGAACTCTACTTAATACTACAAATCTTTATTATAGAGTTGAAGAGGGTATGATTAATGATGATGATATCACCTCAACTGATGAATATGGAGTATTATTGGTAATAATAGCCCAAGCAGAAGAGATTATAAAAAACAATAAAGAGTTAACTAAAAGAGTTGAACAACTTGAAATAACTATCTTAGGAAATGAAGAAGTTAGGGATAAAGCAGAGCAGATTAGGATTTATAATGAAGATATAAGAAACATACAAGAAGAAGAAAGAGAGTTTAATGAGTTAACACGTCAAAACCAAGAAGCAAATCGTGAAGAATCCATTCAGAATATGCAAATCCAAGTTGATGATAAACTTACTGATTGTCAACTCCAATTAGATGAAATGATAGATGCCAAGTCTGAAGAAATAGACAATATTGTTGATGATAAAATGCTTGATGTCCAAGCTCAAACAGATAAGAAATTTCAGGACTTAGATACTAGAGCTAATAATATTTTTGATTTATATGATAAGACATTTGAAGATAAGCTTACAGACAACCAAGAACAAATTGATTATAAACTTGATGAAGTAAATCAGGCTATATCTAATGTAGAAGATTGTATTGATAAAAGTACTACAAAATTAGATACAAAGATAAAAGAAATAGATGACAAAATAGTTGAAGTAAATACTGCTAAGACAGATATGACAACAACTGTATCTAACAAAATAACTGAATTTGAAAATAGATTTAGTGAATTAGAAAGTCTTGATGCTAGAGGCGAGTTAATACAAGCTAGAGAAACTATTGATGGAAATGTAAAGGACACTTTAAAGGATAGATTAACATATGATTTTGAGAAAGTTAATGAGAAAATTGCTGAGATGACTTCTGCTGCAACTAATGTAGCTTTTAGTAAATCTTATGTTGAATCGGATTGGGTTGCTGATGGAGAATATTTTAAACTTATAGTTAATCATAATTTAGTTACAGAAAATATATTTGTAGCAATATTAGATGAAGCAACTAAGAAAAGTATGACTAATTCTTATACTATAGTAGATTCTAATACGATAGAAATATTTAATGAAAGTAACATAAATGTAAGAGTAACTGTTGTAAATGGTAATACAAACAAAGAAGTTATACAAGCTACAATAAATGATAACATAACAACACTAGATAGTACTTATTCTAGTGTTAAAATTGATGCAAAAATTGATGAGAGTCTAATTAAGATAAATGAAAATAAAAGTAATATAGCTACTAACTTAGAGAAGATAAATCTAATACAAAATAAAGTTGGTTCAAGTGAATTAAGTACAATATCTAAAAATATATCAGATGCAGTAAATGAATTAGATGCTAGTGTAAAAATTCTTGAGGCTGGTGGAAACTTAGGTCAACAATTAGACAGTTTAAAAGCCAAGTATGACGCACTTTCTAATAAAGTCTTAGATATAGCAGTTTATTTGGAATTGGAATCTGGCTTACTTCCAGATGAAGTAGGACACTGGTTTGATGGTTTGTCTGATGATAAAGCGATATTATCTATTGATGGAGATTTAAAACTAGATACAGAAAATAGGAAAATACAAGGTGCTACTGGTAGTGTTACATTCAATAGAATAACAATTCCTTTTGAATGTAAAAAATTAAGATATATACATGAACTAAATGATAATTATATAGAAACTGTATCTGATAAGAATATATCTATTGGTACAACTATAATAGATTTAGACAAATATTCTTACGAAATTAAATAAATAGAGGTGGAAAAACTTGAAAGAAAATAAATTAATACAGCGTGGAAGATATTTTGATACTATTTATGAGATTGAGGATTTTGAACCAGAATTTGATAAATATGATTTTGTTAAAATGTTTACTTCAAAATATATAGACTGTACATATGGTTTGAAATCTGATGAAACATTGTGGGTAACAGGAAATAATCAAGTGGTTGGAAAATATAGTCCAAGAAATAATAACATTTCACGTAGAGTAGATACATTTACAAAAATTGATGGGGTATCCAATATAAAAGATATTGCAATAGGAAGTGAGCATACTGTAATTTTAAAAAAAGATGGAACTTTATTAGGTGTTGGTCAAAATTCAAATGGAGCATTAGGGCTTGGGGGAGATATTACAGTAGCAACAACTTTTACTAAACTACCTATAGAAGATGTTGTGAAAGTTGTTGTTGGAAGTGGACTTACTATAGCATTAAAATCTAATGGAGAGTTGTATTTTACTGGTTATAATGGTAGTCAACAATTTGATAACTTAGAGAATACAAATACTTTTATTAAATTATCAATAACAGATGTAAAGGATATAGATTGTGGTGATGGTTTTACTTTTATATTAAAAACTAATGGGGAATTATATTCATGTGGTAGTAATTCATATGGACAATTAGGACTAGGAGACAATACTAATAGAAATACTTTTACTAAAGTTAATATAGATAATGTAAAAGAAATATCTTGTGGTAGATACAATTCATTTATAATAAAAAATGATGATTCTTTATATGGATGTGGATACAATACAGAAGGTCAATTAGGATTAGGTGATATTACCAATAGAAATGTATTTACCAACATGGCTCTTAATGTAAAAAAAGTTGTATATGGAATAAATTCTACTATAATTCTAAAAAATGATGATTCTTTATATGGATGTGGACGAAATACATATGGACAATTAGGTTTGAGAAATGTTCCTAATCCTAAAACATTCATTAAAATTGGTATAAATAATATAAAGGACATATATTGCGGAAATAATCATACGATTATGATAAGAAATGATAATAAACTTTTATTCTGTGGAACTAATAGAGAATCACAAATAGGCAATCCAAATAATATAAATTATCCTGTAGACGTATTTACAGAATATAAAAGTGCTGAGGTGTTGGGATATAATAAATCTGTTACCATGAACAATAAAAACTATCTTATAAAAGAAAATGGGGATTATATTTGTTATGGAAACATAAAAAAAATTGTATCTGTTGAAGGTTCGACTTATGCATTACTAGAAAATGGTGAACTATGGGTATCTGGGAATAATACAGATGGACAATTAGGATTAAATCATAAAGTAACTCAAAATTATTTTACTAGAGTTCCAATAGATAATATAAGAGATGTTGTTTGTGGTGCTTACTATGCTTTTATAATAAAAAACGATGATACTGTATGGGTGACTGGACTTAATAATTCTGGGCAATTAGGAACTGGCAATACTTCTCAACTACAAAAATTTACAAAAATCTCCATAGATAATGTAAAAAAAATTGCATGTGGTCGTTCTCATGTTTTAATATTAAAAAATGATAATAGTATATGGGGTGCAGGAGCAGGTTATTATTTAGGAATAGGTACTACTAGTAGTACAGGTATAACATCCTTTACAAAAGTTCCTATAGATGATGTAAGAGATATAGCATGTGGATATGAATGCTCTATAATATTAAAAAATGATAATAGTATATGGGGTGCAGGAGCAAATCATAGTGGTCAATTAGGGAAAACCTCAAATAATAGTGTGGAAAAATATTTTATAGAATTATCTATAAATAAAGCAGTAAAGGTGAAAGAAATATATTGTGGGATTTATCATACATTAATATTGAAAACTAATGGAGAATTATATGGATGTGGTAGTAATACACAAGGACAATTAGGAAGAAGGATTTCTACAGACAAATTAGAACAATTTACTTTAATAGAAACTGATACCACTCATATATGTAACAATCATTGCGAATCATATAATACACTTATAATAGATTCTATCGGAAGGTTAAAAGCTACTGGTCAAAATAATTATAATCAATTAGGTTTAGAAAATAATAAAACTACACTAATAGAAAGTTTTACTCCTACAAATATTGTAATCGGACAAGGTAATAATAGATATATTGCTGGTGGTAGTGATTGTACATTTTTAGTAAAAACTGATGGTAAAGTGTATGGTATAGGAAATAGACTTAATGGAAGGTTTGGTACAGGTTCAGATAGTGTAGCAGCATCTACATTTACAAGAATTGGTTTTGAATTTAATAGTACAGAAATAGACTATAATAATGATTTTAGGATAGCAACTACTAATGTAAATGATTATATGAGTGTCTTTTTAAAAAAAAGTAATGGAGAATTATATGGTGTGGGGAATAACACATATGGTCAATTAGGTATCGGAAACAATTCTACATGTCATTACTTTTATCCAATAAATATAAAAAATATAAAAGATGTGATATGTGGATTAAATTATACCTTAATATTAAAAAAAGATGGAGAGTTATTAGTTACAGGTAATACTTCAAGTCAAAAAGCATTAGACACCAAAACCTTGTTAACTAGTGAACCGTATAGATTTAATCAAGTGAGTACTATAAGTAATGTAGAAAAGGTTGTATGTGGTTCACTAATTGTTTTTGCGTTACTTGGTGATGGAAGATTATATAGTACAGGAACTAATACATATGGTCAATTAGGATTAGGTGATATTGCCAATAGAGATAGTTTTGCAAGGGTCAATATAAATAATGTAAAAGAAATTGCGTGTGGGATAAGTCATACATTAATATTAACAAGTAATGGAGAATTATATGCCACAGGGAGAAATGATGAAGGTCAATTAGGACTAGGAGACAATACTAATAGAAATACTTTTACTAAAGTTAATATAAATAATGTAAGAAAAGTAATATGTGGTGCTTATTACACATTGGTGTTAACAAATGATGGAGAATTATATGCTACTGGAAGAAATAAAGAGGGGCAGTTGGGACTAGGTGATATTGTTAATAGAGATACTTTTACTAAAGTTAATATAGATAATGTGAAGGAAATATCCTGTGGTCTTGACCATACATTAGTATTGAAAAATAATGGAGAATTATATGGATGTGGGAGTAATGGACAGGGGCAATTAGGATTAGGAGATAACACTGGCAGAAATACTTTTACTAAGATTAATATAGATAATGTTAAAGGTATTAATGCAGGTGGTCGTTCATCTTATATTTATAAAAACGATGGAAGTGTTTTTTCTACTGGACAAAATACATATGGATTATTAGGATTGGGTGATGTTACTAACAGAAATATTTTTACTAAGGTTAATATTAAAATTTTTGACTTTGAAAAAATAACAGATTGTATAGTCAATAATAATTTTAATTTAGTAAATAATAAATTTTTAATACCTACAAAAGATACTAAATATCAACATTATGTAACTTCGTCTGATGATTTTAATTACAACGAAATACTAGGCTCTCAATATCCTGTTTCACCTTATGCTAATGAAGTATTAGAATTGCCTTTCAATAATATAAAAGAATTTTGGATGTCTAAAACACATTCTTTAATTGTTAATACTGATGGAGAATTATATGGATGTGGTAAAAATACTTATGGACAATTATTAAATCCATTAACAACAACTTCTTTGCTAGAGTTTACTAAGTTAAACTTTGATAATATTAAACAAGCTTCATGTGGAAATGGATTTTCATATTTTGTTAGAAATGATGGAGCTTTATTTTCTTGTGGTTTAAATTCAAATGGTCAATTAGGACTGGGTCATAATAATGATGTTTCTGAACCTCAACTGATTACAACAATATCTAATGTAAAAAAAGTAATGTGTGATAATAATTTTACATTAGCTTTATTAAATAACAATGAATTGTATGCACAAGGATACAATAGATTTGGTAACTTTGGTTTAGGTGAAGAGAAAAAAGATACTATAATACCTTTATTCACTAAAATTGCTACAAATGTGGAAGATGTAGAAATAGGCACTAATTATATTTTACTTAGAAAAACAGATAATACAGTTTATATTAGTGGTAGAATAAGAGATTGTTATAATATAGAAGAAAACAATATATATGTTTTTAATGAAATTAAAACACCTTCTAGTATATACAAAGAAAATTTAGTATGGGTTAATCCTGTAAATGATGAAACTGTATCTTTAATTTATAAAGTAAATTCAGTTAATTCAACTATTGAAATTATTGAAAAAACAATCTCTGGAATAAAGTTAAAAATAAATGATGATGGTAATGAAATTATAAAAATAGAAATGTATATAAATAATGAGTTGATTACTACTATGACAGAATTTACAAATAAATATTCTCAATTTACCATACCATTAGATAAATTAGTTCTTGGGAGAAATAATATTGTATTTAAAGGATATGATAATTTTAAAGGAAATATATATACTTCTTTGACAATAAATAAAGAAAATAATTCTATATATGTATCTGAAAATTCAAGTTTATTAATTAATGGAAAAAGATATACTGTTCAATCTGTTTCAGAATCTGAGGGTAAGGTCACAGTAAATTTAGATAGAGGTTTAGAAGGAAATGTTAATGTGGGTGATATAATATATCAATTAATCAATAGGTTAAATGTTCAAATAAAAACTAATAACACTGGTATGCATAAAGATGCTAAATTGCTAGAAATGAAAAAAGTTGACACAGGTTATCAAGAAATATATGAGTTTAAAGAAAATGGAATTAAAGAAGTAGAACCTAAAATTATTGTAAATGGAAATGAAGATACAGCAATAAAAAGACCATCTATGATATTTTCTATAGATGAGACTACACTTTAGAAGGGATTAAATTATGAACGTAAATATAAATGAAGAAAAAATTGAAAAGCTTAAGCAGAAAAAGAAAATAAGTAATTTAAATATAAGTCAAAAAACGCAAGATAATGACATTACAGATTTAATGTTAGCAACTGCTGAAATATGTGAAATGGTATTAAGTAGTCAACAGACATCTACTATGTCATTAAGAAATATAAAATTAAATGAAGGAGGAAGTAGTATGGCAGCAATTTATGTGGGATTGATAGAGAGAGGTTTAAAAACAATTGACCAAGTACCTGTAAAATACAGAGAAGAAGTAAGAAAAATGTGTGAAGCATTAGAGATTTCATTATCATAGAATTGTAAGAGTTCTTTTTTTATGTTCAAAATAGAGAGTTACTAATGTAGCTCTCTAACTTAAAAAGAAGGTGATAAATTGTTAAATGAAGAGGTAGTAAAAAAATTAAAGAATGTACCTAGCGACACTAATAATGCAATAGAAACTGCTAAAACAGAGATTAACAACAAAATAGGTGATACAACACAACTTACTACAACAGATAAAACAAATATAGTTAGTGCATTAAATGAGGTAAAAACTAGCGTAGATAGCATAGAAACAACAGCAGAGAAAACAAGTTATAATAATGCAACAAGTAATCTTACTGCTACAAATGTTCAAGGGGCGATTGATGAAGTTGTTAGAAAAATAGAAAATTTTAATGAGGTTAATATATCTATACAAAATGATATGTTACCTATTTAAGATAGGAGAGTGAAAAATGGCTATAGTTTATGAATTTAATTATACAGGTGCTGAACAAAGTGTAGTGTTGCCACCTGGTAAATATAAGTTTGAATGTTTTGGTGCTTGTGGTGGTAATTATTATGATTTTGTACAGTGTGCAAAAGGTGGCTATACTGCTGGTTCTTTAATATTGAAAGAAAATACTACATTACATGTTTACGTTGGGCAAAGTGGTTATTGTAAAGGTGTTAATGGTATTGAGACTTGTAGAAGTGGTTTTAATGGTGCGGGTGGTATAACCACTTATAAAAGTACTTCTGATGGTTATTATAGTCTTGCAGGTGGTGGAGCTACTGATATTAGACTTATTGGTGGTAACTGGGATAATTTACAAAGTTTGCTATCTCGCATAATTGTTGCAGGTGGTGGTGGTGGTGGAAGCGGAAATTCACATGATAGTATTGGTCATGGTGGTGGTACAAAAGGTAAAGATGGTATTTCTATAGCAAATAAATATTTTGCAGGCGGTGGAAGCCAATTTCAAGGCGGTTTAACTTTTAATAGTCTTTATAATGGTTCTTTTGGTGTAAGCGGTGCTGGAGATGGCATTAGTGGTGTTGGTGGCGGTGGTGGTTGGTATTGTGGTGCAGGTAGTTTTTATGCTGAATTTGGTGGTGGTGGAAGTGGATATATTCTAACAAAAGATAGTTATAAGCCAGCAAATTATAGTCCATCTTCTAAATATTATTTTAGCGATATAAATAGCGTTGTAGGTGGAAATACTACGAAACAAGATGGTTATGCTAAAATAACATTACTCCAAGCATTACCTTTTTTAACTATATCCTCTTATAATTCCACTACAGCTACATTTAAAGCTGACCACACAGACCCTACATTGCTTACAAAAATAGAATATTTTATAGATGATGTACTAAAAGAAACTATAACAACAGATTTAACAACAGAGAAAATAATTAACTATACATTAGAAGATAATACACTACACACACTTAAGATAGTTGTCACAGACAGCGCTAATGCTACAGCAGAAAAAGTTGTAAGTATAAGCAAAGGAATTGCACCTCTTCCTGCTGGTTCTACAACAGATGAAGTTACAAGTAAATGGATAGAAATTAAAGATGCATTTAAAAGTGGCAAAACAAGTATTATAAACACTTTAGCATTAAAGAATATAGAAGCAAGTTTAAATAATACGCTAGTTGAATTATCAGAGAAAATAAAAACAAGTTTTGACAGTTCTGACGCTAGTGTGCAGGATTTGATGAACCAGTTAACACAAGCTAATAACACTATAAGTCAGTTAAATTCTAAATATAAATATGCCAGTGGTACTATTGATGTTGTTAAAAATAGTTCTTTAATGGCTAATTTATATGGAGAGTCCTTTGGTAGACAACCTGGTACTTGGCTTAAGATTGATAATTTAGGTTTTATTCCTAATATTTTTGTTGCTGAATGCCAATATGTTACTTCTAATAATTATTTTTTTAAACATATTGTTATTGCTACTTGTAATATAAATTGGTTTTGGGATAAAAAAGATTTTTCAGCTAGAATTGTATTTACTAAAGAAAAAAATTCTAATCAAGATTTTAGTGGAAGTGGAATTATTTATTCAAATAATGAGTGTGATGTATATATAAATAATAAAGGCATTAATGTTCCTGCAAGTAGTCCTAATGTTTCTAGTTACCTACATTCTTGGCATGCTATAAAATTTATATAAATGAGGTGATAAAATGAATAGAGCAAATAGAATTATATGTGACCAAACCGGGAAAATATTACTCCAAACTGGAGAAGCAACAGGGGATATATTAGAACATGATGAAATAACGGAATTACATTTTGTTGATATTCCGTATGGAAGTGTAGATTATACTAAAAGCAGAATTGTAAGCATAAATATAGAAACAAAAGAACCTATCTTAGAAGAAATACCAGTATTTGTTTCAGAAGAAGAAAAGAGAATACAAGAGTTAGAAAATCAATTACTAATTGCAGAAAATGAAAAAGTAGGAGGAATTTTATAATGAATATAAATAATGTTGTAGTAAGAATATTAGCAGAGAGAATATTAAACGGAGGGTTAAACCCATTGAAAAATAGAGAATTTCAGTTAGATGACGTGACTAACATAGGGTACAGAAAAGCAGTAGAGGATTATATTATAGAGCATAGTGGAGTAGTCGAAGAAGCAGAACCAATTGTATAGAAGGTTCTTTTTTAGATTATTTAATAAAAACATATTAAAATCATAATTTTAATTAGAAATTTAGTGAATAAGAGCCTTGTTTTATAGGCTCTTTTTATATTAATTATTTAAAAGGAGTGGTAATTTTGAATATAAAAACATTAACAATTCATGCAGGACACAACCCAGATGGTAAAGTAGGTTCTGGAGCAGTAGGAAATATAAAAGAATCTACAGAAGCAAGAAATGTACTAAAAGAGTTAATACCTTTATCTCAAAAGGAATGTAAAGTTTATGATTGTACATGTAACAATGGAACTTCTCAGAGTGATATATTGAATAAGATTATAGATAAATGTAATTCATATAACACAGATTTAAATGTAAGTATCCATTTCAACAGTGGTGGTGGTCGAGGAGTAGAAGTTTTAGTGTATAATTTAAATGACAAAGAAACTGTTGAAATAGCATCAAGAATATGTAAAAAAATAACTGAAACTTATCATGCAAAAGGTGATAAAGATTTTAAAAATCGTGGAGTTAAAGAAAAGAAAACTCTAGCATTTTTAAGAAGAACGAAGGCAAAGTCAATTTTAGTCGAGTGCTGCTTTGTAGACACATCTGATACTAAAAAATATAATGCTAAAGATATGGCCATAGACATTTACGAAGGAATATTTAATAAGTCTGTAGCTGGTAAACCACAAGATAACAAAGTGAAATACGCAATAGTTTATGAAGGTGAAGTAGATAAAGTTATAGCCCAATTAATGGCCATGAATTATAAATCTAATGAAGTCTCTATATGTGAGTTGAAAAATTATGTTCCTGGACATTGTGAAAACCTATATGTGATTGGTAGAGCATCCAGTAAAATTAAAACTAGCGAGAGATTCACTAAGTTACAAGGTGATGATAGATGGGCTACACTTCATAAAGTGTTAGATTTTATAGGCAAGTAGGAGGTAATGAATTGAATATATTAGATAAATCAACAGCTACATTAGAACAAGTCTTTTCGTATTTAGACACATTAAAAAATAACTCTAATCCACCACATTTTTTATGCAGAGCTATAGTACCAATTATATATAAAGAAGCAGAGAAAAAAGGTGTAAATCCAGTTATTGCAATTGCTCAAGCATTTGTAGAAACTGGATATTTTAATTTTGGTAGAGTTTTAAATCCTTCTTATTGCAATGTGTGTGGTCTTAAAGGAAATAAAGGTGGAGGAGATTTAGACCCAACAGCTCATACAAGATTTAATTGTTGGGAGGATGGAGTATCAGCATTTATTGACCATCTAGCATTATATGCTGGAGCTAAGGGATATCCAAAATATAGTGAATTAGTTGGTAAAGTTGAATATAAAGTAAATGGAACTACATTAGACCCTAGACATTTTCCATATTTACATGGAGAAGCTAAAACAGTAGAAAGTTTATCAGGCAAATGGTGTCCAGATATGAATTATGGCCAAAACATAATAAATATATGTAATAAGATAAGTTCAATGAAGGTAGAAAACAATGATGTAAAATTAGAGCAAATAAAAACTAAAGTAAAAGAATTAAATGAGATTCTTGGATAGGAGGAAATCACATGGATATAATGCAATTTATACCTGAAAATTTAATAATGTTAATAGGTGGGCTTTACATATTAGGAACATTTATAAAAGAATCTAATATTAAAAATAAATACATACCTTTTATATTGTTAGTTATAGCAATGATAAGCAGTTGTTTGTTTATGAAAGAGCTGTCAATAGAAGCTGTTTTTGAAGGTATTTTATGTTGGGGAGCATCTATAGGAATAAATCAAATACAAGTACAAAACAGAAAGGAAAAGTAGATGTTATCTAAAGAAATGATTGAATTATTAAGCCAATATGGATATACAGCCATACTACTTACAGTAGTAATGTTATGGTTTGGCAGATATTTAGAAAAGAATAGACAACTAGAGCAGGATGATAGAAAAAAAGAAAGAGCTTATTTTTCAAGAGAAATTAAAGAGCAGAGAACTTTATTTGGTAATACAATAGATAAGTTTGATGATAAATTAGATAAATTTGCTGAAGCATTAAATACTAATAACAGTAGACTTGAAAGAGTTGAAACAGACATAACAAAAATTAAAGATAAATTAGAGACTAGAGATTAATTTCTCTAGTCTTTTTTATAAGGAAGTGAAGTATTTGGCAAAACAACGCAGTAAAAGAATAAGCATAAATGGAGAACTAAATCCAGAGAATATTAAATTATGGAAGCAATACAAAAGAGCAAAACAAATAGCTGGGAAAAGTGAAAAAACAATATATAATTATGAATGTGATATAATGCAATTTTTTAAGTTTTTAAATATAGAATGTTTTGATGCATTACTAACTGATATAAATGAAGAAGAAATAGAAGCTTATATAGGTTATTGTATGGAACATGGAAATAATGAAAAAAGAATTAGACGTAGAATAAGTTCAATTTCATCATTACTATCCTTTTTAAAGAAGAAGAGGAAAATTACTGACAACTGGTGTGAAATGATAGAAAGACCAGGAACAGGCGAAGAAGTTCAGAAAAGAACTTTTTTAACTGAAGAACAGTTAAGCAAATTAAAAGAAAAGCTTTCAGAGCAAGACAATTTACAGTTAGAAGTTTATATAAATTTAGGATTGGCTACAATGGCTAGAAGTAATGAGATAAGTCAATTTAGATGGGACAATATAGATTTAGATAATAGATGGATTCATGGTATTACAGCCAAAGGTGGAGTTTCAAGAGATTTTAGATTTTCAGAAGAAGTCCAGCATCTATTAATAGAATGGAAGGATTATCTATCTCAAAATAATATAGATTATCCGTATATATTCTTTACAAGATATGGAGGCAAATACAATCAAGTCAATTCAAATGTCTTAAGTTCATGGGTTAAAAAAGCTTTCAGGTTAATTGGTATAGAAGGTGGATATAATCATGACCTTAGACATAGTATGTCTAATCTTTTAAAAGACAGAGGAGTTCCAATAACTACAGTTTCAAAATTGCTTGGCCACAGTGGGGTTGATGTAACTATAAATCACTACACAATAGAAAATAAAAATAAATTAGCTGAGGAATATGATAAGTTTATGTAAATTGAAAGGAGGTGGTATCATGGCATGTAAAGGTCGTAAAAAAGGTAAGAAAAAGAGATAGATAAATAATAAAGCCCTTTAAGGATTACTCTTAAATGAGTTTTCTTTAAAGGGCTTTATTTTTTTGTCTAAAATAGCTTCTTATTAAATATATACATACTTATATAACATATTTTTAATAATATTATATGTTATATAAGTATATTTTTGACATGTATAACATATCATTAAGATAAATAAACTAATATAATCTAATAAGGAATGATAAAAATGTTAGAAGAAGATGAAATATATAATGTAATTGGTAAAAGAATAAGAAATTATAGAAGAAAAGCAGGGTATAATCAAAATACATTAGCAAAAAAGACTGGTTTATTTCCTGCTTATATTGGTCAAATTGAAAGAGGTGAAAGTAAAGCATCACTTCGTTCAATTTTTAAAATTGCAAATGCATTAGAGATACCTTTAGAAGTTTTATTTGAAAATATTATACAGAATGAAAATGATGTTGAAACTCTTTCGTCTGAAGCTTATGAGTTAATTGATAGTTTAACAGTAAAAGAACAAAAAGCGATAATTAGATTGATAAAAGAAATAATTGAATATCGAAAATTTGAAGAATAAAAATTTAATAAAGAAGATGTCTTAAGATTGAGACATCTTCTTTTACTTTATGTTAATATATACTTATAACATATATTTTATTATTTTAATGTCTATATATGTTGATATTTTAATTGCAGAAAGGAATGTACATATCCATGCAAAAAATACCACAAGCTGAATTAAAAGTTATGAAATTCATATGGAATAAGAATGATATAGTAACATCAAAAGAAGTTATGGAAGCTATGGAATTAGAATATAACTGGAAGGCGACAACTACACTAACTCTTCTTTCAAGACTCACTATTAAACGTTTTTTAGATTCTGAGAGGATAAAAAGAATTACACATTATACAATACTTATTACAAAAGAAGAATATAAAATATTTGAAACAAAGAGATTTTTAGAAGAAGTACATTCTAATTCTATAGAAAGCTTAATTAGTTCTTTAGAGGATTGTTATAAGAATAAATAAAGAAGTGAACTTTTATTATATACAAAAAGTTTTCGTAACGATATAATTAATACAATTTATTCTTATATATATAATAAAATATACATAGAGAGTTGACAACTAAAATAATATACACTATCATTCATAGTATAAAAGGATGGGAGGATTTTACAATATGAAATTCAAAAGAAAAGCATTAACCTTAGCTATAATATCTTCTATTGTCATGTCTAGCACATTATTAGTTTCAGCTAAAGAACTAAAATTTAGACCTCCAGCTCATAGAATACAAGGAGCAAATAAGTATGAAACAGCAGGTTTAATAGCAGACAGAAGAAAATACACCCAAGCAATAATTATAAACACAGATAAAAGTCTTGCAGATGGGTTGAGTGCTAGTGGTTTAGCTGGAGCTTCTAACTCGCCAATATTACTTGCTAAACAAAATTCTATACCAAATTCTACTCTTAAAAGATTAGATAAATTTAAAAAAATCTATTTAATAGGTGGAGTTAATTCTATAAGCAAAAATGTAGAAAATATACTAAAAAACAAAAAAATAAAGGTTATTAGGATAGAAGGAAAAGACAGAATAGACACAAGTTATAATGTTGCAAAAGAAATACGCAATCTAAAAAAGGTTGATGAAGTATATCTTACAAATGCTTACCAAGGAGAGGCTGATTCTATAAGTATATCTCCAGTTGCTGCTAAATATAAAAATCCAGTTGTATTAACAAATGGAAAGAATATACCATTTAAAACAGATGGGGTAAAAACATATGCTATTGGAGGAACAGCATCAATAAACGACTCTTTAGTGAACAGTACAAAAGCAACTAGAATTGGTGGTGTTGATAGACTTGACACTAATGAAAAAATAATTAAGCATTTTTATAAAGATGAATTAAAACATCCAAATCAAATATGTATTGTAAGTTCTGATAATTTAATAGATGCACTATTATCTTCTACAATACACAAAGAATATCCTGTATTTTTAGTAAATGAAACTAATGACAAATCATTAGTTACTAGTGCTAATTTCCCAATAATAATAGGTGATATAAAAAATGAAATTTTAGACCAATGCTTAACTCCAGATTATATGTTAACTGGTAATACTAAAAGAAGTGACATCTCAAAAGCTTTAGATGCTATATATAAAGCAAAAGGTTCAAAAGCACATGAATATTGTTATACATATAATTATGGTAACTCAAGATATAAAAAAGCTGAAAATATAGATTTTCCACACTATGAGTTTGAAATAATCAGTGTTAAAAATGTTAAACAAGATGAATCTAGCACTGATGGTTCTGATACTTATACTGATAAAGAAGATAGCATTAAAACAGTAGGAACTCTAATTGTAAATTCTGAAACATTAGAAGTATATGAGTATAGTTTTGATACACAAAAGTTAACTAAAATATAATCAATTATAAAATAAGGCTCTTTAGTTAATATTGAAAAGAGTCTTATTTTTGTATGTTAGAGTTGATTAAAGAAATTATATTAAAATTAAAATTTCAATTATTCTTTAAATTCCCATTTAAGGAATAGTATATATAAAACATAGAACTTATTAAAAGTACTCTCTTTCATAGTATGTAATTAAAAATAAGTTATTTTGTACATTATGATTTCTTATATTTAATGGTATAATAAGATTAAATATAAGAATGTTGAAAGGAATGATATTATGAAATTGCCTGAATTAGAGATTAATATAAGTATATCAATACCAATTTTTTTAGTTATCTCTTATTTGGCTATAGTTTCTATAGTAATGCTAGGGATATCAGCTTTAAATAACTTTACTAATACAACATCAGTACCTATAAATGCTTTAGGTTCAACAGTTGGATTTGTTATATTTCAACTTTTAGTTAGTTTTTTTGAAAATAGAAAAATTACAGATTAAATGTTATTTACATGAAATTTTGTTTTAATATTCTTAATTTGTGGTATAATAAAAGCAAGGAAACATATTTTACTTAACTTTGAGTGATGTTTCCAAACTAAATTAGTTTATTTGGATTTTCTTTGGAACTTAATATTAAGTTCCCAGCCACTCTTAGTCGCGTTTGAGTGGCTTTTTAATTTATCGTAGATATAACTAGCTATAACACCAGCTATAATACTCATCATTAGATTTTCCATAGTTTTTCACCTCCTTTCATAAGAAAGTGAGGAAATTTCTATGGAAACACCACTCACAGCTTTTTCAAATATTTATTCCTTGCTATGTTTATTATATCATAAATATTGGAAATATAAAATTTTAATATTTTCTAAAATCTGACGCTTTAAACGCCATTCTAAGGCTTTATAAAAATTTACCTTTATATTTGTACCTTTGTTTTTTTATCATACAAATTATATATTGGATATAATTTAAATTTATTCAATAATTCTTTACTCATATTATTCATATTATTTTTAGCTTCTTCATACTTTTCAATTAATATATTTATCGCACATTGAATCATTATGTCTTTTGAGTTTTTTCTTTTAATATTATCTAAATCAAGTATTTCATCAATGCTAAAATTTCTAATCCTTTTTATTATTTGATATTTATTAATTTTGTTTATATCTACATCAACTTCATTTTCTATCCATTCTAATAACTCTAGTGCCTCAATTAAATATTCTTTAATAAGTATTTTATCATAGTATTTAATTAATTCTAAAATATATGACATGACTCTATCTGTATACTCTGGTGTTTTTTTATATTTTTTAATATTTATAGTTGCTTTACTTACATCGAAATTAATACTATCCATATCATTATAATTTAAAAGTATATATGGACTGCATTGCATGTCTCCTTCTCTTTGAGTAATAGTAAGGTTATTTTTTTTATCAAAAATATTAATAAGATTCCAACTATTATCTGTTTCTATCTTATATAAGATTATTTTCTTTTCATTAATTTTCATATATGCAAATCCTGAATGTTTACTCATATTCTTTTTTTTAATTGTTTTATTATTAATAAATATACTTATAAGTGTATTTATCTTCCCATAATCTTCCTGAGACATATTATCTAATAAGAAATTTTCTTGTTTTATTTCAAGCATCTCTAATAGATTCTTAAAATCTTCAAAAAATAATATATTTTCTATTAAATCATTTTCTTCGCATGGCATAGTTTTTAAATCTAAATCAATAAGTTTATCTTTTGTTGAAAATTCTTTTATAAGTACTTTTTTATGTTTAAATATATCTAATAACATCTTTAAATTATTTAAATGACTATCAACAGTTCCACTTGGTTCTTTTATCGTAAAATTTATATCAATAGACTTATTGATTAATTTCTCATCTAATATACGGTAAATATAAATAACAATAAAATTATTGATAGTTATTTTGTGATTGGTTTTATTTACTGTTGATATATATTCATTATTTTTATAAATATTATTTTTTATAAAAATATCTACAATAGTTTTTGTATTTAATTCTTTAAGATACAATTTATTCACACAAGGTAAATCAATTGTATCTAAATCTTCATGTTTAAGTGGTTTGTAAGCATACACACTTCTATTAAATAAATCATATCTATTATCTATTTCTGCAATATCTATTGAAATCTCTTTGTCTCTTTCACTTAGTTCTATTTGTTTATCTACTAAATTTTTTGTTTGTTTATTTATATTACGATAAAACGAATTAACTATTCTTTCAAAATGATTATTTTCAGGTCTTAGTTCATATAGCTCTACAGACTTGGTCAATTGATTTTTCTTCGTTCTATCTATTTCATTTAATATATTTATCAAATCAACTGGAAGTAAATTTCTATAATAAACTTTTATTTTGTTAACACTTTTAATTTCAACAACAAATAAAATAACACCTTCATTATTGTAGTAGTTTCTTAAATCACTAACATCCATTGAAAAAGTTCTTTTTTTGCCACTTAACTTTTTTACCTCCTTTGCTTTAAGTTGTATATTTATTTTTCTTAATAAATTTTCTTTTTTATTATCTAAACAATTTTCCTTCTCAATTTTATTTTTTTCATATAAAAATAGTTCTCCGTCCCAAGATGGTGTTTTGTCATTTGATTGAATATTTGCTTCAATATTTCCCGCAATCGCACATAATTTTTGAATCTCAGCAATAGATAAATTTTCCTTGTGTATATTTGAAATCTTACTTGTTCCCATAGAATATAGCCACCTCCTTTGATAACCTATTATATATTATACCATTAATTAGCTTTGAATAAATTTTCAGATATTCTATCTGAAGCTTCTTTATCCATTTCTTTAAGTACATGAGAATATACATTAAGAGTAGTATTAATATTTGAATGTCCCACCCTTTCAGATATAACCTTTATAGGTACTTTAGAATTTATAAGTAAAGTAACATGTGAATGTCTTAAGTCATGAAATCTAATATGAGGTAAATCATTGTTCTCTAAGAATTTTCTAAATTTCTTACTCATTACATCTTCAGCAATTGGATTCCCTTTTCTATCAAAAAATAGTAAGTTATATTCATTTCTAACAATACTTCTCAATAACTTCTTATTCTGCTCCAGCCTATAATTTTTTAGTAAATTCATAAGCTCTATTGGTGCAAATATTTTTCTAACAGAGCTTTCTGTCTTTGGCTCTTTAAGTATAACAGAACCATCTAATCTACTAGTTATCTTATTTACTGTTATTGTATTTTCATCAAAATCAATATTATCCCAAGTTAATCCCAAAACTTCTGAAAGTCTTAATCCTAGACCTATAGCTAAACTAATAGGAAGCTCCATATTAGTTCCTTTAGCTAACTCTAATAATTTTAACATTTGTTCTTTATCATAAATTTCATTTTTAAATTTTTTAATTCTTGGACTTTCTATACCATCTATAATATTTTCTTTTATTAACTTAATTCTATACGCTCTCTTTATTGCAAGTCTCAATACATTTATATGTACTTTAATAGTTTGAGGGTTTAAGTTACCAGCTAAATCATCTACATAATTCTGTATATGAATATTTCTCAACTCTTGAAGACGATATTTTCCAATAGAAGGATTAATATGATTTTTACAAATAGCAATGTAACTTTTATATGTAGATGCCGAAATATTATCTTTATATTTTTCAAGAAAGTCTAATATAAATCCAGCTAGAGTGATTTCATTTGGAACAAGAAAACTATCTTTATATATACTGTCCTTAACTTCAGCCAATCTTTTATTAGCATCTCTCTTTTTATCAAAAGCTCCCATATTCTTTTGTTTTCTTTTTCCTGATTCATCATCTCTAAATTCTAAGTACACTACATAATTTTTATTTCTTTTTCTTATAAAAGCGTTCATGGTTATCCCTCCTATGAAAATTCATATACTTATTATACCATACAGAGGAGGCAAAAAATAGTCATTTTAGCTGACTTTCAACTGACTTTTTTAATTCTTTTATTTATATAATTATTGAAATTACTTAGTTGTAAAGAAATAAGACATAGAATACACAATTCTATGTCTTATACTAGTAATTTATTTATTTTTTATATTTTGCGTTTTAAGCAATCGAATTTCTGAATAGGACTAATTATAAGCATTGATTTTTATAAAGCCTTAAAATCGAATTTAGAAGGTCATTTCGTTTTGATAAGTTTTAAATTCTAATTAAGTATTAGGATAATTAGATAGTAAAGAGTTAATCTGGAATTTATTATATAAAACAACTTTAATAGTGGAAAATATAACTTTAAATGTGGTATAATATTTTATATAATAAATTATAAAAAGGAGGTTGATATATCTATGAAACTTGATTTTAAACCAACAAAAGTACCTGAAATTGAAATACAGGATGCAGCAGGTATAAATTATCTAAACAGAATAGGTACAAAAAATAGTGATACTCATTATAAGATTACTAAAAATAGAGTTACTTTTAGAGTAAAAAAAGAAGATATATTTGTTAAATTTTTAGATAATGGTAAAAAAGAACTGAATGAAAAATATTACTTATATATCGAATATTTAAAAGAGACTATTTTAAAAGAAGAAGTTGAATCTTTTGAAATAGGATTTGAAAAAGCTAATATTTGGGCTGATAAGCACTTAAGTGACTTTGAATATTTAAATTCATTAATTTGGGATATTAAAGAAAAGAGACAATCCAAAATATTAGAAGAAGAAAATGTTGACACCCTAGAGAAGGCTAAAACTGTTAAATTTCCTTGTTTCTCAAAATACTCAGGTGAATATATATATGATGTAATGCAAACTGATTTAGAGCATTGTGTTGCATATTATGCAGGAAATTTAAACAGTAAAGAATTTAACTTTTCAAGTGTTGGTGTTAATCAGTTAAATTACAATCCATCATCAGAAAGAACTAAAAGTTATAATTGCATAAAATATTTATTAGATACATTTTATCCTCATATATCAAAAAATTTATTAGCTTATTTTAAAGATATAAGTCTTGATGATGCAAAAAAAATTATTTTTACAAGTGGAAAATACAAAGGTAAAACAGCATATGATGTTTATAAAGAAAATAGAAGTTATTTAGAATGGTATTTACAAAATACAAAAAAAACTATATATAATATTAGAATGATAACAGCTATTAATCTAATTAAAGAATGTGAATAAAAATGGATGTATTAAATTTACCAGATTTTGAAGTTATTGATACAATAATAAATGAACACGATATGACTGTAATTGTTAAACCTAAAAAAGAACCCACCATATGTTATGAATGTGGTTGCACTGAATATTATAAGCATGGAAAGTCTACACGTTCTGTTAAGGATTTAAATATTTTTGACAAACATGTAGTAATAGAAATACATAGTTATAGATATAAATGTAAACATTGTAATTCTACATTCAATCAAAAATATAAAAGCATTGATGAAAGAGGTAAAATTACTATTAGATTAAGAAAACAGATAGAAAAAGAATCTCTTAAGAAACCATTTTCCAGTATTGCAGATGAATATAGTGTTTCACCAACCACAGTAAAAAGAATGTTTGAAGTTTATATGAAGGAACTTGAAAAAAATATAGTTTACACTACCCCAATAGTGTTGAGTATAAATGGACTATATCTTAAGAACTCAGTAAGAGCTATATATATAGATGTAGTCCATCATAAAATTCTTGATATTCAAGCAACTAGAAATAAAACTGATATCAAAGCATTTTTAAATAAATTTCCTAATAAAAAACAAATCGAAGTCATAATAATTGATATGTGCAAACATTGTAAAGAAGCAATTTATGAGGAATTACCAAAGGTAAAAATTATTATAGATAGATTTCATGTTTTACAATTAATTACAAATGCCCTAGAAAAAGAAAGAAAGTCTTTTAAAGATACTTTAACAATTAAGCAACGCAAAAAACTATTAAAAGATAAAATTTTACTATCAAAAAATAGAGAGGAATTAAAAGATGAACAAATACAGAATATGCAAACGATATTCAATGAATTTCCACATTTAAAATTAGTATATGAGCTTAAGGAACAATTTAGAGATATTTATGGATGTCAAAATAAAGAAGATGCTTTTAAAATATATGAGAAATGGAAATTGTCAGTTCCTAAAAATATGAAATATTACCAAGAGGTGATAAAAACAGTTGATAGTTGGTACTTAGAGATATTTAACTATTTTGGATATAGAACAGCAAATACTTCTACTGAAAGCGTAAATAATTTAATTAAATATATTGAAAAAGCTGGAAAAGGTTATAGATTTGAAATTTTTAGAGCTAAGATATTATTTGAAACAATAGCAACTAATAAACCTAAATATAACAAATTAACCTCAACTAAAATTGTAAATACCATCAAGTCTTTTAGTTGGGATGATTCATATAATAAAGAAAAATTAATAGAGGGATTCGGAGTTAATATTCCACAATTACTTGAAGTTTTCAAAAGTGATAGATTTTAATTTGTTCTTTTATTTTTTCAATAATACTTATGTTATATTATTAACAGATAAAAAAGTCATCTAAATTAATAGATGACTTAATCATTTTTATGCTACTTTTTCAATGTATTTTTCATTAACAACATAAGTCTTGAACTTATGTACTATCATTATATCCTGCATGTTCTCTAGTGTCATTATAACTCTAATTCATTTTTTCAATAGAAAATCTTAATCCTGTATAGATATTTTCTAAATGATATAATGTCATACATTTGTCATCATAATAATAATTATATTTTTCCAGTATTATATATTTATTCATTTATCTTATTCCAGTACTTCCGAAGCCATTCTTGCCTCTTTGTGATTCAGATAATTCATCTACAACTTTTAATATGGCTCTTGGCACTTGTTGAAATACACCTTGAGCTAATTTGGTATGTTTAGGAATTAGGATTTCAAAGTCTTCTTCATTATATGTAATTATTTTAATTTCACCTCTATAACCTGAATCAACTGTACCAAATCTTACTGTTGGATATATTCTAGTTGTTTTGGCATTAAGAAAAAACATTCCCTCAATGCCATTTAAGCTTATACCACTTCTAGGTCTGACTTGCATTTCATACCCAAACGGAATTTCCAATGCTATACCTGTAGAAATTGCTACTGCTGACCTAGCTGGAATCACTGTATTTTCTAGTGTGTATAAATCAATCCCACTATCGCCTTCTTTTGCATAAATTGGGATTATCGCATTTGGACTTAGTTTTTTTATTTTAACATTTATACTCATTGATTTAATCTCCCTTTTTAAAATTATTTATTAGTATTTATTTTATTTAAATATGCTATTCCAAGAGCTATAGCATCATATATATCACTACTCTTCGCTTTACAAGTCCTGTCAATATATTCTCCAATATCAATAATATTTTCTCTTACATAAACAGCCACTTCTTCTTTTTTAGCCTTACCACTATTCATAAGATATTTTCTAATAGATACTGGATACATATATTCAATCTCTATATTATTTAATTTTACAGTCCTCATTATTGCCCCTAAGAGTTTTCTTAAACTAAGAATTGTTTTAGAATTTCTTGAAGTGAATTGGTCTTCAACTAAGACTATTTGAATATTATGAGTTGTAATTATCTCTTGAATTGTATTACAGATATAGCACATTCTCTCATCTTCAGACTTGAATTTATCTTTTTTAGTTACTATTTTTCCATATTTTAATACCTTTTTATTTCTATTTATAACTGCCCATCCAGTTGAGGACATGGATATATCTAGGGCTAATACCATTCAATCCCTTCTTTCATATGTATTTTGACTTGCTCCACTGCATTAATTAGATTAGTGTTGTTTGGTATTGCAATATAACTTTCATTATTTAGAAAATCATTAAATTTAAGTTTATCATCTGCTAATCTTCTCTCTATTTCTTTAGCATTATCACCCCTATTAATAAGTCTTTTTCTTAATATATTCTCATCTGTATTTATAAAAAATGGTATTAACTTAGTTTTTGTTCCCATAAAATATTTTTCTAACGCCTTATATCCACATGCATCTACTATAGTCAAAGCATATTTTTTATTTTCTAATTCAGATTTATGTATACCATATAGCCAAGTGCTGCCATCATGAACTATATATTTTCTCATTTCAATAAAATTATTTTTTTCTTTCTTAAAAAATTTATTATCTACAAAATGATATGTTTTATTGATGATTTCTGATTGGCCACGAGGAGGTCTTGTTGTATGTGATATTAGAATTGGAATATTGAATTGCTTTGAAATTTCTGTTACTATGCTATCTTTACCTGAACCTGAATATCCTAAAAATACAAATATTTTATTCATTATATTCCTCCCACTTAACCAAATTTTGGATTATATCCTGCGGGGTCGAAAATCCTTTCATTTTCTTTTTTTTCATTTGTTTCAAACATATAAGGATTATCTATAATTACTTGATGAAGCCCTTTAGCTAATACATCCACTAAATATTCCTCATCTTCACTCTCTATGCATCTATCTCTAAATATACAATGAAATAGCTCATGTAAAAATGTAGCTTCTTTTACTCTTTGTGATTGTAAATTATTAGATAATTTTATTGTTTCAGTTCCATAATCAGCTAATCCATAACATAATTGATTATTTACTAGAATAGGTTCTTCTGTCTCTTCTATTTTATAGAATAAACCTCCTACTTTTACTTGCTTTGGTATATTCATTTAAACACTCTCCAATCTTATTAAAATTCAAATTTTATTGTGATTTTGATTTTCTAAAACTCTTGTTTTCCTTGTGTTTACAACCTTCCATTATTAAACTTTCTGTATTTCTCATCCTTTTTACCCCCTTATTAAAACTTTCTTCGTTTAATTCTATTCCAATAAACCTTCTATTTGTTTCTAATGCTGCTACTCCTGTTGAAATTACACCAGCAGTAAAATCTAAAATTACATCTCCCTCATTTGAATATGTCATTATTAAATCTTTTAAAAGTGGTACAGGTTTTTCGGTTGGATGTATTGGTGGGTGAGGTCTAGAATATTTTAGGATTTGTTTAGGATATTTTAAGTTCCCTTCTCTCTCAACTCTTGCAAAATTGCCATAATTGTTATTGTTTTTACATTTACTTTCTCCATTAACCTTACCTATACTGTGACTAGGCTTTCCAACTATCATTTGTGGGTTATATACTGGTGGTTTTTCATAAAATATTGCTATCTCTTCAACATTTTTTAAAGGCATTCTTTTAGCATTTAAAAAACCACTTGGTCTGTCTTTTTCCCAATATTTCATTATTTTGAAGTGCTTATCATTACTGCATATTAATTTAGATGTAAATGGTTGATTGGTAAATAGTATAATTGGAGTATTTTTATTCCTTCTTAATTTATATAATCTATCCCACATAGCATTAAATGCTAAAGGTTTATCCCAATTATTTTTAGTTATCCCCTGTGGTATATCAGCAATTATTGCATCTACTTTTACATTTTTTTCAATTAATGTATCCATTATTTTTAAACATTCATCATTGTATAACTCATATCTGGTTGTTTTAAGCAAGTTATCACCTCTTATAAACTTTTTAAATTAGGACTGACTCATATCTTACAATTTACCCTGTAATGAGAACATAGAGTTTTACAAAAAAAACTGATTACTTTTGTCATCACTTTTGCACCAAACACTCTCATCATTGAAATTTAGCTGTTTTATTTGAGTAACTGTATCAACAACAAAATCAATTAATTGTTTCTCTAGTTCTTTAGTATATTTAATTTACTAAAACTATATAATTTTTTCATTGTATCATTCAGTCTCTCTATAAGTTTTTCTATCATATCAAATCCAGCTAACATCATAGAAAAGAATATTCCTATAGATGTTATAATATCTAATATATATTCAATTATACATGACGGGCTAGAATAAAAGCCTACATCTGTATTTCTTCCAAAATATAAACTATATCCCAAATTAAAAATTAAGAAAAATATCATCAAGTATAATGCTCTGTATTTACTATTAATTATTTTTTTCATTTTCATCACTCACCTTTTTTATATCTATTAAATCCCACGCATAGATTGTTTTTTCTGCTGCACTATATTTTTCACTTGTATCTAGTTGTATAAATTGCTCATCTACATTTTTTAATCTTCCCTTACAAAATTGTTCTTTTATATCTTCTATAGTTTTATATTTTACATTTATAATATCTCCTGTATATAAAACTAAACCATTTTTTAACTGCATTTCTTGTCTGACGTTTTGTATCATATATACCTCCTAAATATAAAACTCTTTCATATCATCTAATCTTAAACAAGCTAATTTACCATTATCAAAACATGCTCCACAGTCTATATCTATAATTCCTTTTTGTTTATATATTTCAGCCTTTTCATAATCTTTAATGTTTTGAGTTGGTGTATGACCAATAATAATTGTGTATCCTTTTATATGTTTATTAGTATTTAATATTGTTCTATCCCACACACAAATATCTTCTTCTTGTAACTCAATTATTTGCTCTATACTGAGATTCTCATAGTTATTTGGAAGGTATAGTCCAGCATGGACTAGTATAAAATTATCTATTATCTCTAAATATGGAAGGTTCTTAATATATTTATAAAAATTTTCTTTATATTCATAAGACTTCATTCCTAAATCATAAAATGTATCTTTACCTCCATTATAAAACCAAAGAAAACTACTATTTACATCTGTATAACTTTCTTGAAACATTAACTCATGATTACCTTTTAGAAGAGTTATATTCTTATACTTTCTTATATAATCTATAATCTCTAAAGACTTATCCCCTCTATCTAATACATCTCCTAAAATATACAAATGGTCATTTGAATTGAAATTGATTTGCTCTAACATTGAAATAAATTTATCATACATACCATGTAAGTCACTCATTACATATTTAATAATTACCACCTCCTATTAAAACTAACTTTTTAATGTGTTATTTATTCTGTTTAGAATATATTTCATTTAAATCACAAAGCATACTTAGAACCCTAGAAGAAGCATAAATTTCTTTTTCCAAACATATTTTTGTTTCTTCATTTATTCGGATATTATTATTTATTCTATTTAAACTTTGTATAAATTTAATTTCTGAATCTTCCATAACTTCTAATTCCTTTTTAAACTCCATATTATTTTTTCTCTTTTTTAATTTTATCAATAATGTCTTTTATTTCGTCTATTATTTTAGGAATCATACTAATTGAAACAAGCAAACATGAAAGAAATATAGTTACCATTAATATAGCAATAAATATTATTATTAATAATTCAAATACTATCATCTACAGCCTTCTTTCATAAGCAAATATATTATCATATCTTTAGATAAATTTTCTTTTGAATATGCAATTGCCTTGTCAAGTATATTCATAGTTCTATGTGGATTTATTAAAGGATGATATTCATCAAATAAAACCTGTGAAAAAATATCTGAATAACCAATTTCTTTCATTTTATTTATAAATATTTTATTGTAATATTTATAAATACCTAATTTTTTGATAAGATTCCATTCCAGTTCATTGTTTATTTTAGGAAACTTGTCTTGGATATCTTGTTTTAATTCTTCAAAAGTTAATTCTCTAAAAAGTATTATTTCTTTAGCACCTATGCTACATTTTGCTCCTGGACGTATTGATGAAAAAGATTGTTCCATCTCATACTTATATTTATCCTCTCTTCTAACTAAGGCTTTTACTTTGAAAAATCTATTACTTAAATTTAAATTATAACATCTGAAAACATCTTTTAAATCTAAACACAAATGGAATCCATAGTCATATATATTTATATTTCCTCTATGTATTTCTTCAACACTATAAGTTTTATTTAGTTCATACTGAAAGTTTCTACATTTCATATCTGTATCTGTACCCTTATATCCTTCAATCCAAATCCATTCTTCACTATTTTTTTTCATTTCTGAGTCTATTTTTATTTTTTCCATTTCTAATAGCTTTCTTTTCATTTCTTTATCATATTGTATATTATCCATATCGAAGTTTGGTTGTTTGGGAGGAGGAGAAGGAGGTTCTGCCTCTGTTATTTTTACATTTCTACCATATTTTTTATTGAAGATATTCAATATAATATCACCTCGCTTTATTGTTTAGAAGCTATTTTAATTTTATATCCTAATTCATCTTCTATTTCTTCTTTAGTCATTGATTTAAGCTTATCTTCTGACCTAATATATAAATTAGTGAAATTAATCAATTGATTTACTCTTCTTCCCCAATCTATTATTTCTCCAAATTCTATTATTACATCTTTCATGAAATTATCATCCAAATCACTAAAATTGAAATCTTTATTATGTAAAAAACATATTGAATCACAAGATGCTATCTTATCTTTAAATTCTTGAAAATTTTTACAATTTATTTCTGCAATATTATCTTTAGATAAATCATCTTTTAAAAATTTCAATTGAATAAATTCATTTTCTAGCTCATCTTCAGTTGGCACACGAATGAAACAATACCCTATTGTAGTCCCACCTCTCATTTTATAAAATTGACTTATATATTCTCCAGTACCTACTGTATAAAATTCTCCTTTTTTATAACATTCAATATCTTTTATACAATATATCGTATCTCCACCATGTATATCTTTTATTAATAAATTCAACATAAATTTTACCTCCAATTCATATTAAAACACATATTTTATTTTATAAATTCTTCCCATAAATAAGAATTATTAGAATCAATATTATATTCTGGGTCTATTTTATCTGCTTTAATATTTTCAACTAACCATTTAATACCTTCTTCTTCCGAAAAAAATACTATTTTCTCCCCATCTTCATCATATTTAAATCTTTCTGAAGAATACTCATAATAATCATCTGGATATATTGTAAGTAATTTTACTTTATTTTCATAGCTTATAAAAGGGTAATATGTAGGCATAGTCTCTCTCCTTTATCTTTTTTTATATTTTTTCCACGCTTTAAATCTAATTTCAGATTTAAAATTTATAATATCATATTCTAATATTTTTCTTCTTCTCTGCTGCTCTTTAAGAAATTTAGTAATAAATTCTTCTTTGGTCATAACAATCATCCTCTAAATATATTTTTTTATTTCTAATAAATAATTAAGTATAATTTTTTCTGGAAATGTCTTTGCTGTTATTATATCTATTGATTGTATAATTATAAAAACAGCAGAAAAGATTATAATCAGTAAGCCAATAGTTGCATATACAGGGATATCATCTTCATCATCTTTCCAATCTATATAAATTAATAAAGCACCAACAATTATTCCAATTACACATATAATTATCCAAAATATACTTATATCTACCTCATAATTAATATATTTAGTAGTTAATGTTTGCAGATATGGAATTACATTCTTGTTAGACCAATCAATAGTCATTCCAAATTTATCACTTAGATTATCTAAAATTTTTATAATTTGTTCACTAAACTCCATTTAACTCACCTCCAAAGAGGGAGTAATCCCTCTTAATTTAATTACATTTACTCCATCCACAATTAGGACAAGTCATACATCCTTCCATCATTTGAATCTCTAGCCCACACTCAGGGCATTTTGGCTTAAATTCTTTAAATTCCTCTATTTTTTCTCCTTGTTTTTCTTTAAGAAAATCTTTTACAGCATTTAAAATAGTAATACCACAATGATTTCCTCTATCTAATATATTTCCTTTTGCTCTACTTGTAGCAAAACTAGGACAAGTATTAACACCCCTTAAAGCTTTTTCTATATTATCTAAAGTTCCTCCAAGTCTAAGCATCCCAGACATTGCTATTGTTGCAGCTTCAAGAAGTTTTTCACACCCACCTGAACCAGCCTTTTTTACATACAACTCTTGTATATCCTTTTCTTTTTCTGAATAGGATATAAATAAAATTAATTTACCACATCCAACATATAGCTCTTTTTTGTATGAAACAGTATCACTTGATATAGGTTTCCAGTCTCCTCTCTTAAGCCCTTGTGTATTGTTTACAGTATTAGTTGTAAGAACTCCTTCGCGCTTACATCCAGCTCTATATATTGTCAATCCTTTTAATCCATTAACCCATGCCAATGAATATAATTCTTCGACCTGTTCAACCGTTGCTTCATTAGGTAAATTTACAGTAGATGAGATACTTGCATCTATATGTTTTTGGAAAGATGACTGCATTAAGATACGTTCTCTTGGAGTTAGCATTTCTGCTGTTACAAAATAATCAGGAAGGGCTTTTTCATCTTCAATGTTGTTTTCTCTCATATATTTTTTAACTATAGGTGTGTAAACTTTATAATATTTCTCTTTATCATGTAAACTTTCAGTTTTTCTAGTGTAAGAAAAGGCGAAGATTGGTTCTATTCCTCCAGATATTCCTAACATAGTTGATATACTTCCAGTTGGAGCGATTGTTAAAAGTTGTGAATTTCTAAGACCATATTTTTCTATTAATTCCAGTGTTTCATGAGATGCATTTTCTTGAATAAATTCTGATTTTAAAATACATTCTTTATATTTTGGATATGTACCATATTTTTTTGATAATAATGCTGATTGTTTTAGTGTTTCATCTGCCAGACATTTACCTATCACATTACATAATTCAACAGCCATTTCTGAACCATATCTTACATTCATTTTTATGAGCATATCAGCTATTCCCATAACTCCAATACCTATTTGTCTGTAATTTCTAACTGTATCTTTTTGGATTTTCAATGGATGCAAAGGTAGACCTTCATCTAAAACATCATTCATTGCTTTTACTACTATTTTTATATCTTTTCTAAAATCATTATAATTAAAAGTTTTATCTTCTTTAACATATTCGCTTAAGTTAAATGAGCCTAAAAGACAACTACCACCTGCTGGAAGCGGTTCTTCGGCGCAGGGATTTACACCTGCATATTCAAATTCATCATCCTCACTCAATAAATTATAATTATTTATTTTGTCCCAAAATAAAATTCCTGGTTCTGCATAATTCCAATTATTTTCACATAGTTTATTAAATAGTTCTTTAGCGTTTATTTCTTTAACTATAATTTCACCAGTTTCTTCTTTTGTAAAAGAACAATTATACATTGGATTTGAATCTATTCCTGTAGCCTTTTGCATAAATTCATCTGTTATTCTTACAGATATATTAGCTTTAGTAATTTTGTTTAAATCTGTTTTAATATCTATAAATTCTTCAATGTCTGGGTGATTAATATCGAGAGATATCATTAAAGCAGCTCTACGACCACTTTGACCTATTGTTTCAGCAACTAAGGAATATGTATCCATAAATGAGACTGCACCTGTTGTAGATTTAGCTGAATTATTGACTTTTGCCCCTCTAGGTCTTAACTTAGATATATCAATTCCTACCCCTCCTCCATAACTAAATGTTCTTGCAGTATCACTACATGTTTGGTATATATCTTCAATAGAATCACCAGTTGCTAAAACATAACAGTTTGAATAGGTTATTTTTCTTCCATCATTCTGTAATCCTCTATTAGCTAATATCCTTCCTCCAAATAAGAATTTTTTTTCTTGTATCAACTGTTTTACTTCTTTATCTCCATTAGACACTCTATTGAGCCATTCATCAAAAGTTTCATTATTATTCCTATATTTATTATTCCATATTGCATTTTGCATTTCATTCATTTCCCAACCTGTCATTAAATCACTCCTTTGTATTTTATTTAGTTTATAAAAATTTTATAAATTTAATTAAGTTTAATATAAGTATAACACTCAACTGGATAAAATGCAATACTAGATTTTAAAAATATTTTTTATTTTTAAAATCTAGTATTATCTCTATTGTTTTTGCTGCTGAATTGCAAATTGCTCTAAATATATATCTTTTAAGGTTCTTCTTGTACTTGTATTATTAATAATACTTAATCCAGAACTTGTTTCTCTCATAACTCTGCTCCAAATAGAACTGCCTTTATCCATATCTATATACTTAATACATTGCATCTTCTTTTTCCAATTTGAGTGTCTCCATAAATATAAATTATGCGCAAGACCTAGATATGCATAAAACATGAAATTCTCACAAGTTAATGAGATTTCTTTAGACATTTTTCTTCCTTCATAAGACATCATCTCAGGATAAATTTTAACTAATTCTTCAAAAAACTCTTTTAAAAATTTAAAACATTCTTCTTCCATATTTTTGTCTTCGATATCACTAAAAATATTTTTAAATGCTGTTACAAGTGTATTTAAAGTAACAATATTCATCATATCATTTTTTGCAATAGATGTTTTAACCATATCTATTTTATTCTTTAATGCCCCTTTTTCATTTAATTTTATCATAATACGATTTACTGCATCTTGTTTATTAAAAGATTCAATTCTCGACTTAGAAAGAGTTTCGTGCAAGTTTAATTGCCAGAAATGTTCCATTGCAACTTCCATGTTATGACAAGTTATTAGAACAGGAAATTTAAGAGTTTTTAATATTTTTATTATTCTCTTTTCATCTTCTCCTCCTATTATTTTGGCATCCTGATATATATTATGTATTGCTTTTGTTCTATGTTGACCATCTTGCATACACATTAAACCTAGTATTATTGTTAGTTGCGAAGTATATTCATCATATATTACTTTTCCTTCTTTTCCATTTTCATCAAGTATATTTATTGTTAATTGGTCTGGAAAATATTTTTCTTGTAATATCTTTTTTTGAATACTTTTGACTCTTGTTTTATTAAAAACTGCTTTATATTTAAATGTTCCATCTGCTTGTTTTTTTGCTAATAGACCACGCTGTGTTGCAGGATAGTATATTATTTTTTGTTCATCCCATAATTTTGCTATTTCATATGCAGAAATATTTATAGTCCACATTTTTTTATATAAGTGGTCTACTCCTTGAAATGTGTAGTTCTCAGTAAGTTTATGTTCATTAGGATTATATATATTATCAAATGTTATCGCCAATTAAATCTCTCCTTATTTTGTATTTTATTATATTATTATTATATACCATTTTCAACTGAATAAAAATAGACTTTAAACAATTTATCTGTTTTTTATTTAGTTTATAATTTACTCTAACATCCTTATTTTATACATAATCCTAAGTTTTAAATCTTATTAAAATAGTGATTTTAATTACTTTTTTTCTTCTTAGATTCCTCCTCTGTCTTTTTCTTATTTTTTAAATTTCTTGCTTCCTCTTCTATTAATTCAATCATAGTATCAATAAAGGTTTTTACAAATATTTTTTTATAATTTTTAAATTCTTTATCAGTCAAATCTAACTCTTGTTCATCTACGATATTTTGGAATCTATCATTCGCAAATTTTTCTAAATATTTTTTTGAATATGTTATAGTAAAACATGCTTTGAATGATTTAGCATATTCTTTAGTCCAATCTTTTAAATTATTTAATTCTATTCTTAATCCCATTTGAATCCCCTTTTATTTATAAAAATTTAATTCCTCTATATTTATATATTTTATCTTTTTTAGATTTTATTTATTCTTTAAAATCACCACTAGAATTTTATTTATGGCATATTTATTCAATTATCCAGTAAGAACTTACCCATATATCAATTCCCTCTACATCTACATAATCATCATTTATAAATCTCTTTTTTGATTCAGTTCTAGTTTTATTTAAATATACTTTGTCAAACAATTTAATTGGATTGTTTTTAAATGTTTTTTTCTTTATCTTACATTCTTTTATTCTTCCAGAGCGTATATTATAAAATGTAATTTTAGGGGAGTACTTAGTATTAATATCTACAGCTATACAATGCCTTGGATTTTCATCAGATTTAATAATATTACAACTTCCTACATTTTCATAATGAGCTTTAATTAATTCTTCAATTGGAATATCTTTATTCTCAAAAACATCTTCCATGTATTCACACAATGCTAAAATATTTACATCCATGAACATTTTTTCAGTTTTTCTATTTGCGAATTTTTCTATATATTTCGCATAGATATTAGTTTTCTTTAATTGTTTTTTTTCATAAAAAGCACTAAATACTTGAACAATATTTAATAATTTAGATGTCTTACCAAACTCTTCAAAAAAGTTTAACTTAATTAATATTTCTAATTGTCTACTATTGATATTTTTATTTAAATCAATTAACAATTTAGTAAAAGTATTATATTCATTATTTCTTAATGAATATAAATATTCAGCAACTTCAGTATTTAAATATTTAATACTTGATATACCTTTATATATAGTATTTGTTTTTTTGTCCATGAAATACTCTGCTCTTGAATATCTAAATTTACAATTTTTAACTTCTATCCCATATTCTTTTGCCAACTTTATTCCATTATTCAAATCTTCTTCATTATCTGCCCAATTTAAATATGATGTTGTAAATTCTAAAGGATAGTAGTATCTTAACATTCCACATATATAACCATTCATAGAGTATCCAGTTGAATGGTTGTATCCAAATTGATATTCTGAAGAATCTGATATTATTTGTATAAATTCTTTCGCTTCTTTTTCAGCTATTTCTTTGGGTTTATTTGAGTGTTTACAATAGCCATTTAAAATCTTTGGCAATTGTTTTTCTAATTCAACATCATCTTTTTTTCCTATTGCTCTTCTAGTTGTATCAGCTAAAGAGCCATCAAAATCACATATGTCTGTTAAGAACTTTATTGTATCTTCTTGAAATACTAAAAACCCATTATTATCTTTTAATAATTCATCTATTTCTTCTGATGGATTTTTATTAAATTCTCTATTTATTAATCTTTCTCTATATGATTTTCCACTAGGTCTTAAACTTGCATTTACTAAAGACATATCATTTACACATTTTGCTTTATATGTACTTAATAAATCAAAAGCGTAATCACCTTCAAATTGAAAAATTCCAACATTAATTCTATTTATATCTTCCCAAACATTTTTATCATTCCAATTTATTTCGTGAGCATACTTCCACTCTTTATTTATAAGTCTATACGTATCTTGAATTATACCTATAGTTTTTAATCCTAATATATCAAATTTCACATAATTCAATGAATCTACTGCTTTCATCGTGCAAAATGATACTGGACTGTTTTCATTTCCATCTTTATAAAATACACCCAAATTATCATACAAAGTTATTGGGCTACCAATCATCCCTGCTGGATGTGTACCTTTAGAAGTTATTACTCCTCTAATCCCATCAAAATAATAAAACAAATCCTTATTATGTTCTCTTAACTCATCCCACATTTCTTTTAATTTAATTAATCTTTGTTTTTTCTTATTGTTTCTTATTGTATGCAAATATAATTCATGGTCTATAAAGTCTGGCGATTTACTTTCTTTGCCTTCTAGCTCTTCTATGTTTATTTCTTCTATAATTATCTTGGAATATTCTTTAAAGATATTATCAAATGTGTCTTTTATATTTTTAACCAAATTCAAATTATCATAATTTAATCCTTTAGCAAGTACATCTATACTGCCTCTATCCTTTATAGTTTGAAATGTTAGTATATATGATACTTTATCTTTTCCAAATCTATTAATTATATATTCATAAACCTTTTGTCTATCTGATGGACTAAAATCTAAATCTATATCTCCAAGTGATATTCTATCAGCATTGCAGAACCTTGAAAATGCAGTTTTCCATCTAATAGCATCCACATCTGTTATTCCTGTTATGTATGCTATTAAAGAACCACCAACAGAACCTCTACATGGGCTAACATGAATATCATTATCTTTGCACCAATTTACTAATTCAGCTACAAACAGCATGAAACTAGCCATGCCTTGATTACACATTATTTCATATTCTTCTTGTACTCTTAGTTTATATATATCTATTTTTTCTTTTTCAATAGCATTTACATTTATTAATTTTAAAAGTTTTTCATCTATGTAATCTTTCCATGTTTGATTGGCATTTTCCCCATATAAATTAGGATATTTAAAAGTTTTATCTAGTGTAAAATCTTCAACCATAGCAGCTAATTTATTTGTATTATTAATTGCTTCCAATATAATATCAATAGGTAGAATATTTTGTTTTTTAAACTCATCAACTAAATCATCATAATTTTTCCATGTTAAGTCAAATTCATCTTCTTCTCCATAGAAGCTATTTTTAGATTTTTGAAGCACTTTTCTACATTCTGCTTTATATTCAGATGATGAATGAGTGTCTGTCCCTGCTATCAATGGTATTCCATATAAGATACTCCACTCATAGAGCATCTTATTATACTCTTTTTGACTATCGCAGTTGTGATATTGTATTTCTAAAAAACATCTATGATTATTTTTAGACATCCATTCTAGTAACTCTTGTCTTTTTTTAATATTATAATTATATTTCTCAATACCCTCAATATCTATTATATTTGTATCACCTAGCTTCCATAATGGTGATGCTAGACAAGCAGAAGTTATTATTATATTATCGCTTGTATTCATTAATTCATCAAATGATATTCTTGGATTGAAATAAAAATGACGGTCACTATTATCTTTTAAAATTCCTTTAGATGTAGCTTTTGACATTAGAGAATTTAACTCTCTAACACCTTTTAAATTTTTTGCATATAAGCCAATATGCCAACCTCTATTATTATCTTCTAAATTTATGCATGTATATAGTTCTACACCATGAATATACTTTATTTCTGCGTTATCACACGCCTGTTTCTTTTTTACCCAGTCATAAATACCACCATGATTGCTAAATGCTATTGCTTTCATGTTATTTTCTTTTGCTAATGATATATATTCATCATATTTGCTACATGAGTCAGCAAAACCATTACAATTAGAAGTATCATCATGTAAGTGGTATACAACATAATTATTTGTTAATATTTCTTTTTGTATTTTATTCATTTACAACACTACTTTCAACATCTATTATATCTATATAAGAATATCCATTTTCATTGTTTTTAATAGAAAATAATATATTCATTATTAAATCCTTAGATTTAAGATTATTATTATCTTCGTTAATCATTTTGCTAAAAAATTTTTTACTACAAAAATCTTTTTTAAATAAAATTTTATCTTTCATAAAACTATAACTAGCATTCCCATATTTTTTTATATCCATTGTATTTATTCTTAAGTCTTTAATTATAAATTTAGGTCTTTCAATTGTCCCACACCAAATATCTTCTAATTCTCCTATACATATTAAATCATTTATGTTTATATTGCTGTCAAATACAAAATCTACTTCTACATTACTTGTTATTGTTATATTTTTAAATTTATCATTTGTATATTTTATAAACTTACTTATATTTTCTTTGGGAAACTCATATCCAAAACTAGATTCATGTCCTTTACACCAATTGAATAATTTGCTGTCTACACAAATAGATTTAAAATTATCTATATAATTAGGGCATCTTACTGAACCTGTATAATTATTTTTATTGTCAGATTCTCTTATCATAAGTATTGGCTTGTTGAATACATTCATAAATTTATTTGCTACCAATCCTGTTACTTTTGCATCTATACTATTTGAATCAATTAATACAACCTTATCATTCTCCACTGAAAATAGTTTTACATTTCCCTTTATTGCTTTATCAGTTATATCTTTTTGCTTTCTTTTATAGTTTTTACCTATCCTTATAATAGCATCTTGTAATTTCTGTTTTTTAATTTCTCCTTTTGATTTATATGTAATTGTTTTTTCTTCACCTATAAAAGCTCTAAACAACAATTCTTTATCTTCTATTGTTCCATTTCTAATTATTGCATTTATTATGGGTGAAATACCCCAAACAACATTGTCTATCTTTAAATAATTTTTTATTTTTAAATCATGAACAAATGATAATATTAAGGGATTAGTTATATGGTTTACTTGCTTACCTATATTGAATATATATCTGTTTTCTAGTGACCTCATATCCATAGAATCACTTATATTTGCAACATTAGCCAAGTCAATATATTTATATCCTATATCTAAATTTACTTTATCTACTATGTATCTTATGAATTTATATGTAACCATCGCCCCACTACCATCTATATTTTCTACTTCTCCATTTTTATTATTAATTATTATGCTTGTATCTGGCACTTTAGTTAAATCATACATATGATGGTCTAATGCAATGAAATCTATTCCATTCCTATTCAATTCTATTTGTTCTTTAAAATTTTCTGATGAGCTATCTGGAGTAATCAATAGTTTTGTGTTGTCTTCAATTACTTTATCCATAACCTCTTTTGTTAGTCCATGAACTTTTGCCTTTTCAGTATGTTGTATATAATACACATTGTCATATTGTAAGTCAAATTTAATAAACATATATATTATTGAAGAACTACAATAACCATCAACATCTGTATCCACTAGTATACCTATTTTATTATTATTTCTAATATTTTTTAATAAACAATTGTAGGCTCTATCAATATTGGTGTAATTATTATAATCTTCCCAATTTAAAATATCTGCATTTAAAAGCCAATTTATTTTTTGATTATCAAGACCTCTATTTTTTAAAACAGTATTTAATACTGTATCTTCTATATGGTTTTTTAGTTCCCATTCCAATCAATCACCTACTTTAATTTTATTTTTTAACAATTTTTCAAAAACATCTTTCCCTTTATCTATTGGAGAGTCTTTGTAAGACAATAAATTCTCTACATCCCATAACACATATACATCTACTAACCCAGATAGATTTTTAGTCATTTTTTTTATTTTATTCCACCATTTAGTACAATCATCATCTTCTAGTTCTTGAAATTGTCTATCATATGCTATTATGATTTCTGTTACTCCTAAATCCAAAATCATTTTTTTCTGATAATTAGAAAATGAACTTCCACAGGTCGCAACTGCTATATTATTTTTAGGATATATGGTCTCAAACTTTAATACTGATTTTTCACCTTCAAATATAAAAACTTTTTTCTTATGTCTTATATTTTCTTTGTTTTTATTTAATCCATACAAATTCTTTCCTAATGGATGGTTATATCCTTTATCATCTAACCATAATGGATAATATTTTCCATATCTTTTCGTTAGATATTTATTAAATGCTCTTACTCTTATGCCTACAACTTCATTATTAATATTCATATGTGGAATTACAACCCTATTGTTCTCTATATCATACCTTACATCAAAATTTTTTATAGCTTCAAATGATATTCCTTCCTCTTCCCATTGCTTAATGCGTTTTTGTGGGTACGTCCTGTGTAAAAAAGGCTTATCTATACGATTTAATATTTCAACTTCTATATCTAATATGGATTTGCTTTTAGTTAGATTAAGTGTACCAAAACCTATTTTTGGTTCGTAACAATATGTGCATTTCACTATATCTGTGATGAATTTAATGGAACTTTTAAAATCTATATTTTTAGATGCCATAACCAAATCAAATAAAGACATATTTCCACAATTAGTAAAACAAGTAAACAACTTTGAATCTTTATGATAATATAATTTATAGCTACACTCATCATTTGGATTATTGTGACATATTGTTTTAAATATTAATTCTTTGTCATTACTTCTTTCAGATAAATCACTTCCAAGTTCACTAAGTATTTTTATTATATCTTCTTCAGTTATGCTTTTTAAAAGCTCTTTCGCATCTATATATAATCACCTCCTAATAGGTTAATTGCCCAACAAATACGTTATCACAATATGCTTTTTCTATAAATCTTCCTGACCTTCCATCCATTTCATACAATAATATTTTATTATCGTCATCACCAGACCTAGTTTTATTTACAAATAATAAAATGTGTTTTTTTCTAATATCTATACAATTTTTGTCAAACTCTCTTTCTTTTCCTTCTTTTGTGGAACTATCTATAATCTCTAAATATGACTTTTGAAGCTTCCCTTCTAACCTACCTTTTTTCCATCTGTACGGTTTTAAAAAATATCTATCTTTTTCGGGATTTAGTTCATCTGGTATTATTTTTCTCATCAATGTTATTGTATGCCCCACCTCTTTAATTTGTTTTGCATTTGATATACAAGCAGCAGTCAAATAACTGACTTTCCCTTCAGTATAAGTTGCTAATTGTATAGGAAAAATTATCCTCATCCTCATTTGTTTTCCAAACTTATCAAAATCTCTAGCTGCTTCATTCATTTCACCTGTAGAATTTCCTGATGAGGCATCTTCAGCTTTGAAAGTATCAAGTATCAAAGTATCATAACCTTCACTCAAACTTAATTTTTTGGCTATTTTTTTTATTTTTTCAGTGTTAAAATCATACATTGATATAAATTTAAGTTTTCCTGGTATTGAATATTTCTCTTCAATAAATTTATTTGCTAAGTAGAAAGTTTTTTCTTCTTCAATTGTAAAATCAAAATTTTTAACTTTTCTTCTAGTCATTGTATGACAATTAAATATAGCATTTGATATATATGTTATTAATATCTGTTTGTAGTATTCACTTTGTTGTTCGTTACTTATTATCAAGACTTTACAATCAGATTCTACTAGCCCCATAGCCATATTTAAAGTAAAAGTTGTTTTTCCAGTGCCACTATGACCTGCTATAAAATATATACCATTTGAATGCCCTACTCCATCTATTATGTTACTCAACATAGGCATACCCTGAACATATCTTTCTTCTCCAGTATCAGTTTGCCATCTTAAAGCTATTGCAAAACTAGCTGAGTTATCATCTTCATTATTTTTCTTTTTTAATATTTCTTCTGAAGTATAATGCAAGTCTTCTATAACAACATCATTTCCAACTAAATTAATACTACTATCTGCTAATAACATTTCATAAAAATCATGAACTTGAGATGCAGTCATAGAAGGAAATAAGTCTATTGGTTTTACTTTTACACCTTCCACTTCAATTTCCTTATCTATATTAAAGCCTTTACTTTCTAGCCTTATTATAAGATTAGATTTTTCTAAATCATCTATATATTTTTTTTGATTGTGTATATTTCCTAAATCTCTAACTTTTTGTATGCTTTCCCAACCACCATATTTTTCATATAATTCATTTAATGAAGGAGACATTCCTACAAATGCTGATACCGTCACTTCATCTATCTCTTTATATTTTGTACTTAATTCTCTTATGAGATTGTAAAAAAATTTAGTTTTCGGAAAAGTAAAGTCATTTTCAGATAGAGGATAGTCAGCAATTATACTTATATCTTGCAACAGAACCGATATCACAAGGCTTTCAATATTCCCTCTATTTTCTAATACCATTTTCTCCAACCTCCTTTATTAAATCCTTTAAGGTTGTTGTTCTTTTTTTTCTCGCTACTGGAATTTTCATTGTTTCTTCAGGTATGTCCACTAAATCCATCTCAGTTTCTTTTTTCTCTTTTCTTTGTATATTTTTCTTTACAACTGTAACATCTCTTATATTATTTTTTAATATTGTAAATATATAGCATAGTTTTTGATATTCATTTTCTATATCTTTTCTAAACTCTAAAGCGTCAATTATTTGATTTTTCATTTCTAAAATACAATTATAAACATCTTCTCTTGTATAACCGTTATCTAACATCTCTTTTATCATTTTAGTCTTATTTTTTGCGATACATTTGTAACCAATAATACTATCTATTCCTAATAAAATTTGATTCCATAGCCATTTCTCTCTTTCTTCTAATCTATAGTGTAATTCACAACAATAATTTCGTTTTTCTTCTCTACCCGTTTTAGTAATATGAATCACTGAGTATATATCTTCAGCTAGAAATTTTTCTTTACAGTATCTACAAGTTATTTTTCTTCCCAATAATTCTCCTCCTTCTTATTGTTGATGTTAAAAAGTCGCCCTAATTGAGCGACCTTTTAAATTATTCTATATTCTTCCAGAACGCTTAGGTTGGGTACTTTGAATATCTTGAGATGTATTTTTTTTACTAGGAGGTTTAACTTGAGAATTGCCATCATCATCCTCGCAAAATGATAATTGAAGTAGGCTGCCTAGTGCATAACGCTTACTATATGTTTCTGTTGCTCCATATCCTTGAATATCTAATTTACTCGGTTTTATAGGTACACTATCAGACTCCATAAACTGACCGCTAGAATGCCATAATACAGTTTTAATTGATACTGAATTGTTTCCACCAGAAATGGGAAATTGAGTTATACATAAATCAAATTTTGCTAATATTGGTCTTATTGTTGTTAGAATATCATCTAAATTTGCATATTTGCTATTATAAAATGGATTATTAGAACTCTTTTCAATACTTTCTACCTCTTTTTGAAAATCAACTAAACTTACTAATAAATCTTTTATATTTTCACTTCTGCGAAATGGTATTAATGAATCTTTATTCTCATTTTCTTTTAAATCTCCAACCATTTTTCTTATTACATCTTTTAATTGTTTTACTTCGCTCTCTATGTTAGCTATTTGTTCTTCCATAAAACCCTCCTTTTAATTTTATTCAGTTTATAAATATTAATTAAAATGGTAAATCTGATTCTTCAATATTTATGTTATTTTTTTGTGCATCTTTTTCTTTCATGGCATTTTCTTTTTCTTCCATTTTATCTATCATGGCTACTATATTATCCTTATAGAATGGATTAGGCTTCCCATCTTCACCAAAATCATTTTCTTTTGATATCTTATTTCCTGAACCTCCAGTTATTCTAAGATATTTTATTATTTTATCTTTTTTCCCTGTACCAAATCCACCAGTTCCTTCTATTATCTCAGTTACTATATCTCCTTCTAATTGTGGTACATCTCCCACTTTATATAGCTTTTCAAATTCTTTTATTACTTCTGTATTATCAATTACAAGTCTAACTCTAAATCCATTATCATTGTATTTATTCATTATTCCTATTACTTCTAATCCCTCTTCTATTTTTATTATTTCCTCCAAGTATACATATGCTCTCCATAATATACCTGCCTTTATAGGTAGTTTTGCATCTTTTTGTCTGTTACAAAATTTACCTTGTATTCTAAATCCTTCATGTTTTTCTCCATCACTATAATATGTATTGTCATCTAATTGACAGGTGCATCTAACTATTTCTCCTCTACCCTCTTCTGCTCTAGTTACAATATCATTCACAACTGTTTCTAATCCCTGTGATATCTTATTAACTCCTCCAGCAGATGTGTATATGCTTCCATAATAATCAACTATTTCATTCTTATCTTGTGATATAGCAACATTAAGTTTAAACTTTATTGCTTCTTGTGGAGTTCCTTCTTTTACTCTTTCTGCTGCTAATATATCTAACACTTCCCCACTAACAAAAACTTCATTGTAATTTACATTTTTTTTCGCCATAAATATTCTCCTCTTTTATTTTGTATTTTATTCAGTTGTAATCATTCTTAATTTTTCTATATACTTATAATAACATGTTCTATTTATTATTTCAATACTTATTTTTAATTTTATTTATTTTAACTAAAAAATCCTCCCCAATACAATAAACCAAAAATTACTAGCTTTGAAATTGTAGATACTCCAAAACTTATTTTCATTTCTTTTACCTTTCCATTATTAGCTAAAGACACTCCTAATTGCATAACGTATATTATTATTACTAAAATTTGTGGTATTCCTAATTTCATTTAACCTCTCCTTTTAATATGATTACATCATTAATTCTTTATATTTTGGTAATGTTTTAAAGAAATCACATAAAATCCTCCATTCTTCCATTTTATGATTTTCTCTTTGATTTATCATAGATTTTATTTGTAGATAATTTAATGTAACTCTTGCAGTTAACATTAATCCTGATGGGCAATTTGATATTATAATTTTCCAAAGAGTTTCCTTTGTGGCTCTAATATTTTCTCCATTTCTAAGAGTGACTTCATCAGATGCGGTTAATTTTAATTCCTGAAAATTATTATAATCGTAAATCAATTCATTCAGGAAGTTTATTGTATTTTTAACAACATACTTATTACACATATCATCAATATTAAATTTGGTTAATCTGTGCATTTTACTTTGACTAGATACATAGTCATTATGATGATATCTATCCCACTGTCTCCACATATATTCTGACCATTGCAAATCCATTTGGACAATAATTCCTTTAGAGAAGCAATCATGGCCTGAACCTTGTTTTGATTTGCCTAATTGACATGCTCGTTGTAAATCTTTTTCTGAAATATTTACTTCTCTCATATCTTTAATCTGTTGCTGCATAGGATAACCACTCGAAATTATACTTTCTTTAATTCCATAAACACACACATTTGATACATCAATAATTCCTGGTATTTTTATTCCATTTACTTTCAATTTATCAACTCCTAACCTTCCACAATAATATAACCTTCTTTATAATGTCTTCCCATATTGTTCACCCTTTTATAATACTTATAATCACTCTCCCCTTTTATTCTTGGCACAAATACATCTATTGCATTAGAATTTCCAAAATATTTATTAGAACCTCTGTCTTTGACTACCTTTAAATTTCCATCAACTAATATTTTAGTTCCGAATTTAAGATGATTATTGGCCACAAACCCATATTGTAATTTTTCTCCTGTAGCTGTAATAGCTCCATATTTACTATTTTCACAGTTTAAAGAAGTATAGTAACTTACTTCCCATGTTACAGGAATTAATTTTTCTATTTTTATTCCTAAGTCCTTTTCTAAATTAATTCTCTTGATTTCTAATTTATATTCAGAACTATTTTTGTGTTGCTCCCACTCATATTTATACATTAAGTTAATATTTTTAGCTGTATCTGCTACAATATTTTTATCCATCCTGCTAGTACTCATTTCTTTAGTATTAGCAAATATATGTATGCTACTACCCATTACTAAAACACTTGTTACTAATATATTTCTCCACCTCATAAAGACCTCCAATCATATTAAAATGATAATTTTAAATACTTATTTATTCTTCAAGAGCATCATCTAACTCTTCGTCTGTTGGCTTTCTCCCTTCTCCATTCCATTCAAAAGCATCTTCTAAATATGCATTTGGATTATAACAACAATAATCGCAATCTCTATTTTTATTCTCACATCTTTCTTTAAATTTACAACTCATTCTAACCTCCTAAATTTCTTTATTATTTATTTTATCTAATACTAAATTCACCTGTTTATTTGCTTTTTTAACTTCAATTCTTGCTAGACATAACTCAACACCTTTATTTAAATTAAATTCATCTGTATCATGGCAAGTAGAGGATGCTTTAAAATTTCCTTTTCTAACTTCTACTTTTTTCCCATTTGTTCTATATAGATATGCTCCAGAGAAATCTCCTCTTATAGACCATGCACCCCATTCATATTTTTTCTTTTGTTGAACAATTTCAAAATATGCTTCAAATTCACTATAGTTCATAAAACCTATTCCATAATCTGTTTTAAAATGTATAGCTCCATTATTTCCCACAGATGTAATAATAAATATATCTCCTATTTTTAACATCTCAAAACCTTGTATTTCTTTCATTAATCTTATTTTAGTTCCTTCTATTAACATATTTTCTTCATCCTTTCTATTCTATTATTATATTTATCAATTGCTTCTTGCTCTCTTTCATTGACATCTCTATTATATTTACCTTTAGCTTGGACTATTTTGCCATTTCTAACTTCAATTGTTACTAAACTTTTACTTGGATTATCCTTTTTTCTCATAAATAATATATGACATTTTCCATCTATAACATTTTGAATATAACTACTTACACAATTATTTTGTTGTACTGCTTCATCTTTAATTTCATTTGTATTTTTAGGGTATATAAATTTATAATCTTGATATGAATATTCTAGTGACTTGTCTATTCTTTTATTAAATACTTCTTCTTCAAATTGAGTTTTAAGACGATTATAATTTCGAGATGCTATTTTATGAGTTGTTAAGAAATGTCTTGGATATTTTTCATATTTATCACTTATTACACTCATCATAACAACATAGTCATATAATTCGTTTAGAGTGCTTTCAAGCCCATTTAATGCTTCATATGTCATCAGATTATCTATATAATTTATAAGTGATTGAGGTTTATATTTATATATGTCTATTAATCTATCAAATATCATTCTATCATAACCAGAATCAAGAATTGAAATTAAATTAGTTTTTCTTATTGAATTCAATTCTAAGCTTAATAAATTATTATATAAATTTGGGTTTTTACTATACCCTTGTATCAATCGGTCACTCAAAGTAATACTATGATTCCTACAGATAGAAATAAGACCTTTAGGTATACTCTTAATATCACAATGTATCGGATAAATTATTTTTTTTAATCCTGCTGAGAATAATTGTTCATACTCAGAATAATTATTTATTTCATTTAAAAAACTTCCTATATTTCTTATTCTTTCAACTCTCCTTCCCCAAGTTCTGCTACTCTTACTTCTATTTACTCTTCCGTCTACAAAATTTAAAAAACACTTATAATTTTCATCTTCAAAAGAATTTATTACCTCATGTAAATCATATCCTCTAAGCTGAGTGCATACATCTTTTACAATCCTTCCAGATTTACCAATACATTCTCCTGTTGCTAAATTATATTTTACATTCTTCCCATCTTCAAATTCAAATACTAAAAACTGTTTTTCTTTATAAGATTTCAAATATTAATCACTACCTCCTTTACATCTTGATGACAATTGTATGACATAAGTTATTTTTCCACCTATGTAATAATCATTTTAGATTTTTTTAGAATTTATATATTTTTCTTTTAAACCTTTATTACCTCTTGTTTCCATAATTTTATTTATAGATTTTATATAGTTTATATCATTAGAAATTCTCTTAAGACTTGTTATAAAGTAGACAGAATAGCTTCTTGGTATCTTCTTTTTGATAGCTAAATCAATTACTGTTCTAGCAGCATTGTAACTTTTTAAATGAGTATGCCCTTCTTCAAATTTTTTATTTGTATTATAAACAATATATCCAGTTTTACATTTGATAATAATATATTCTTTTTTCTCATATATTTTATTTGTATCCATTACAAATCCTCAATTTTATGCCATATCATTTCTAACTTTCCATGTTTTCTATTTAGCCTTCTTCTAATTTCATATGCAGATTTAATTTCTTCTTTTACATTTTGCCACTTATCTAAAACTTCTTCATATTCTTTATTCTCTTCTTTTAAAAATAGTATTTCTTCATTCAATTCACTAATTTTGATATTTAACTCTCTGTTCTTTTCTAATAAATTATAATATCTTTGTTCATCTATAAGTATTGAAATCACTACCTTTCACAAACTTCGTATATGCCATTTTAAGCAATAAAGGTATAAACACAAGCAGTCATTTTTACAAAACCTTAGAATGTCATATACGAGACCATGTTTTTTAATTTAAAACTGACATTTTATAGTTTATATTTTCCATCATCCCTTGGATATAGAAATTTTATATCTTTAAGGTCTAAACCATTTCTCTCGTAATAATTCTTTGCTCTTATACATTCTCCTGGCGACACTCCATATAATTTAATTAAATCTCTAAAATTTATAAAATGTTTTTGGCCATCATTTTTTGATGTAATCTCCCATTCAAATACAACGTATTTAACTTTCACTTTACACCTCTATTTCATTGACTTATTAATACTTTTAACTGAGAAAATTTTGGATTATACCCCTTCTGCCATACAAAATGAGCATATTCTATGCTATCTGTCTTTTTATCATCTGTAAAACTCATTCTTTTGTTGTGAACAAATATGTATTTAGGCATATTATTTCCCCACAGTCTTTGTCTTACTTTTTCTCCAAGATAATTTAATCTTAGCAACATAATAACGAAACCACCTTCTCTTACATCATTTAAAGCTTTATTAATTATATCCAAGCTTAAATTAAAGGGAGGATTAGTAATAATTACATCGTATTTTTCTTTGGGCTGAAACTTTAAATAATCTTGCTTTACATTTGCCCTTGAATCATCTCTTATATCTACTGTATCTATTGAAATATCTTGATTTAAAAATTCTTGAATTGCAGTTGGATAACTCATTAGATTTGTATTATCTCCACCTGCACATGGGTCTAATATTTTTATATTTGAATTGAGTATATTTTCATATCTACTGAACTCAGTTAAAAACTCTTTGATTTTAGTAATTGGAGTTCTATAATAATCACTTACATGAAAATCTCTAGCATTACTTCTATTTGTACTACTTATAAATATCACCTCTACTTATTTACCACTTTATCTATTGTTTTGTTTACTAATATTTCATTTATAGTAGCAACAACAAATATAAGTATATCCTCAATATTTTAATCTTGTTTTCCAAAATATTCTTCTAGTGCCTTTATAAATAAATGCTCTTTATTTTTAGCATTTTTTATTATGTTTTTAATATCTTCTACAGTACAAACATATTCGTCGCCCCACGAATCCCATCCATTTTGATATGTATGGATTAAAATATATCCATATTCTTTTAACTTCTCATCTATCTCTACTAAATTATATTGAGCATCATATAGTCTATATTGGTCGAATTGATTTACATCTTTACTGTGATTCATTGATATAGCACATATAATGTTATAATTTTTTATCTCAAATTTTTCGTTTTCTAATACATTTACTTTTCTCATATATGTATCTCCTTAAAATAATACTTTTAATCTAAGTCATTATTCAATAATAATAATGCTATAAGACAAAATCCATTAAGTAGTATCCCATTAGTATTATCTTGCAAGTAATTAGCTACCATACAACCTAAATTAAAAATTGCAGCAATATTTAAAATCAAATTAATACTCCTTTCTTTTATTCTTTTTTGTCAATATATATACTACTTGATGGTATAAGAATCCAGATTAGCAACCATGCTAAGGTATTGATTGGATATGTTGTATCTAAGAATTGAAATTGTGGGAAGTTTAAAATATCTACTACCCAAATTATTATAAGAATTGTTTTTAAGACTTTAAACATTTAACTCTCCTTTATTTATTAGATGAATTTTCTTCTATTACTACATGAGCATTACATATAATCACCCTTTTACCATCAAAATCTAGTGTTATAGTACCACCATCTCCATCTTTAACTCTCATGCTTTTACTTGTATATGTTTTTAATACCTCGCCATTATCTGAATATACATTTACAGTTCTATTAAGCCCTGATACATCACTTTCAGCATCTTTCATTGAGCTTTGTATCCCTGTACATCCAGACATTCCTATTAACATTGTTCCTAATACCCCTATTAATAAAAATCTTTTCAATATAATTTCACTCCTTTATTTTTAATTGAATTGTAAATAAGAATATATATTTAGAATTTTTGAATTGGTTAAATGAATTTCTTAGAATTGAAATTTTGATTAATCATTTACAACATTATATTTATCATCTTCTCTCCATCCAAAATTATATGGTTTTATAATATTACATATTATATCTTTGCATAAACACATATAGTCTTCAATACTATCTTCAGAGTCACTATCTTGTATATTTATTAATGTATCACAGCCACTACAGCTTCCATAACCAACATATGTCATAAGATATTCATATTCATTAGGTTGGTATGTTTTTTTAGGTATTAAATATAATAAAGTACCTTGATAATGTCCATTATCTATTTCACTTATATTGTCGACATCCCACTCATCATCTTCATTTATATTGTCATTCAAAATATGTTTTACAGATAATTTAACCAAATCTTCATAGCTACAGTAACTATCACGATTAATGAAATCAGACTCTAACAATGCTTCATGTAATCTTGTTTTATTTTTTTATCCACTTTTCTTTACAATATTTTATCATTTAGCTCTCCTTTAAATATTATTTAGATTTTCTATTTGAATTGTTCCAGTAGCACAATCTATATGTTGCCCAAGAATAGATGTTAAGCAACAATCTATATCATCTACTACTATTTTTATATGAGGGTCTATTTTTAAAGATATTCCATTTATGGCTTTTGTATCATATATTTTACTTCCATTAAACATGTATTCTTTAAAGGTTCTTGGGTTTATTATATCTAAATTCATTGTTTTTGCTAAACTAATTATGTAATTTTTATTAGCAATAGAATGACATAATATAAGTGCATTATTTTCATAAGCATACTTTATTAATGCAGTAGTTTTCCCACTACTTCTGTTTCCATTTATTAATTTCATAATTATTTTTCTCCTATTAAAATATTTATTTTAATTCTATTACTACCTTGTCACCTTCATCATTAGTTACAGTTAATTCATATCTTAATTTTATCCAATCTTGAATGCCTCTAAGTATACCATCCTCATCAAAAAATGTTACATACTTTAAGTCGCTTGATGGATGCTCCTTATTAGTCCTCATATCATAAGCCATTGTCTTAATCATTAGTACCTCCTTTAAATTTAACTTCCTCCTGATTTAACAATTCTTTTAGCAATTTATTATATAGTTCTCTACTTATATACTTAAATTCTGGTTTCCCTCCTATTTGCCTAAGACCTATACTATAACTATCTGTTTTTATATCATTAACTAACGTAACTTGTAAGTTACCATTTTTTAATATAACATTTCTTTCAAAATCCATAGCTCCCTCCAATTAAATATTATTTTACTCTTTCATTATACTTACCTCTTAGGTAATGTAAATCTTTCCATGCCCTATCAAACTTACTATCTCTTTTAAATATGTATTTTCCTTCTTCATTTTTTGTATATTCAAATCCTAACCAGACTAAAAAATCAGCAACATTTCTATAATTAACAATTCTTGTCTTTTCCATTTTATAATTCTTCCTCCAATTTGTTTATTCTGCATCATATATTTTCATATCAATTTTATTTGTCTTAGGATGTACTTTTTCAAAATCTGTATCTATTTCAAATTTAGGTCTAAAATCACCATCTCCATCTGAGTAAATACCTACTATTTTACTAGAACCTACATCTCCTAAATTTTCCATCATTTTAAGCATAGAACAAAAATCATTAATCCATCTTTCTTCCATTTTAATTTTTATTGTTATTTCTTTTTCCATAATATACTCCTTCTTTTTTAAAAACGTTTCTTTCTATATGATTTAATGTTTAATCCATAATATTCATCAACTGTAGTTATGCTTTTATAATCATCTCTATTTTTTACTTCATTTAATAATTCAATTATAGTTGACATATCCTTATATGTTAATTTAGAGTTTATATTCCAATCATGAAATAAGTTATTTATAGATTCAATATGCATGTTTCGTATATCTATTGTATCTCTTCTTTTATTTTCTTCAATTATCTCAATTATTTTAGCAGTACATTTTTCGCATACTGGAGTAGAAACAAATAACTTATCATATACATCACATTTATTACTATTTGTTTTACAAAATGCACATTCTTCCCATTCTTCACTATAATGTCCCATTTAATCATCTCCTTAATTATTTTTTATATTCCCATTCATCAAATTCTTCTTTATCTTCATAAGCACACATTTCTGACCAACCACAATCACAATGTAGTGGTTCATAGCAAAATCCTACGCCTACATCTATACCATCTGCATAAGCAATCCCTCCACATCTAAAACTCATACACATCACTCCTTCTTAATTTTATTTAAATCTTTGAATCTTAATATCTTGTCTTAGATGTTCTACCATATTGACTATTTCTTTTTCTGAATATTCCTTTCCATATATTGTATCCATATAAAATTGAAATTGCTCTTTGTCATAATGAACAAATCCTATCATATACATTATTAAACCTATCTGACTATCATCTAATCTCATAATTACTCCTATATAACAAAATCTTAATTCTAATCATTTATATAATTAAATTATATTTTAATATTTTTTGTCATATACAATTCCCACCTCCACCATATATTTCTTTTATTTCACTTATTTTCACTCAATATATATACTCTTTCATATTGTCCTCATTTCTTTATTATTGTAATATCATTTAAATCGATTTTACATGTATTTAAACTCTTCATATAAGAAACTATAGGTTCTACTATATTCTCAATGTCTTCATATTAGACTCTAACTATATCGCAATTATCATTTTCTTCATTATCTATAAATTCAACATAAATTAATTAGGCATATCTTTTTTTATCCTTTTGATTTTATTTAAATAACAAGATTCTAATTGCTTTTAAAATTATAAATTGGCTTTAACACCTCCATTATCTCAATAGTATCTCCTATATTGTTTAAGATGTCCTCTATAGGTTTGTATGCTTGTGGTGCTTCATCTAGTGTTGATTGACCTACGCAAGTTGTAAATATTTCTTTCATAGATTCTTCAAATTCATCTAAAGATATTTTTTCTTTAGCTTTTCCTCTTGATAAAATTCTTCCTGCTCCATGTGGTGCTGAATAATTCCACTCAGAATTACCTTTACCTTTTCCTAATATAATCCCATCTCTCATGTTTACTGGAATTATTACTGTTTCATCTTTATTTGCAGAAATTGCTCCTTTTCTAAGTATTTTACTATCCATATCTATATAGTTATGAATACATTCTATAACATCACATTTAATATCTCTTATAAAATGGTCATAATTTACATCTAGGCTGTTATATTTAAACAATATATCCGCAATTATAACCATTCTATTTGCAACAGCGTATTTTTGAGCTATACTCATATCATGTAAATAATCTTCCATTAAATCATTTTCTAAATAACATAAATCATCATGTGGCTTATTCAATTTTCTATCACTAAGGTCTTTCAAATATTTATTTATCAAATGTTCTTTATTGTCTTTTTTTAGAGTAGATATTAAAAACTCTTTTGCATCATCATATGACTTTTTATATTTTTCAATACAATATTTTATAGCTTTGTCTTGGTAATAATCAGCTATTTGTTTTCCTAAATTTCTTGAACCTGTATGAACAGTAAGATACATTTGACCTTTTTCACTTTTATCAACTTCTATAAAGTGATTGCCTCCACCTAAAGTTCCTAACGACATATATGCTCTATTTTTATTCACCTCGCATCTAAGATTATTTATGTCTATATTAAATAAATTCTTTAATAGTTTTTCTCTTGACTTATTATGTATTTTAAATCCATGAGGAATATAATCTCTTATAATCTTATCTAATTTTGTATAATTTATATTATTAATATATTTTTCTAATGGAATAGTAGCCATTCCACAACCTATATCCACCCCTACCAGATTTGGCACTACTTTATTACTTATAGTCATTGTCGTTCCTATTGTACATCCTTTACCAGCATGACAATCAGGCATAATTCTTATACTAGATTCTTTAAATTCCTTTTGATTACATAAATTTATTATTTGACTTATTGTTGTACTATCTACATTATCTGTAAATATTTTTGCTTTATTATATTTTCCTTTAATTTCCATTTATTCTCCTTCCAATCCTTTTTTAACATATCTACACTCCTTTAATAATCTTTTAAGATATCTCGACCCCCTTTAAAATAAATTCGGATTTATCATCGCTTAAACTAATGTACCAATTATCATATTTCTCTTTAATATGACAATTGTCATACCATAGTATTTTTCCTATAACTTGGTTATCTACTATTGCTACATCCATTATAATTCCTACAACTTCATCTTTATAAAAATCATTTACTCTATCAGCATCTCTATAATCTGATAATTCTTGATTTGGATTATATATAACTGGTGCATTTTTAAAAGTATGTATAGATTTTTCAACCATAGCTTTAGTTATTTCTATATTATGGCCTTTGGATATATCCATAACAATCATATTTGTGCTTACATAATTAGTATTAATATTCATCATATTCTCCTTTTTAATTTTATTTAAATAGTAAAACTCCATGAAAAGGCTTATATTCTTTTTTATATACATTCATAAAAAGTAAGACTAGTTTTATTTGCTCTGTAATGAAATTTTGGATAGTTTTATTTGAAGTGTTTACATCTACTATTACACATTCACCCCTGTACCCTCTCAACTCCTGATAATTTATATCCCTATCAAATATTAAAAATTTTATTAATCTATCTGTGTTAAGAACTTTTAACTCTATTTCTATATTGTGTTTGATTCTATTTCTATGCTTTATTAGAGTATATTTATTTTTTATAGCTGCTCTTATTAATTCTTTGTAGACAAGTTGTTTGTTTGTAGTAAAAATTATTATTGTTTCTCCTTGTTTAATATCATCTTCATGAGTTTCGTTAGAAAAACTATTTATCAATGTATCATAAATATTTTCATTGTTGTATTTGAATATTTCTTTATTTATTATCATATCAAACATGTTTTATCTAAGCTCCTTTCTTGTAAAATCTAAACTATTTATTCTTGTCAAATTTACCATCAATAGCTATTTCTCACTTTTTCATTTCAAATTATAATACTATAAAAATAACTCCTAGTATTATAATTTCATATTAATAATATAAGTCAATTTACACTTATATTATTAATGTGCTCATTTTTAATTAAATCCTATTCTTCTAAAATCATCAAATTATCTATGTAATTCTCAAAATCAATACTTTCACTACTTAATTTTTCCCCACATAAGAAACAATATTTAAATGGTATTCCTCCTGCAAATCTATCCACATTTAACTTTATATTTTGATTTGAATCTTTGACAATTAGATTGTGTTCTACTGATAAATTTATATTCCCTTCTTTAAATTTATAAAAACTAATATCAAAATACTCTTCCTGGTCTAAAAGTTCTGTACTCTCATAAGTAGTATCTTTTCCTTTGATTCCTACAGAAGAAATTCTTACTCTTCTAGTTTCATGTTTTTTCATATCTTTTATACTGTCACAAAATTTACACATATTTACCTCCAACTAATAATTATATCACCCTTTTACTTATATTCATTTTAGCATATTCCAAAACTTTTATTATAAAACTAGCACTAAATTTTCTATTGATATTAAATCCTGTATTTTAACTTGTTATTTGTTATCCCTTTATTAAATCCTGTACGTCTACAGCCACCGAACCTTTTCTTTCGAGTTTTATAAAATTTTCCATTAGTATTTCAGGAAGTATATTCTCCCCATACTCTTCTTTTATTTTATCTTTTATTAAATTTATAATATATTCCTCCATTTCTTTATCTGTCATATTAAGATATTTATCCAGGTCATAAATGACGAGTTGTTCTATATCTCTTCGATAATGGCATAGTATATCTTTTAAAAATATTTTTTTTATTATCTTAATTCTTTTTTCATAAATCAATAATTCTAAATTAAAATATGTTCTTTTTTCTTTGATTCTTATTTCATATTCAAAAATTCTTTCTAATGGTTTTATTGATTCGTTATTTTTTATATATTTTGACTTTATTAATTTCTTAAAAGAGTTAATTATATTTGCTCATCTCCTTCCATTTTAAGTTTTATATTCCATACATATTAAAACTAAATTCTACCCCTTCATCATCCTCAAATTCTTCATTGAAGACTTCTTCTACTGTTTTATCCTTAGAGATAACTATATGTAAATAACCTCGTTTACTAATAAAAGAAGTTTGATAAAGATTATCTAAACCCAAGAAATCCCCTTCTTGTTTATAAGGTACATATATATCCTCCACACTTCCGTCTTCGTATTCTATCTTTACATTTGTAATATCCTTATAATCATGCAATCTTTGAATTTCATCAACACGTTTATGTATTTGTATATGTAAATAATCTGCCTGTTTGCATTTACCTATATAACTCAAAGTAAATCCTCCAATAATTTCATGTATATTATCTAAATAAAAACCTCCTACATCTCCAATACCCAACTCTACATTCTCTAAGTTATCTAATCCTAAAATTATTTTCTTTATTTTCATAACTCATTCCTCCATTAATTAAACTCTTAAAAATTATTGATGACGTCACACTTAGAGCATTTCCATCGTTTCTTTAATTTATAATTATCAAAATAAGAATTAAAATATCCTACAAATTCTTGAAATTCTATCCTTTCACATTGATAACACCATACTTTTACTACATCACCTTTAGAATACATTTATTGTCTTTCTCCTTAATATAATCTCAATCTTTTAATTGTAGATGGTATTTCATCCTCATTAAATATTCCTAAGTTAACACATGTTATGCTATTTTTAGGAATTTCTGTTAATCCTCTATCCACTATAGTTAAATAACCTTTTTCTTTAAATTTTAATAATTGTGCCTCTTTAGCTTTCAATATACATATTGTATCCCCATTATTCTTAAATGACGTTAAATCACATTTTAAATCTATTAATTCATGTGCTATTGTTTCTGTTTCATAAGAGCAAGAAACAGTGTCTAAAATTTTGTCATACAAATAATCATAAACTGCATGTGCAACTTGTGCTCCAACTTTGCCTGGACTCATATTTAAGTCTGAATTAATTGCTATGTACATTTTTTTCATTATTATAAACCTCCAAATAAATTAAAATTATTATCTTAATACCAATACATAATAATTAAACTATGTTTTTCAAAATCAATTATGTTTAACATTTTTTGAAATTCTTTTAATACTAAATCCCAAAACTCCTGTGTATACCTATCATCAACTGTTACTTTTTTATCATTTTTATAATAATACTCTTTATCCTTATTGTATATCTTAGAATTTATATCTTTTTGTTTAAGAAAAGGAATTATATAATCTTCCAAATCTTCCTTTGTAATAAGTATGGCTTCATCTTCATAACTTTCATAACCTTTTTCCCATTTGGCTTTATATATCATACGAATAACTGACCAATCTTCTAAAGATATATCAATATCTAATAATTCTTCAAACTTATAAAACTCTTCTTCATCATTATTCAATTCCTTATATTTCTCACCTCTTGTTTTATTTAAATAAGTATCTAAATCTGTAACTTTTGTTTTTACTGAATAAAAACCTAAATCTAATCCCATATGTATCACCTCGCTAATTAAAACTGTTTTAATTAGATTCTAAATTCACTTTTTCTTTTATGATGTTTAATAAAGGTTTATAATTATCAATACCTATTGCTCTCATTACTCCATTATCTACATGTTTAATATATTTCATTAAATACCTCACTTATTATTTTTAATTCATCACAATCATGCTCATTTTCTAATTTATTTTTTATAAATTCTGCTACCTCCTCTTCTTTTAACTTTTCTATATCTTCTTGATGATTTAAGATAACCTTCATAATAGATGACAAAGACATCCCATAATCATACATCGACTCATCTCTTATAATATCCTTCTTTTTATTCTTATATATTATCATTAAGTCTGTTGTATAGCAGCTGCCATAGTCACACGTTTCACATCCACTCGAATATTCTTGCTCTGTTGTTATGTCTATTATTGCTCCATTCGTTAACTGTATTAATACCTTATCATCCATATTTATTAATTCTCCTTTTTAATTTTATTTATTTAAAACTGTTATTTTATTTAAATTTCATTTGACTGTAAATACTCAAGATTTATAATATCTAATGATTTTAATATTCAACTTTATACTCACCAGATATTTCAATACCTTCATTTTTTAAAATAATATTTCCATCTACAAAAACTGTTATTGTAACATTTTCTAATTCTACTTCCCCACTGCTTAATTTACCTTCAATAGAAACACAATACGTTCCCTCTTTAAGTATCTTAAAAACTTTTTTAAGTATTTCTCTTTTATCCTCATTTTCTAGAATTAAGTTAAATTTAACATTATGTTTCTTAGATGGATAAATTATAAGATTAATTCTATCTTCTATTTTATATTCAGTCATTCAAACCTCCTTTTGATATAACACTATAGCTATTTTATTCATTTATAATATTTAATTTGGATAGATTTATTTTATATTTATCTAAATAAGAATTTCCTTTGACCACATCAACTGCTTCATACCATAAATAATCTATATCTTCTTCAGATATTTTTAATTGTTCAATAGACTCTTCTTTCATTCTATCCATCCAGTTCTTAGCTTCTTTTTCTGTACAAACCCTATGCATATACACATGTATAAATTCGCCTTTACAAATTAATTCTTCTGCGATGTAATATAACCTTACTTCTTTATCATCTAAATCTTGTTTATTTTCTGATTCTTCCAAAGCTGATATTAGTCTTTCTGCTGCTTTCTCATCTTTTATATCTATATTTTTTAATATAGTTTTTGTAGACATGGTTTCTCTCCTTATTATATTTATTTTTTAATCCAACCTTCTGGATAATCATTTCTTAAAACTCTTAACCCTAATACTTGTTGAGCTTGATGTATAGCATTTTGAAAATCTCTTAACTCAGAAGGATGCTGTCTTTTTAATTTGCAAAATCCATTCCATGCATTTATCAAATTGTCCATAACCACTCCTTCTTCATAATTTAATCCATCAAGTCTTTTTCCTTCTCTATTACCATTCATTGTTATTGTAATCCCATTTAAATCTAAACTATTTTTATTTAAACTTTTTATGTAATGTATTATGGGTTTTACTACATCTTCAATATCTGCATTTACCTTTCTAAGTAAACTATAATCACCACAATCATATTCAACATAAGCTAATTGGTTTGTATCACTATCAAAACCTAATGATAATTCTGTTTTACTAGCTATAGGTATTAAATCTCTTTTGCAATTAGGACATACTATTACATCTTCATTTAAGAAATAATAGTATTCTTGTAATGTTTCTTCTACATTGAAGTATTTATTACAATTCTCACACCAAAACCTCACAGTATCACTCCTTTTATATTTATAACATAGACTCTATTTTATTTATCTCTAATTCAACCTTCTTTTCATTAGATAATAATTCCATTAATTTTATTTCCATCTCTTCAAGTTTACTTCTTTCCTCATTTATAGTTAATATATCTAATTTACTTTTTATATCATCTATCCAATCTTGTACATCATAACCACTCATTACAAGATTGAAGCCTAAATTTTTAGATGACATATTATAAGAATGTAACATAGATGCTAATAATATTAATTCATCTTTTTTTAGTACTTGTATATTAATTTTCTTATTATTCCAATTCAATATACAATTAGTTTTTGGTGTAAATTTTTTTATTGAATCTAACTTTTCTTTTTTTAATTTTATTTGTTCTTTTAAAGTTATTATTTTATTATCACTATTCATTAATTATTTCCCCTCTCTATATAATCTTCCATTTAATAAATATGTGTTTAAATATTGTGGTCTTATTTTGTTATATAATTCTTCTAAATTGTTATATTTTTCTTCTCTATAACCATAAGTATAGAGTGTGCTACGTCCTTTTAAATATTTAATTCTACCATCAGAATATATTCTTACTTTTTCTCTATTTGCATAAAATTCAATTCCCCAACATGTTTTATCATCTTTCATTTTTTCTTTAAATTCTTCTAATGAATACTCTATATATTCATTTTTGGATTCATCTATTGGTGAATAAAAATAACTTCCTTCCATTTTATGAAATATATCAGCGTAATTTTCATGACAATCACTATCTATAATACTTATTAACTTATTTAGTACACTTCTAAATTGTTCAAAATCATCCCTCTCAACATTATAAAACCAATGATATTTACCTGTACATTTTTTACCATACAAACTATAATAATCAAATTTCCCAATGTAAATAAAAGTTTGATTTTGTTTAGTTCTATATGTTGCCCCAATAATTAAATCTTTTGCTTTTATAATTTGTTTATTATGTAATATCTTATTAAATTCGGTGATTTCTTTATAATCTGGAGATGATATTGGTATTAGTATTAAATCCTTACCATCCCATCCATATACAAATTCTCCCTCTAATCCTTTTCCTTTTATAGAGCTTGTATTTTCTAATATATATAATAAATTTTCTACTGTTATTTCAAATTCAAATCCTCTTGAATCATAAATCCTAACATAAGTTTGTCTATGATTCCATCCTGTATTATAACCACCTATTTTTTTATTTAATACAAATCCTGACATTGGAGTATTTTTATATATTAAAGGTTCTATATTTTTATCTCTCCAAGAATTCCAAGATTGTTCTTTTCTCAATTTTCCATTTTCATCCTTATATATTACATAAGCAAGTTTACCTGTATAAGTCCCATTTCTATTTTGGAATCCTATAATTATTTCTTTAGGTATAAATATATTATTCATAGCATCCCTTTCTATATAGAATTACTTAATAATCCTAGTTTTTCTAATATACTTATTCTCGCACTTTCAAGTTCGCATTCTTCACAATCTTTTCTTGAATTTCGCATTTCATCATAAGCGCATCCTCTCTTGCAAGGGTTTGATGACAGATAAGCATCTATAGCTCTTATTTCGTTTTGATTTAGCTCTATTGTTTTCATAAATCGCTCCTAAATACTTTTTTAATTCATACATTCTAACATTTCTTTTCTATATATACTGCTATAAACTATTTTCTTTGCTATTATCTCCATTTCTGATTTAGCTTGTTTTTCTTTATAAGAAAATGTATTAATATACTCACTAAGTACTTTTAAACTTTCATTCATAGTATCTAAAGTCTCTTTTAGTGTTTCTATTTCAGATGTCAATCCTTCTCTTTCAGCTAATAATTTGTCCTTTTCAGATGATATTTCATCCATTATATTAATATATTCTTTTTCGGTTTTGTCTAACTTTTTCAATAAATTTTCAATTATCATTAAGTCAGTTTCTCTATCAATTCCATATTCAACTCTATACAATGTTATTATTTTTGTATCTCTCAAATCTGTTATTAGTATGATATTGTCAACTAGCCTAAAATTTGTTTCAGTATATTTATCATTAAATCTTCCTGTGTAAATCAATCTACTTTGTTCAAACATCTTATTTAAATCTTTTTGATATTGGTCTTTGTTTAAATTTAGATTCTGCTCTACACAATTTTTCTCACACTCTTTAATTCTCTCTATATATCTTCTTAGTGCATGGTTAGTTACATTTATCATTTTATCTTCTCCCAATCTACAAATTTATGAATATTAAAATTTAAATCTATATAATATAAATCATATTGTTCAATATTTTTATTTTTAAGTGTTAACGAAGCTCTCAAGCCTCCTAATGTCTTGAAACCAATTCTATTACCATTACCTATATAAAAATCTTCCATATCTTTATTTTTCGCAAAATAAATCCTATTCATACATTTATACCTCTATTATTTTGTATTTTATTTAGTTTATATCTTTAACATATTGTATTTAGTTCCTCTTCCTTATTTATAATAATAACATAACTTTTCATTTATTTCAATAGTTATTTTGTATTTTATTTAGTTTATAATTTTATTATTTATATTCGCATGATTAAATACTTTGTGTATATCTTTTTAATAATAAGAAACTTCTTTACCTTCCTCTCTAACTCTTAGAAAAACAGGAAATCTTAAGGATAGTTCACCTTTTTCATTGTTGGTTTCCTCGAAAAATTTTACTTCTATAACTCTTCCTAATATCTTATTTTGGTTAATAAAATAATACTTACGTTGTTCATCTGTAAATCCAGAGCCAACTCCTAATCTATATCCTTTATAATCACATATTATGTTGCCTAACAAATCCTTGTATTTACCATCACCTTCCTCTATATCAATACATCTTATATCACATGTATTAAACACCTTTACTTTAAGTAAACTTTTTACACGTTTACATTGATATGATTCATCAGATATATTAATCATTACTCCCTCTTCATTATTGGATATCATTTCACTTAAATATTTATTAATCATTGTAATATCTCTACCTTGATATAATGGTTCTAAATATTCAATATATTTTAGTTCATTGATAAGTCTTTTAAATATCCTTTCAAGTTTGTTTTTTCTAATATAACATGGTGTTTTATCTTCTCCTGCATAAAAGTCATTTATATTTTGAACATAGTCATAACAAACCATTTTTAATCCTGTTTTAATACCTTTAACTCTACATCTTTTTAAAGTATCTTTAAATCGCTCTTTAGAATTTTTATAGATACCTTCTGCAAGTAATTCACCATCATAAACTCCTACAGGCATTTTAATAAAATCTTTCTCTATATCAATTAAATTTTCTATTATCTGTCCTTGTCTGCTAAATATTTTAATGGAGTTTTTATCTTTAACTACTATTATTCTTGTTCCATCCAATTTAGTTGTTAAAATAAATTCTTTATTACCAAGTTTATCTTTATTTTTATCATAATTTTCTGCTAACATTACCCCAAATTCTCTTACAAGTCCTGGCATTATTTTATTTGCAGTTTTTGATGTCAAGCCTAATTTAATTGATTTTGTAGCTAATCCAATTATAAATTTTTTCAATTCTTCATTTTGATTTGCAAATACTTGTATAGTTTTAATGTCAGTGTCTCTTCCTGTGTTATTTTTAGATAGGTAATCAATCATATCATATACATTATTTAAATTACTATAATTAACACTATTTAATGACTTAGATATTTTCTTTTTAGATATTCCAGTTACAATATATGTATCTAAAAGAAATTGTAAACATTCAACAAACATTCTATTATTTTTATATTTTTCTAATATTCTCTCTTTTTCTTTTCTACTAGATGTAGCTGCTAAAATATCAAATATTTTTTTTATTTCTAAAAGCTCTTTCATTAAAAACCTCCTTGTACCTACTAGGTAAAATCACATTAAAACTATTGTTTTAACTTAATCTTCAACCTCATACCAATTCCAATCTATAAAATTTTCAAAAACATACTCCCATGCGATTTTATCTATATAATCCTCTCTCTCTTCATCAGACATATCTTTTAAATCATCATCATCTATTTCAAACTCTAACTCGCAGTCTGAGCCAACTTTATTAGTTTTAACACATACATTTACTCTCATATTTAGCACCCTCCTATTTAAACTAAACTTTTTCCCCAATCAAAACAGACTTTAACTCATTTTCTTTATCTTTAGAATAACAGTATCCATTATAATTATTTGCACATGTTAATAATTTACATTTTATTATATACTCATTTATTATCTTACCATTATGATGTATAGACATTATTTCAGCTAGAGTTTCTCTACAATGTCTACATGCAAAATCATAAGTTTCTTGTTGATTTATTTTTTTTAATCAAACAACAATCTTTATCTTTTAAAAATTTATGCCTAAATATACATCTTAAACTTTTAATAAAATATCACTCCTTATATATTTATTATTCTTGTCATACTATTGTCATCATTGAAAACACTAGTTTTCATTAACAACATCTTTTAGTTTAACTCTTTCTGTATCTGAAACAATAGACCATTTTGGCTTGTACCCAAATTCATCTACCCATTTAGAAAGTACTTCATTTACTCTATTATTTAATATATCTATGTGTTCTTTCTTTATATTAAGTATCCAACCGTCTCCAACTTCTCCATATTCATCATCTATTTCTTCTTGAACATTCCACAATATATTTTCTACATCTAAATCTGGAAGACCACCAACCTCTTCCTTTTTTCCAACATAAACATATTTCCCACATTTTTTCATTTTAGCTGCTTTAATCGCTTCTTTTTTACTTTCATACTCATCACTATTAAAATGTTCGTCATCCCAACTATATAGCCATACATCTTTATTTTGCATTATCTCTCTCTCCTTTTATTTATTTTCTTATATCTCTCTTAAAGTAATTCTATATTTCCCATATTTAATCTCCCCCTTACATGACACCAATTGTGAATCTACAATCCACTATCATAAGAATCTCTCTCAATGTTTTGCCTATAAATGTATGGTCACTATCATAAATATTTCCTGAAATATTTTCGCATTCAAATTTATATTCTAATAGAAACTCCCTCATTAATTCATTTGAATCTAAATCCTTTGGATTCGGAACTTCCAATTCATCCCATCCACATGGATGAATATTACATGGTACATAAATAGTGCCTCCAAATTCCTCATGTGACAACTGGCAAATTTTTATAATAAAATCATCAGTAAGTTCATCTTTTTCACAAATCTTTCTAAAGTTGAAATCCATTCAATAACCTCCTATTTTCTATAATTTGATTTAACTACTCAAAAATCTCCACATATTTAAATGGTATATACTCACATAACCAAACATTGTTTTCAGATAAGTAAAACTTATAACCATTTTCATACATTTTACCTGTATTAATTTTTAAAATTACAGGTGTACCATGTCTTTTACCAACTTTAATAGCAGTATCTATATCCCTTGATAAATGTACATATAGTCTACTTTGTTTAATAATACCTTCATTTTTAATATTGTCTAAAAATCTAGTAGCTGTTCCATGATAAAGATATTCTGGTGGTTCTAATTCTTTCAATTCAACATCAATATTAATTGAATGTCCTTGATTTGCTCTAATCTTACTTCTATCCTCATTAAAACTGTACCTTTGCTTATTATCTTCTTTAACTATTTGCTCAAGGATTTCTATATTAATATTTCTACCAGTATTATTTATTTTTTCAATCAATTCATTAACATCTGCATATCCATAATCATCTAGTTTAATTCCAATAATTTCTGGTTTATGTCTTAATATTAAACTTATAAAAATAGATAACTTATCTTTTTTACTCATTGACTTCACCTCATCTTCTTTAGCTAATATTTCAGCACTATCTATACATCTCGCCACAATTTTTACATTGATACATAGTACCTAATTGTGTATTAAGTTCATATATATCTCCACCACAGTCACATTTTTTAATTCTTATTGGATTTTTCTTCATTTTTAATCACTCCTTTTCTATTAAAATCTTGATTTTAACTTCATTATTCTTATTAATATTTAATATATTTACCTTTGCATTCTACAATTAACCCTTCACTATTCCTATCGTTAATCCAACTTAATTTACATATCTTATTAACCTTAAAACATTTCTCTTCATTAGTTAAACATGTAGTACATTTGATTATCTTTCCTAGTGTTGGTAATGGTTCTCCCATTTTCACCCTAATTATCATTTCATCCATTTTCTTCTCCTATTCAATACTAAGATTATATTTTTTGATTACATCTTTATTTTCATAAAAATTACCTATGATTTCTAATTTCCTATCTTTTGAAAATATTTCACTTAAATTAAAAGTATATTTTCCACCTATACTTTCAAATGTAACTGTTGTTCCTTTTATTAAAGATAAATCCACTAAGCTTATTTTCCAAACACCATCAAATATGAATTTAATAATATCATATTGAAATATCTTTTTTCCAAAATAATCTTTTAGTCCTATATATTGCATTACTTTTAAATCTTCCATTCTTGGTATGCAAATATGGTTATGGTATTGTTCAGAATATCCACTTTTTATAAACATATCTTCTGTTAGTAATCTTAATTCTTCTCCATGTATCATTCTAAATCCATTCCAAATTCTGAAATCTAACTCCACTTAACCAGCTCCTTTGTTTTATTCTTCTGTCGTATCTAACAATCTTGTAACTTTTTTTACAGACCAATCACATGGAAGTAAACCCTTGTCTATTAATTCATATAGCATACAATTATGTTCATCAAGATTTTTCATATATCCAAGAGGACAATTTTTGCAATGTTTAGATTTTATACAAATATATTTAATAATATTTAAAGCACTTAAAGTGTTCTCTATATCTTTTTCTGTTAATTCAGTTTGATTTTCCATATGTACCTCCCTATAATTTTTCTAACATCTTACAATTTTTCTTATTACATTTACCTCCACAACCACATTTTTCAATATTTCTAAACCAGCCTTTGTGTATTTTTCTTTCAGCACAAAGCTTTTTTATTAAGTTAAACTGATATTCTTCCACTTTTCACTCTCCACACATTATGTTTTGCATTTTATTTATTTGTTAGTTTTATTGAAAATATAAATTTACAATATATTCTATCAGCTATTCTAAGATTTAATAGTGACTTAGAATAGCTTAGTTTCTCTATAATAAATAATTTTAATCATTGCATTCTTCTAACTAAATAATCCATAGTTCTTCTAAATCCATTCTCTGCCTTTAATATATAGACTTCTTTAAAATCGTTTTCTATATTTTCATATCCATTTAATTTATTTATGTACTTAATTATTATATCAAATGAAACTATTTCAAAAAACAATATATTTTCTATGACATATTGAATTTTTTCTAAATCCTTTTCTTCTATGTACTTTATAAGTTTTTTAATTTTAATTGGCAAATCAGCATCATCTTTTGTTATTTTAATCATTTCAACACGCTGCTCATTCTTCTCCAATGAATTTCCCTGAAATTTATTTGTCGCTTTTATTATACTCATCTGCTTCTCCTCTCTAACCCATTATATTTATATTATATCATATCGAACAACCGTTCTGTATATTTTTTCTAAAATTATTTTTATTTTTTTGATTTTTGATTTTATAGATTTGTTGAATCTTTTTATAAATGCACTAACATGCACATTTATAAAAAGATTTTTATTCTCGATTAGTCTTTAAATTATGATACCTCTGATGATATGCTTTATAGATATTATTTGCATCACCTTTCAAGCATTTTAACTCTAAATATTTTTTTATTTCAGGAATAGACCAAGATACACACTCATAAGCTTCTTGTTCATACATATCGTATATTATCCCTGATTTTTGTAAAGTCTTACCAGTCAGATGTATGTCTAAATCTGAAAATGCTACTGATAAAGTTTTTAACCTATTTTGTATTCCATTCTTACTAATAGCCTTCATACCATTATCAGTTAATTTGGTAGGTCTAGTTTTTATTACATATTCACAATCCATGTTAAATTTATATTCTGTTTCTTTACTACTTCCTTTTATTTCACTTTTAGTATAATAATCTTCTACAATAACATCTTCTAATATTTCTTTCATATAATCATCACAAATAAATCTTCTATCTGGAAGGTCTATATATGAATAATCTTTTGCTATATCTGACACTTTCAAATATCTTAATTCTATATAATCTTTTCCCATTATACCTTCAAAGAGAGCATATACTATAAATTTATCTTGAGCATTTAAAAATGCACTACATATATTTTTTATTTGGTTTCTTGTAAAATATTTATTGGCATTAAATTTTATCATATCTGTATATTTATTAGTATCTATATTTATATTACAATTGTTCTCTTTTAATATTTCTCTTAAAATTCTTAAATTAGTATATACGGTTGTGGTAGATTCTCCTATCAATCTTCCTTTTATAAAACTATCTATATTTTGTTCATTTAAATTACTTATTTTATCTATTTTAGCTTTAGTTATAAACTCTTCTAAATACGCATTTATTCTATTGCGTCTTACTTCTTCTTCTCTTATTGTACTTTCTAATTTATTAATCATTTTTTTATCCACTCCTTTTTAAGCATATATAATAAATTATAGTACAACATAATCTATAAGTACATATTATTATGTTTTATTTAGCTTAATTGTTCTATAATTTTATAATGTAAAAAATTTATCTTTCAATATTAATTAACATCTCCTGTTTTAATGATTGATATATTGGATTATCTTCAGTCATTTTTTTTGTATTACTATCTTTGTTTTGATGCATATAATGCCTATACATTGTTTCTATACTCTTATTACCTGTAAACTTTCCTATCTCTTCTAATTTTACACCTGTTTCAGACATTAACGAAACAAAACTATGTTTAAAACTATGTGGGGTAACATGAGGCAATTCAGCTAACTTCAATGCTTTTTCTATAAGTCTTTCAATTGACCTTGTTGTTAATCTTGAATTATTTTTAGATAAGAACAAAGCATTGTTGCTATCTTTACTATCTTTTTTGCCTTCAATTTGGTTTCTAAAATATAAAAAATCTCTATACATTTTTAATACTTGTTTATTTAAACCTACATTTCTTTTTAATTTTCTTTTCCCTATTACTTCAAAATTTCCATTCAAGAAATTTATATCTTTTATATTCATTTTTTCTACTTCATGTATTCTCATACCAGTGAAAATAAGTATGTTTATAATCAGATTATCTCTGCAAGTATCATAGCTTTTATTATCAACATATAATTTATTCATAGTTTCTAATAACTTAATAATTTCATCTTTAGTTAATATCTTTTTCTCAGATTGAATCTTGTCTCGTAATTTTCTAACGTAATTAACTTGATTATCTTTAATTTTACCTTTAGCTCTGAGGAAACCACAATAAGCTTTAAATGATGCTCTTTTTCTATTTATTGTAGATGCTTTCATTCCTTTTTCTTTTAATAAGATAAGCCATTTTTCTTGTATATCTGTAAAAAGTACTTTATCAAGTTCTTCCATTGTACAATCTTCTTTTTCAAATAAATATCTTATGCCTTCTTTTACATCAGCCCTATATGCTTTTATTGTTTTTTCATCTCTATCATTATATAACTTTAAATTTAATAAAAATTCTTCTAGGGCTTCTATTGCAGTCATATGTATCACATCCTTTTCATTTTATATTTATATCATATACCTATTTTATTTAGTTGTCAACATTTTTCAGTAATTTTATATTTTATTTAGTTTAATTAATCTTATCAAAATATAAAAATTTTTTTGATAAGATATTAAATTAAAACTACGATTTTATTGTCATTCTTATTTATATTAAAATAAATTCTTAGATTTATATTTACATAACACAAATAACACATTTAATGAGTTTATTTTTTATTCCACTTTTTTAACATATTACTCAAATCAGACTCATTTATTTTATTTAAAGCTATTTCTATAGCTAAATTTTCTTTATCATAATTCACATCTATATTATATTTGTCACAAAGTATTAGCAATGTAGCTAATCCAGTTCTTTTATTTGCATCTATAAATATATGTCCTTGTATAATACCTACTACAATATGAGATATTTTTTCTTCAACTGTAGGATACATAACTCTACCAAATACCTCCTGGTTTATACCGTCAATTATACTTATAGCAAGATTTTTATTTCTAATACCTATTCCAGCTCCGCCATATCTTTCAATCATCTTTTTGTTAATTTTACATATATATTCAAGTGTAATCATTTACTTGCCAACCTTCTGAATACATCATCATTTTCTTCTATACACTTATCTATTTCATTATCAGAAACCGGACAAAGATTATCTAATTCTTTTCTAATTTCTTGACTATATATATAACCTTTTGATTTTATAAATTCAAGTACTTCATCTATTGTTATTTTATCGACCATAATAATGCCTCCATTTTATATTATAGTTATATTTATATTACCCTAAAATAGTAATAATTACAACAATACAAAAATGTTATTTATCATACTTATTTATGTATTCTAATAATGCCATGCTCATCAAATCAGATTTATTAAACTCTCTAAATTTTTCACAAAACTCATCAAATAAGTTCCATGCATCTTTATTCAACCTAACTGTAGTCCTTATAGCATCTTTTGAAGGTAAATCAATTTTAATACCATCCTGTACAACTTCTATTACATTTGTATCTTCTTTATTCTCAAACCAATTTAATACATCTTGTATTTTATCATAGTCTTTTGCTAAAGAGATTATATTATTTTTAAATTGGTTGTCAATTACTATATTGTGATTATTGTCATCTTCTATTGTCATATTAAATGTATTATCATTATTACTCTGTTGTCTATTGTTTACTACCTTTGTCATACTATTGTCACCAATAAACACATACTCATCATTTATACGTTTATAACCTCTTTTAGTAAGATATTTTCTTATGCTACTTTCAGACACACCAAGCCCTATAGCAACTTTAGTCAAACTCTTACTATCATTTAACTTATTATTAATATATTTAACTATATATATTATATCATTATTTTTCAAATCATTCCAAGTCACGTAATCACCTCAATTTAAGTATACTACACGAGATTACGATTGTCATACTATGTTAATCTTTTAATTCTACGTTTAATCTACATATCTTTCTAAACTATATCATTTTTTTACAATATTACATCTATTAATAAGTAAACAATAAAGTCAATATGCTGTAATTTAGTATATTGACTTTATATATACTTACTACAAAATTAATCCTAAAGTGCTGTTATACTTTAACTTATTACTAGATTTTAGTACCATATATCCTTCTAATTTATTTATTAATTTCAAGTAACACAATCTATTAAATATAAATCCTGACACTTGAATTGAGTCACGTTGCAAATCTATATCTTCTCGATAAAAATCTTCCTCGAGAATAATTTTACAGTTTGTATCAGTAGCTTTAAAAAGCTTAGATGCTTCGCTCTCATTATCAACAATATGTTTATAAGGTTCGAAATTAAATATTAAATCCAAACCATCGAAATTAGCTTTATACATACCAAAAATATTCTTAATTTCATTATCACAATTTATAAAACTATCTTCAAAATATTTTTTAACTACACTATTATCATAATATTCATTCAAAATATTTTTTCTAATACTCATCGTAAAAATAGATTCTGTCTTTAATATTTTATTTAAAATAGATTTAGTTGTATTCTTAAGTTTGTCGTCATAAATTTCATCTTTACTAGGCAGAATATAAAAATTCCCATATTCACATTTATCATTACTATTACATTTACTCATTCTTTGTATTAAACTATCCATAGTTGCTAAATCACTTATTACTATATTGAAATCTATGTCTAATGATATTTCTTGAGTAGATATCCAAACATCACCCTTTTCATCAAATATTTTATTATATTTTTCTTCTTTATCTTTAAATTTAAACCTATCATGCAAAACATTTATATCTGCATCATTATATTTATTTGATAAGTTTTCTTTTAAAAGCTTATATGTGCTATTAGCTGAGTCAATAGTGTTTTTTATTATTAAAATTCTCTGTTTCTTTTCTAAAGCATTTTCAACTATTGATTTGATTTCTTTTTCTTTTATAAAAGAAACCTTTACATTTTTACCTTCACAAATATCTTCTTCCTTGTTGCTCTCAATAAAAACTATCTCCCCTTTATCAGTGATATTTTCATTACATTCTTCTTGAAAAATAATTCCCTTGCTTATCATTTGCTCTTTATATGATTTTGGAAGCATAGTTGCCATTAAGTGAAAATCAACATTTAAATACTTACATGCAAACTGTATAAAATATATTAAAATTAAAAACATCTTTGGATTCAATAAATGAACTTCATCAACAGTTATAGATGCATTTTTTACAGATGCAAATATCTTTTCATACCCTGGAAACTTAAACATACTTAATAATAATTGGTCAATAGTTGCAATTAAATATGGTTTACAAAGATTCAAACTCAAATCTATATCTCTTAAAGTTACTTCACAATCTTGTTCATTATAATTTTCACTATATGAATATAAATTTATATCTCCATTAAGTAATCCAAGATAATCATTTTTAAATATATTTTTTATGTAAAAACTTTCGGATGGAAATTGATTTGGAACTAAAAATAATTTTCTTTTAAAATTCTTTCTACAGTCAGCAACTTTTTTCCCTGACCCAGTAAATGCAACAGTCAGAACATTTTTTCCAGAAAATTCTCTCAGCCTTTTTTGTACAATATTGAACTCTATATTATTATTTTCTAAATTATCATGATTATTATAGATATCATTTAAAATCATTTCATCAATTTCTTTATCAGTAAAATCGTTATAAAATTTTATATCTTTATTTGTGCCTTGTGCAACATGGTCTATTAAATTCAACATACCTTTATACAAAATATAGTTAGCTCTTCTTTGATTTAAAACTGAGTCATCTATTTGACCATTACTATAATCACTCTCTATAACCATTTTTTCACTTAATTTGTCTAAGTAATCATAATCTAGCACATCCTCATTAAATTTAAAATCTATATTTAAAATTTCACTTATATAATCTTCTATATCTTTCAGATTAAATGATTCTTTGTTTTCTAAAATTCCATTGTCAATATACTTATAAATTTCTTCTTGTACTTTAGTAGTAGTTAATTTCATATAATCTATATAGCTTCCATGATGCAGCATTATGTTTTTATATATATAGAATTCATCTTCTTCTGATAAGTTCATTTTTTCTAATATTGATTTTAAAAATGCTCCAGAAAACACATTGTGTCTTGCTATCTTTTCTAAAGATTTTTTTTCAAATTCTAATTTTTTTATTTCTTCTTTTGAAGAACTAGATGATATTTTATTATTAATTTCTATTTTTTGTTGTGTAATTAAATTAATTTTCCCTAAATCGTGCAAGGCACAACACACCTTTAACATTTCTATATCTTTATTTGAATATAAATTTGATTCTGATATAACTTCTAACACTTTAAACAAATTCTCAATATGTTCAACTAATGTTTGTTCTTGTTGATTAGTAATTAAATTGTATGACTTAGCCAATATTTCTTTTTTCATGGTAAACACCCAACTTTCAAGATAATTTAAAAGCATATTTTACTATAATTAACATAAAAAATTATCTTTATATATTTGTAACACCAACATATACTTATTTCTCTTTTGATTGTATCATTTTAAAAACATCTGTTTGCAGTAAGGAAGCATACATCTTTTCTACTATAGGCATGGCCTTTTTTCTAAAATCTTCTGATAAAACATAATTCTCATCAATATAAGATTCTTTATATGATATAATATCAAAATTTAATATTTGAAGAGACTCTACATAATAGCTTTCAAATTGCTTAATGTTTTCAACTAAGTCTTTTGAAAAATGTATAACATCATATGACTTAACTTTGTTAAAATCAATATATCTATTAGAATCTGTATAAAAATCAATATTTTCAGAAGTAAGTTTTAAAATATTTGCATTACTATGTATATCTATATCATAAGGTATTGGGTCTCTAACCAAATCTGGACAAGCTAATGTAATAACAAACCATTCAGAGTAAAATTCATTTTTGGGGCAACACCATAATCCACCTTTTATTTTATTTTGCTTACTTACTCCATTAGGTTTTTTAAATTTTTCTTTTGATATTTCTCCTATTCCATATGTAAAATACATGTTTTCCCTCTTTTCCATAAAAATTAATATTATTAGTTATATTGTACATTACCATATCTTATTTTTCTATTTATATTTTATTGAAATTTAATAAACAAGTTAAATCAATTATTATTAAGCAAATTATTAAAAAGAATAATATCATGATAATAATAATTTTCTATACTTCTTTCAACTATTACTTGCAATTCTTGTTTACGATTTTCAATATTCTTTTTTATTTCTTCTGAAAAATCTGACAAACTATCTTCTAGATTTCTTTCAATTAATTCGTCAAAGCTGTCTTTGTTGAATTTTTTATAACTTTCCCAATCCAAATCTTCATTTTTAATTTTACACCATTTTTCAAATTCTTCATAATCATTTAAGTAACAAGGTTCTCCTAGTAATTCATTAACACTTATTTTTTCTTTGTTTAATTCACAAATAAAAATTTCTCTTTCATAAATATCTTCTACATATTTAAGCGAGTTATGAACTGATATAGCTTCAACTTTACCTTCTAAATTTATATATATTCTTATAGTATTATCTTCTGCTAAAAAACTTTCCTTATAAACTTTTATAGCTTCTTCTTCTATTTTATCTATATTCTTATCTATTATTTTTAAAAATCTTTTTATTTTTTTATAATTCATCTTAATTCCTCCTATTTTTAAATTCTATTTTATAGTTTTTGAAAATAAATTTAATTACACCTAGTATTCTATTTCTATTAATTTATTTTTATCCTTTAGATACTGCTCAATACCTTCTTCAACTTTACCTCTAAGCTCTGATAATTCGTCACAAAATTGGTCACATTCACTAGGCTGCTCTAAGTCTAAAATTTCATCATACTCTCTTGTAAAAATTTTATGGTTATATGGTATATATATAGTATATTCTATATATCCTTTAAATCTAAAATCTTGACTCATTTTCATATCTACCTTTAAATCATTAACTTTAATTGTGCAATTTTCTATATTTTCTATTTTAAATCTAAAATCAGGTATATAATGCCACTCTTCTTTAAAATATTTCTGCATATCAATTCACCTCTTTATAATTTCTCTATATTTATTATTTTTATTATAGAACTACAAACATCTTCCTCGTTTTTTTCTACCACTTCAAATTCAATATTTACATCTATATCATAATCTTCACCTAATCCACAATATGTATAATTACAAGCTCTTATATATTCTTCCGTGTCTCCAGATGTGAAGAAGTCCCAACTATTTGTTCTTTCTACTGTTCTAGCATATAATTCTTGTACCTCATTATCAAATTCAATTATATTAAATTCCCCCTTTTTTAAACTTTCTATTTCTTCTAAAAATTCTATTATTTTATTTTCCATTTTAGTCATCTCCATTTTTTAATTATTTTTATATACAACAGTTCTTTCGCTCTTTTCAATTTTTGTAAGATACTCTAAAAATTCTTTAATTTCTTGCTTGTTTATGCCTATAAATTCGTGTCTAATTTCACATTTTTCAATACGTGTAGAATATTTCTCTTCTAATTTATAAAACCTAGGTCTTATATTAGCTATAAGGTCACTTTCTATATTTTTGCTACATAAGCTATTTACATATATTAAAATGTTTTCTATATTTTCTATGTCTACTTTGTCACCCTTTGAGTAATAAAATTCAAATTTCAATCTTATTCCTATTCTACTGCTAATTTCACCATGACTCCATGTTTCAATTTTTAAACTCTTTCCAGATATTTCTTTAACGCACCCCACGTGACCGTTTGCACAATCTTTAAGACTTATATCAAATATATCATTGTTGATTTTATTAATCTCTTTTTCTATCATTTTAACATTCTCTTTATTAACTTTTAAATCTAATATTGTACTAAAATCTATATTCATGTTTTAAACCTCCATTTATTTTATATTTTAATTATAACATCTGTTGGTGAACTATATTTGTACCAATCCAAAATTTTTAACAATTTACTCCTCTATAAAATAAATGCCATATTAATTCTATTTTTCTTGATATTTCTTCTATTTTTCTAATACTTTCAACTTTAGATTCTTTAATTTCTTTAAATCCATTTATGAAATATCTTGGGTTTTCTTGTATTAATGTCTCTATAATAAGTTCTTTTGTTTTTTCCGTACTTGCATTAGGAACTTGTTTTATTATTTCATCGAATATTTCAACTATTTTAAGTACATTTTCTTTTATCTCATTAGCCCATGTGTTGTTAAATTTTATTTCTCTAGCTATCTTCTTAGCTTCTTCATAACTTATGTTATAATCTTTAACCTTTTTTAATTTGTGTGGTACTTGTGTTTCATATTCCAGTAAGCTCCATATTTTACTTTCTTCTACAAATTGAGAATTTTTTAATGTCTGATTTATATGAAATGCTTTTTGCTCTAAAGAATTATGTTCTAAAATATCTTTGAAATTATCTATAAAGAATTTAGCACTTTCTATACTTCTCATTCCTTCTTTTATTCTTTTAAACTTTCTTTTACATTTTTCTGTCATTTCTTCTATGCTCTTGTCTTTTACTTTATGATCTCCGTCTTTTATTTTTTTCATTTTAATCTTTTCTAGTTCGTCAACAAAATTTAAAACATTATCTCTTATTTCATTAGCCCATTCAACTTGTTTTTCAGAACCATTTAACGTTAATACATTAAATGAATTTTCTTTTATTTCTTGACTGACATTATCTTCCTCATAAATTTCTTTTGAATACATTTCAATTATTTCATCAGTAAATAAACCTATAAATTTTTTTAACGTATCAGAGTGTTGTGATATAAAATAAAAATTTTCATCATTGCAATCATAATAAATTTTTAATTCAGAAATATTACCTAATTTTTCAACACATTTAGCTCTCTTAGTTACTCCTAGTCCTTTTCCTAATCCAATTCCAAAATCATTGTTTTTAATAAATTCTTTAAAATTAATTTTGCTTGGAATTTGACTTATATAAATCCTCTTATGATTTCCACCTTGCCATAATTTATATTCTTTAAGTAAATTTTTTTCTAATAAAATTCCCATTTTTATACCTCCTTATAAATATCTAATTGAATGGTGAACTATTTTGTATCAAATAAAGATTTTATATTGTAAAACCTTTTAATTTCCCATCTTTAATAATGAACGATAAACCCATTGTAGACCATCTATAAGCATCATACAAACTTATTTTATGTATATCTTTTATATAACATATCATAATATCATTCTCCTATATAAAATTTTATGCAATTAATTAAATCAATTTTATTATCTAATTTTAAGTACCAATCTCCCATACAAGAAGGATAGAAATAGTACCTATTATCCTTATTTATATATGATATTGAACTTCCATCACTTAAAAACACTTTAATGTTTCCATTGTTATTTAACTTATTAATCACGTATATATTACTTAAATGATTTATATTACTTGATAGCTCTTTGTAAGTTGCAACTGCATTATCTAAATCTTTTTTATTATCAAAACTATAATTCCAATCGCCTAAACATGTAGGATAGAAATTATAAACTTGCTCTTTAGTATCATATAAAACTACACTTTCATCTTCTAAAACTTCAATAACTCTATCCGTAGATTCTACATAAAAATTATCTAATTCAGCAGCCTTAACTTTTGTTACTCCTGCAACTCCTACAATGATTAAACCTAATAACATTCCAATAAGTATATTTTTAAATTTCATTTTTATATCCTCCTAGTTTATAATTATGACCCCGTACAAGCCTCTATAAGCTGTTTGAAAATCATCTTAATGTATTTATACCTTTTGATTTTTATAATCTTTAAAATCTTTTTATCAAATCACTATCATTATCATTTGAACTATAATACTATAGCTATAATAATAGCGATTTGATAACTCATATATCATATTAAAAATATAATTTTAAACTCTTTTATTACTTCATGTCCTATATTAAAGATATGACACTCTTTTATATAAAATATAATCCTCATCTATATAAAATTCATTGTCATTAATTCATCGCCTACATACATTTATTGCATACTTTTATATAGTTCTTTTAAATCTTCATTTTCATCTAATATTACTTTTAAAGGTTTCATAGTATAACAACTTTTATATTTATATTTGTTTTTATTGTAATTTTCATCAAATTTACTCATATATTCCTTATACTTGATAAACAAACTGTTTAATATATCTATATCTATCAATCCAGACTTACTAAGTTTATTCATTCTCATACAACTATCTATCATACGAGCCAAAGACCAAGCCACTTCCGCAATTGCATCTTCTAACATTTGTTCATTAGATTTATAAGCATAAGAACCTTCTTTGTATTTAGTATTATTCTTCACTATTTTATTAAGATTTGTCTCTATATCTAAACCCTTACTGTAGTACTCCATACATTTGTAATGTTTTTTTATCTCTCTCGACAATGCTTTGTAAAATGTAACATTCAATTTCATTATTTTTTCTACACATGTTAATCCAACATGAAAAACTTCTCCTGTAACATTATTTTTTATTGTAGCTATATTTTTTATAGTTCTTCCACAGTGGTCACAAGCTCCTTTACCTTTTGTATAACTTATCAAAATATACTCATTCATGCTTAAACCTCCAATTATATTAAAAGTTGAATTTTATTTAGTTTATCTTATCAATAATTTTGATTGATTGAATAATCTATAGTTCTTCTAAAACCATTTTGTGCTTTTAATCTATAAATTCTTTCAAAATCATTTTGTATATCTTCAAATATATTAATATATTTTATATACTTATAAATTATGTCAATAGAAACAATTTCATAAAATAACTCATTTTCTATTATATATTTTACGCTATATAGATTATACTCTTTTACATTTTCAAAGAACATTTTAATTACATCTGACAAGTTATTATCTTCTTTTATACGTTTTATCATTTTTATTCTTTGTGTATTTCTTTGTAGTGTATTCCCATCAAATTTTTTTGATGATTTTATTATACTCATTTCCAACACCTCCTAATTATTCCAACTATAAATATCTTCCATACTTTCTATTCCATCTATCATTGCATGTATCTCGTTAAATTTATCAATAGGTATATCCTCCCACTTCTCAACATTGTATATTGAGAATAGTCTTGCAACTACAGTTCTATAGTCGTAGTTATAAGCATTTACATTATATCCTTTTAATTCTGATAATCTTATTTTTAGTAATGTTGACAATGTTCTTATATTTTTAGTCTTCAAACCTACCATATCTTTCATTTCTTGGAATTGTCTATCTTGTTTTTCATATTTCATATCTAATTTAGTTTCTATCTGATTAAATCTAGTGTCTATCTTTTTATCATTTTCTATTGATAATTGTTCAAATCCTGCTAACATACCATTTAACATTACTGGCATTAATACGTCTTTTATGTTATTAGTATTAATACTAAATGAACCATGTTTACGGATATTTGGTAATACCTCATCAGTAACCCAATCTTGAAATTTTTCGGCCTTTTTCTTTTTAGATGCAAAAATTAATTTATACACTCCACTTTCTGTTAGAAAATTTTCTCCTCTATTATTTAGTTTTCGGAAATCGTGGTCTCCGATTTCTGAATTAGTCAACTTAATTACTTGCTTTTTGTTCATTCTGCTTATGTTATCATTTACATTTTTTATGTCTAAACATTCTGCCACATCTCTTGGATTAAATAAAATCTTCCCATCAAGTTCAAATATTTCTACCTCTTTACCTTCAAATACCATTAAATTATTCATATTTTTCCTCCTATAAATTAATTATTTTTTACTTAGATTATTTAAAATTCTTTATATTGAATTTTATTTTCATTATCTAAATACATCATATTATTAATATTTTGTATTAATTGCTGTCTCAATTCTTCTCCTTTTAAAGCCCAATCTAATCCGATTAAATTTCTTAATCTAGTATTTAAAGAATTATAAGTTCCTGCTTCTCCTATTATTTTATTTTCTAAAAGGTCACATATATTTATTAAATCTGTTGCAGTCATATATTCAGAATAATTTATCATTTTTAACTCTCCTATTTTATTTACAATCAATTGTTTCCTCTATTTCTTTTAAGTTCACAGAAGATATAAAAGATAGAATTTTCTTCCTATTTAATCTATCAGTTTCAATTATATAATTTTCAAGTTGATGTAAAATTTTAATACTACTTTCCAATAATGATGATATTTCTAAAAAACATATATCATTAGATTTTGCTATATCTGTATAATAATCAAACTCTTCTTTTAACTCTTCAAATTTATCCTTGTACCCCTCTGTATCTTGATGTATTTCTATCCAATTGTATAAATCATCATCAATTTTGTCTCTTAAATCTTCTAATTTTGTAATATAAATCCCTAGACTTGAAATGTATTTCATAATTATTGCCCCCTTTATAATTTATTAGCCTGTTCCAATAATTCTAATTGATTGCTGTTTCCATATTTTGAAATAATACTTTCTGTAGTACTCCAATAGCTACTATCTAAATCCTTTTTAAACAATGATTTTATCTTAATTATTAATTTTTTCATGATTTATTCCCCTTTCAATTTTTTTATTGGAAGTGGCGTTTTTAAAGAACGCCCTAAAACTTTTTATTTAGTTATTTGATGATAGTATTAGTAGAATTTAAATCTTTTCTATACTTATCATAGTCAAAATATCTTTCAAGTACTTCTTTAGCTAAATATTTAATATTTTTTGATTCTCCAATGTAAAGTTTAGCAAATTCAATAGTATCCATATTGTTATAGTATTCTATCTCATCTCCATCTATATAGTCATCAATTATCCTGCTTTTGTAAGGTTCTAAATCTCTTGCAAAAGCTTCTAAGTTAAAATAATGGTAAAGATTTTTCATTTTTATAGTCCTCCTTTTTTTATTTGTTCTGTCCGAATGATTTATTAAAAATTTTTATTTGTTTTGATATTTTTATTATAATGCATTCTGTCCGAATGAGTCAAGTGTTTTTTTGAGTAGATTTTGCATCTACTCAGTTATTTTTTCTATTATTATTTTTTCACCATCAAAAGTTAATGTAACTTCCCTATCTAATTTAGTTATATCCATTTGTTTAACCCAATTAGTAGGAATTGTTATTCTATTTGTGACTGAGCCTTTACTTGCAGTTCCTCCACTTGTAGTAAATAATACTTTTGCTTTTCTCTGCTCATACATTCGTTATACCTCCAATGATATTATTGTTTAATAATACCATACTAAGAGCTTGTAGAAAAGACACTCAATAATTCAAGTGTCTTTTTATGTATTACTATTTAATTGATTTTAACTTTGCTATTTCATTCCAATTTTTAGATGTAGCCATTTCTACAAAGTTCATGTCATTTTTTAAAGTGTCTATTTTTTCTCCAACTTCTGTTATGCCTTCCATGTTTCTAGCAACTTGATTATAAGTTAAGTCTAGTTTCTTTTTAATTTCTTCTTGCCCTTCTTTTAAATCACTAAGTTGGTTTTCAATCCCATCAAAACGACCATCCATACTATCTAGTCTAGTATTAATCCATTTTATTTCTCCTTGTATATCATTAATACTAGTATCCATTTTTTGTAATAATTCTAATATTTTTTCATCCATGCCGTTCACACTCCTATTTTATTATTATATCATAATTTAAGTGTTGTATTCTAACACTTACTAAAATAATCTAATAAATAGTTTAAATTATACTAGTAAATATTAGATAGTTTATAACCATGTAGGTGTCAAGCAGTACAAACTATAATTTTAATGCTCAATCTTTAGTACTTTTTATAACGCAGTACCTCACAACTGCTATGTCATATTAAATTGTATTGAGTGCCATTATAGAAGCAACTAAGTTGATACCTCAATTTTTTGTAGGCTTTAATTGGAAACCTTTATTAATTTTATTTACTTAATTACTTAATGTTGGGAACACCTCACCAACTGGTATGACTAATTCATTTTTGTAGTTAAAAAATGAAGAAAAAACTATGTGTAATATTTGTGTTGTGTGCCTTTCACCATTCACACCATTAAAAGGTCAACTTAAAGGTAGTAATTTTTTAATAGTAGTTTAATATTTTTTAATAGAACCCTTTAAGATATTAGCTAGAGTTTTAAGAAGGTTCTTTGCCTGTTACTTCATTTGAGAGGTGGCTTTGTGTTTTCTTGTTCTCCCTTGCTATGATTTAATCATATATCCAAACGGATATATTGTCAATATTTATTTTTATAATTTAATAAAAAATATATCTAAACGGATGTTAATATATTTAGATATACGACCGATTGGATATATAACTGATTGTTCTTAATAAATATATATGATATTATAATAAATATAAAGAGGTGATAAAATGATTAGTGATAGATTAAGAGAACTAAGAAAAGAAAAAGGCTACACAATTAAAGAGTTAGCACAAATTATAAATGTTTCAGATATTTCAATCAGTAGATATGAAAACAACAAAAGGGATGCAGATATAAAAACATTGAAAGAGTTAGCAAAATTATATGATGTATCATTAGACTATATAACTTGTCTTACAGATAATAGAGAAAATATACAACTTGAAGAAGAAGAAGTCAAACTATTAGATAATTATAGAGAGTTAGACACTAAAAGTAAAACAATAGTACAAGAACAAATAAATACATTAAAAAAACTACTGTAAGCTAGACATATATATTCTAGCTTATTTTTATATTCAATTTTAAAAACTAAAGGTATAAACATAAGGCAATCATATTACAATACGCTTAAAATGGCATATAATAGCTTGTATAATATATTATATTGTGTAGAATGTATTATAATATAACCATATCAAAAAAATCCGACAACCTGCATACTTATATAGATATATATATCAATATGCGAGTCATCGGAAAAATTAAAAATATAAAAGTACTTAACAAAATGTCAAGTACTTTTTATGTATTATTGTAATTTTATTTTTATTTCTTCTAATTGTTCCATATTTCTAGCGACTTGGTCGGTTGCTCCATTTAGCTTTCTATTAATCTTAATTACTCTAGTTTCTATTGCATTTAACTTAATGTCAACCACATCAAAGTTATCTTTAATAGAAGTCATTTCCTCTGCTGTTGAAATAGATTGATTATATAGTATATCTTGTTTCTTTTCAATACTGTCAAGCCTATTTTCTATACTATCAAATCGCTTGTCCATGTTATCAAGTCTGTTGTTAGTTTCAACCTGTCCAATTTTTAAATCATTGATGTCCTGTTTCATTTCAGTAATATTACTATCCATTTTCTGTAATAATTCTAGTATCTTTTCATCCATCACGACCACGCTCCTTTTATTATTATAACATAATAGTTAATGTTATATACAGCTAATTGTCGTATTCTAATCAACTTGTGTCATTATAAGTTTTCATTTGTCACACTTCCTTTTGATTTTATTTAATTAATGATTTAATAATACATTACTTTCCAATTTTTGTCAATACGTTCTATTATATTTATATATTTTATTTAGTTATTGTCCTTGTAAAAATATTGCTTATCATATTGATATCACTAGCTTATGAGTACATAATTGTGTGAATTATTTTTTATATCTACTATAGTATGCGAATTTGATTAATGATTAAGAAATGTAGTGATTATGTGATAGATGCTAATAATGTAATGATAATATTAAGCTAATAATGTAAGAGTTCTATTTCTATAAACTTTTTTATTTAATAATGAACACAAAAAAAATAATAACTCATGCTATCATCTTTAAAATAACATAAATTATTATTTCTAATAAAAAGTAAGATTTAGTACCTTTTTATTCGTTTTTAACAAAGTAATTTCTTTTCTTAACATACATTAATAACGTCGTATAATAAGATGATTATGCGACGTTGACCCTAAAAATAGAAGAAAGGGGGCTATTTTTAGACTTTAGTATCAAATGATATTCATTATCATTTTGTAGTCCTTTTTCTTCTACATCCCAAATTCCATTCAGCCCTTAAAATAAACATTTATACAAAATTACACCATTAATTCAAATTTTTAAACATACACTCATGAACAATTTCAAACCGTCTCCGAGTATTATAAAACAGTGTTAATTCAATACTTATTTTTCATTAATCATGATAAAAAATAGCCCCATCTATGTTTTGAACCTATGTTATAAGGCTAAAGCATGAACATGGGGTGTATGTTTTATTTTAATTTATATGAACTATATAAAATATATATTATATCCTATAAATCAACTATAATTGTTATAAAATAATTTTAAATAGTGTATGTTTTAAATTTGAACATCTCAAAATCCTATAGACAAAATTTTAATTCTATCAAGTTATCATTTTTTACTTAAAATTCAATACAATTCAAACAAAATATACTTCATGCAATTTATTCAAGATTAAAACATATAAATATGCCTATTTTATAGAAAAATATATAGTAATTTATATAATTTTTCATATCAATTTTCGTAGACACTATACTCCAGAAAATCAATCTAAAATGATAAGTTTTATAAAATAATTTTCAAACTTAAGTAGTGTATGTATGGTTTTTATAAAAATTATTAATATTTAATATGCAATTGCATATAAATTATATTAAAATTTATAATTAAATGTAAAACAAATTGTAATATAACTTTCTTTACGATTGTAGTATATGTTGTATTACAATTATAGTTTAATAGTATATATAATTTATATTAAATTCGCATTGTAATTATATACCAATTGAAATATAATTAAACTAAATGAGCTATAAAAGGAGGGGATTTTTATAAAAAAGGATACTTATAATTTACAGATACCTATTCCAATAGAATTAGCTGATAAATTAAAATCACTAGCTGAAAAGGATGAAAGAAGTTTAAGATTGTATTGTAAAAGAGTACTACAATTACATGCAAATGAAATTTATAATAATAATAATGATATTGACGAAGCTAATACTAATAATCAAAATGAAACAGCTAAAAAAAGAAAAGTAGGAGCTTTAAAACCACAAAAATAATTTAGGGGGATTTACTTATGAAAAAAGAAAAAGTAAAAGTTGCAGTAGACTTAGGTAATAGTATGCTTAATTCAGCAGCATATATTGAAAAAGAATTAATTTTAAAAAAGTTACCAAATAAACTTCAATTTGAAAAAACAATATCACCAAAAGCACGTGTTATGAAAAAAGATGGTAAGGTAATCTACCTAGGTGTAGGAGATTTAAATAATAATGTTCTTAAACATACTAGAAAAAATTTATTAGAACAAGTTTTAGTCATGATTTATGAAATATTTCCTGATGAGGATAATCTTTCTGTGGAATTGATAACCGGATTACCACCAACTCAAATGTTTAATGAAAAATATTTGAAATTATTTCAAGATATTTTTATTCAACCTGGAGAAATAAAAATTACTATTGATGGAAAACAAAAGACTTTTGAAATACTTAATGTTGATGTTAAAGCAGAAGGATATTCAGGATTTATTTCACTTGTAGACAAGATTACTACTAAACAGAATATTCTAGGAATAGATGTTGGAGGCAGTACTACAGATTTATGTAATTATGAATATGATTATGAGGATGATATGTACTATCCTAATGTAACAGACACTATAGAAAAAGGAATCATAGACTTTGAAACAGCAATAGCAAATAAATTTAATAGTAAAAATGGTGCAGATATAAAAATAAGTCAAATAGATGTAATATTAAGAAACGATATTGATGTTATAGAGTATGAGGGTTCTAAATATAAATTAGATGATTATATTGATGCCATGTACCCTATTATTGATGATATGATTAATAAAATCACTAATAAATTTGGTCAGCTAGATGGATATTATGTTGTTGGTATTGGAGGGGGCTATAAAACATTTAATAAATATGCTAATCAATTTATAAGTAAACAACTAGAAGTCGATGATGATTCTCGTTTCTATGCAAATGTAATTGGATACCTTGAACAATAATACTAAAAATATTTAATGAGAGCCATTTTAAGACAGTTCCATGCCCGTCCATGATAATTAATTCATATTCAGAAATAAAATCGCTTAGAATAGATTTTAAAGGTCACTAATTTAGTGACCTTTTTATTATTTCTTTTGTTGTTTTTTTATTATCTCTCTCATCTTACTCGCACCTGATGCAATTTCTTTTTCAGACATAGAATATATTTCTAATTCAGTAAATCCATTTTCTTTTAGTACTTGTATATCTTTTTCTTTTTGTGTTATAATATTATTATCATTAATTGAATTTAAAGTTTTTCGTTTCGAGTCATCTGTTGAAGCTGCTACTTCATCAGGTGACTTTTTACTTTTCTTCTTTTCCCTTTTCGTCTTCATGTAACTCTCTGCATTTTCTCGAATTTTTGACTTAGACATTGCAATTTCATACACGTTATTTCCATATAAATTATTTTCATTTTGGATTCTATAAACCTTAATAAATCCATTTTCCTTTAAGACCTCAACATATTTTATAAAAGCATTTTTACTTATGTTCAACTCTCCATAGATTGTTTCCATTCTTGGATGACAGTATTTTTTATTACCTGCGAAACTAGCCAGATAAGCGTAAATAGCTTTTGAGTAAATAGGTATGTCTTTATTTCTCATAAGAAATTTTGGAGATATACCATAACCATCCGAAAGAATACTATCTTCCTCTAGTCTAACATCTAAAACCTCACCATCTTTAATTTTTATTATATTATTCATAAGTTACTCCTAGTGCAATTTGTATTCATATACAAATATTCCATTTTCAAATTTTTTATTAACTTCAAGATAGCCTCTGTCTTTCAATTCGTTCCATGCCATTCTAAACGAATATGCTCCCAAATCTAAATAGTCCATCAAAAATTGTTTAGAGAAGTAAGGTTCGTTTTTAAATGCTGAGATAGTTCCATAAAGACCTTTAGCTTTTAAGCTAATACTTTTACTTTTGAATATATCTTCTTTTACCATAGTCTAATTTTTACACCCTCCTATTTTTTTATTTTAAACTTATTATAATTTATAATTCCCATTTTTTCAAGGTAATTTTTCCCTTTACATAAACAAATAAATACAAAAACAAATATATTAAAGACTGTTTATATTAATATACCATCTCATGGTACGCCCATAGCATGGGATATCGAAAAATTCGATGTACCACGAGATGGTATATCGAAAGAATCGCTATATTTCAACGTTTTTTCGATTTTTGCCTCGATATACCACGAGATGGTACATCGAAAAATTAAAGTATCTGAAATAATTTAAAAATTATATAGTTATGCACAGATGAAAATACAAATTGTTAATAAAATTGCAACTTATCAACATGTTATCAACAACTTACTAACAACTTATCAACAGGGAATAAAACTAAATAAAATACTAAATTGACAAAAATAATATAAAATGTTAATATATAATTATAGATAAAATTAAGATAAAATATTAAATTAATAGGAGGAAATTTATATATGAAAAACATTTAACAACTAAATAAAATTAAAAAACAAAATTGAAATGGAGGTTAAAATATGAAGAAAAGTAAAGAATACAAAAAGATGAAAGGACTAGAAGATGGTAAACAAAAATATAAAAATATTAAGAGAGGATTATAGTGAATTTTTAGATGACTGGAATATAATTGGGAAAAGAAATATATATAAATGTCCAGAATGTCAATATCATGGTAATAAATGTGATAGACATAACAATGATGAGGGGGTGGCTTATGGCTTTAGTAAATGGCAATTTCAAAGGGAAAATAGATAATAAAAATATTTGGGACTACATATCTAAATTAAAAACATTAGATAGAAAAGAAGAATTTATTGATGAGATATTAAATTTGAAAGAAATAGGAGGAGTTAAATTTAGTGAAGATAAATTCTGGCAAGAAATATTTGATTTAGGGATATGTAAAGCTAATCTAAATACAACAGATATATTATGGTCAAATACTAATATAAGTTATTTTTTAGAAAGATTAGGTACATATTTGTTATCAAAAGATGATAAAAATGAAGAAAAAGAAAGCATAAAAGTATATGATACTTATACAGAATTTAAAAGGAGTATGCAGCAAGAAAAAAAAATAAGAAAACATGGAGAAGTAGTAGAATATGAAAGTGGAGATGGGGAACATTTAAAAGGGAAACCAGTAAAAATATTAAAAAATCAGAAGAATTTTAAACTAGCTCCAGATGTAAAAATAACTAAAAAAGATAGAGTAAAGTATCCTGAAATAGAAGATTATTATAGATATAAACAGTATCTATTAGATTTAAAAAACAATAAAGAGCATAGAAAAAAACTAGCAAAAGATAAAAATATAAATAATAAAGAACTCAAAATTACAAAAGGTGGTGATGTTTATAAATTTGCATTGAGACAAATGGCTATGGTTACAGATGATATGTTACAAGTAAAATTACAAAAAGATAAAAATATAGTATGGAAAGCTCCATTAAAAGATAGTGGTAATAATATTATTATGGATTGTGATTTAATAGATTTGTTTGACCCAGTACATGTAAAAGCATTATTACAAATTCCTTACAATGAAAACTTAATAGATGAGATAGCATTAAGTAAGCAAGATATATTAAATAAAATAGAATTAACTGATACACAAAAAAATATATTGTCATCATGGGAGAAGGGAGTTACTCAAAATGAAATAGCTAAGCAATTAGGTATAGCACAAAAAAATGTAAATTTACATATTGATAGAATAGTAAATAAATTTATAGACAAATATACTGAAATATATGAAGATGAATATTATTATGTTTATTTAGTAAAAGGAAAATATAAAAAATGTAGCAAATGTGGAGAAATTAAGCTAATACAAAGGTTTGATAAAAATGGAAAAAAGGGACATAAATCAATTTGCAAAGCCTGTAGGCAAGATGGTGTCCAAAATAGGGTATAAAATCGGCTGGAAAAGATATTAATATATGTAGGGGTAATTAATACTGCTGCATATAAATAAAATATATAATAAAGGTCGAGGAGAGATTGAAAATGAGAAAAAATGAATATGTAAAATTATTTCAAGAGAAACTAAAGGAAGAAGGATTAGAACTAAAACAAAAAGAAGTAGATGTAGTATTAGATGCATTTAAAGAATTAGTCGTAGATATATTTAAATCAGGTGAAGACGCTACTATAGGTGGATTTCTAAAAATAGGAAGAAAAGAAATAGAAGCATGTGAAAAAACACATACTTTACCAGGAAAAGAAGGAGAAAAATATATTGTACCAGCGAGTACTAAACCAACAGTTAAATTTATAACTTCTTTTGTAAAAGAACACATGATATTAAAATAGTTATAAACTAAATAAAATACAAAATTAAATAAATAAGCCTTAAATTAGGCTTATTATTATGGAGATATAGGAGATTATTAATGGTTCGATTCCATTAATCTCCATCTTTTAAGCAAAAAGAAAGCACATGTCGTGAGATAGCAGTAAGTCTTTCTTTTTCTTTTTATTAAGAAAGAGAGGATGATATCATAGAAGAAATAAATATAAAAGAAGTAAGCAAGATAATATGTGTTAGTGAAAATACGTTATATAAAGATTTTAAAAAATATGCTTCTAAATTAGAAGAAAATAATATTTTTTATGATGGAAAAGGTAAAAAAAGAAAGTTTTATAGAAAAAAAATAAAAGACAGTGAATATATAGCATATGATATTTTTAAACAAATTGCTTATAATGTCTGGAAATTTGATAGTAAAGTAGATATAAATAAATTATTATATTACATGGCTGTGATTCTAACTATGCAAGATATAAAGGGGAATATGAGTATATTATCATCAAATCAAATTGCAAATATAGTAGGAGTGGACAAAAATACCATATCAAGATATAAAAATAAATTAATTAAAAATAATATCTTTATGCCCTCTAATCTATCTAAAACAGTTACATATGCTACATTTAAAGATATAGATGTCTTAAGTATTAAAAGTGAATTAATTCCACATAAAGAAAATTGTAAAAATAGAGTAAATCAAGATAAAGAATTAGATAATTTTAGATATCAGGTGAGACTGGTAGCAGATAAAAATATAAACTTTAAAAGAAAAGACAATATTATAGTTGATAACAGTTTATATGAAGATTATCTAAATGCATGTAGAATTATAGCAAATACACCATTTTTAAAAGATAGAGAAAATTATAATAGAGTAGTAAATATGGTAAAACATAATAAACATGAATTAAATGTAACTCAAAAAGATAAATACATAGCATTTAATGAATTTACAAGAGAAATAGGATTGGTTAAATTATATCAAGTACATAAGACAGAATATAGAATCAATGTAATGAAAAATAAAGAGCTGTTAGATATAATTATCAAAGCTTTTAAGTATAGAAATAATAATAGCAATATCAATAATAAACTAGTAAAATACAATTCATATTAATTTTTCCCCTCACTCGCGTATTGATATATATATTTATATAAGTATGCAGGTGAGGGGATTTTTTGAAAGATATATTTTAAAGGTGACTATTATGAATTTACAATACTTTGAAAAGGATAAATATTATGTTTATAAACATTACATTATAGACCATGATGGTAAAGAGAATGTCTTTTATATTGGTAAAGGAATAGGAGACAGAATTTATAATCAAATCAGAAATGAAAAGTGGGATAACATAGTAAAGAGTAATAACAATAATTATAATGTTGATATTATTAAATATTTTGAAAATGAAAAAGATGCATTAGATTATGAGGTAAAATTGCAATTATATTATTGGAATAATGGACAATGTAAAGGTTGTGCTGATATAGATGCAGCAATAGGTAAAGAAAAAATAAAGAAACAAAATAAATTATTAAAAGAAGGATTGGTTATACAAGATGACTATTTAAATAAATGGTTATTTAAATATGAATTGGAAAATATCATCAATACATATGAGTTAAAAGATAATAAAAGAAGAGTAATGTCTGCTAATAAATTCATTAATTATTTAAAAGAATGTAATTATAGGATTGAAAAAATTAGAAAAAGAACAAAAAAGAAACAAGAAACATTATATAAAATATGTAATAAGTAGGATTTTATAATTATAATAATAAATCACAAGGCTTTAGCCGAAGTGATACCAAAGAACGTGAGTGATGCGGTAGATATTACTAACGCCTTCACTTCGTTCAGTTGTTATCCTCAGCTAAAGCTTCGGATTTACTATTTTTAATTTAATACATATGGGTTAAAAGCCCCTTCATATGGTGACATATGGTAGCAAACCTAGAATATGCTAAAAGTTAATACAATTAGCAGAGATAGCTCGTTTTGAGAAGCTCTGGTGACTAATAATAGGTATCTTACAATATAAGATGATGATGTCACTAAAAATATTAAACTACAACGTGAAATTTGTGGGATAATTACTCACCATTTCAGAACTGGAAGAAAGCACATGTCGTGAGATAGCAATAAGTCTTTCTTCCTTTTAAATAATATTTTAATTAAAAGGGAGATGTTTTTATGGTTAAATATAATGTTCATAAAGCTTTAGCAGAAAAGAAGTTATTAGAAGATAAGATAGATAGATGCATTAGTAATTTTAAAATTGTAGGTACTAAAAAAGGCTCTGATAAAAATGTATATGAAACAAAAACAAGTGTAGAAGATTTTAATGTAGAAGTTTCAAGTAAATACCAACAAATAGAAGATTTAATATATAATTATAACGCATTAGATAAAGCAATTAATATCTCTAATGCTATAACAAATGTTCAAATTGGTAATAAAAATTATACAGTTTTAGAAGCAATAAAAAGAAAAAATAGTATAGAATTAGATAAATCCTTGTTGAGACAAATGGTTAGTAACTATGATTGTATGATGTCTGAAGTAAATCGTAGAAATGAAGAAGTACAAAGAAATACAGATAAAATGTTTGAGGAAAAAGAAAAAAGTAAAGATGGAGCAGAATTTATTTCATTTTATAAAAAACAACAAGAATGGTCTTTAGTAGACCCTTTAAAAGTAAGAGAGAAAATAGAAAAGTTAAGGGATGAAATAGAAGAATTTGAAAAAGAAGTTGATTTTGCATTGAGTACATCAAATGCACTTACAATTATAGATGTAGATTTAAAATAGTCCTTAATTGGGCTATTTTTTAATTTGCAGGTTAGGCGAATAACATAAATTATAAGTTCCCATTTGATTTTGGGTTAAAAATCAAACTGCTTATATAAAAGTGATGGGTACATACAAACGAAACGATTGTACTGTATAAAAGAGAACAATAGATATAAAGCTTAAAGTTAAAAATTCAAATATAAAATCTCAAGGATAAAAGATTAAATTATTAAAATAGTAAAAATAAAATAAAAAAGTTATAGAAAATCCTTGATAAATGCTAAATGCGTTAACTTATATTAGCTATTGTTAGCTACAAGGCTGCCTAATTTGCAAATAAATATATTCCCAGTAGAGATATAGATAACATAAAAATAAAGGAGAAAATATATGAAAAATAATAAAGGAACGATTTTAGAAAAATGTGAAGTAATAAAACAAGAAGATGGTACTTATAAATTTATAGAGCATACAAAAAATGGCGATAATGAAGTGTTATCTAGTGATGTTTTTGACCAGTATATTGGAAAAACAGATTTAAATATAACGATAAGATTAAGTGAAACAATAGTCCAATAAATCAATATTAGACTATTTATTTTTTTACTTAATATATTGATAATGATATTTATGTGATAAACAGGGAGATATTAAATATGGAAGACATATTGAAGAAAAAAGAAGATGAGTCACTAGTTGACTATAGGATTAGAATACGACTGGCAAAGGTTAATAAAGAGATAGATTTGGATTGGGGAGAGATAGTTGAACTATTGGGGTTAGAATGTTCTCCAGACCATTGTAGGAAGGTTTCTTATGGGTTGAAAGAGGCTTTTGATTATCTTAATTCTAAAGTACAAGATAATTCTGCTCAAGAAGAGATTGATAAAATAAATGAGAAAATATTAGAGCTGAAAAAGATAAAAGTACAGTTATCTGATGAAAGGTCATTAGTAAATAAGAAAATAAGAGAATATTCAAGAATAGATAATATAATTGATTTATTTAATAATAAAATAGATGATATATCGCTCCATAAGCCATTTCTAAACGATTCTAGTTACAAATGCTATGAATCTTCAAATCAAGAGGCTATTATGCTAATTTCAGACATACACTATGGATTAGAGACTATTAATGCATTTAATAGATATAATTCAGAAATATTCAAGATAAGAATACAATATTTAAAAGATAAAATTATTGAATATAGTAAGTTGCATAAGATTAATAGACTGCATGTAATGCTACTTGGAGATTTAATCTCTGGCCACATACATAATTCTATAAGATTAGAAAATAGAGAAAATATAGTTGAACAAATTATAGAAGTATCTGAAATACTTAGTGAATTTATATATGAATTATCTAAAGAAATTGATAAAATTATTGTTTATTCAGTTGGTGGAAATCATGATAGGGTTCTTCCTAAAAAAGATGAAAATTTAGATAAAGATAATTTTACACTATTAATAGATGAATATATAAAACTAAGAATTAAAAGTTTAGATAATGTAATATTTCAAGAGAACATATATGATAATGACATAATAGTAACTAGAATATGTGGAAATACATGTTTCGCAGTACATGGAGATAAAGATAAAATGTTTACAGCCATTCCTAAACTGACCTCTCTTATAAAATCAATTCCTGATTATATTTTCATAGCTCATCTACACAATTGTAAAGAAGATAGTTATGGAGAAAGTGAAATTATTGTAAATGGAAGTTTTTCTGGAACAGATACATATGCTAAGAATCTAAGATTAAGTTCATATGCAATGCAAAAATTAATGATATTTAATGATGATGGAAGATTATGTACTTATAATATTAAGCTTAAATAGAGCTAATTATTAAAGGACTAATACGATAATATTCCATCATTATGATATGGTATTAGTCCTTTAATGGGCTAAATTCAATCTCCCTTCTGAGGTCAGTTTCATGCTGACCTCTCTTTTTTCATCTCAAAAGGAGAGTGATAAAATGGCTAGAAAAGGTAAAATTAAATGTTCTTGTTGTGGAGAAGAAAAGTCAGCAGCAAGAGATTTTTATAGTAGCTCTAGTAAATTACATAAGAGCTTAAGTACTTTTCCCATGTGTAAAAATTGCGTTGAAGAATTATATGATGAGTTAGTTTACAAGTATGCTGGGGATAAAAAAATAGCAGCAAAGAGACTATTTGTAATGTTAGATGTTTATTATGATGAAGACTTATATAATACATGTATTAACAAAGAAAACAAAGGAAAGTCTAAATGGTTAGGCGAGTACATGAAAACTAAAGCAAATGCTAGATATGTAAGTAAATCAAGTCTTGATAATATTAATTCAAAAAATCTAGTTGAAGATGATATTGATTCTGATTTTAAATTAAATGAAACAAAAATAAATAATGATATGGTCGAAAGATGGGGAGCAGGACTAAGAAAAGAAGATTATATGTTTTTAGAAAATAAATTTAATGAGTTTTCTATGGCATATCAATGTAAAAGACCTGCTGAAAAAATGTTGTTAGAACAAATTTCTAAATGTTTATTAAAGAGTGATGAAGCACTAAGAAATGGTGATGCTACAGGGTTTGAAAAAATGAATACCTTAATATCAAAACTTATGAATGATGCAAATATAAAACCTATTCAAGAAGCCAGTTTAGCAGAAAATGAAACGATTACATGGGGTACATGGATTGATAAAATAGAAAATTACAGACCTATAGGAGAGCCTTCAGAACAATTCAAAGATGTAGATAAAATAAAAACATATATTAATAAGTGGTTTATAGGACAAATGAGAAAAGTATTCGATTTAGCTAGTGAGGATAATCCAAATGATGACCAAGACTAGAAAGCTAAATAATAACGAAATTAACTCAGATAAAAATAAAGCTCTTGAAGAAGGAATAATTGAATGGACTAAGTTCTATAGAGAAAATCCACATAGATTTTGTATTGATTATTTTGGTCTTAATTTATATTTAGTTCAAATTATTCTTATATATATGTTTGATAAATGTAATTATGCGATGCTTATATGTGCCAGAGGGTTTGCAAAGAGCTGGATTGCTGCTGTATATGCATGTTGTAGAGCTGTTTTATATCCAAATTCTAAAATTGGTATAGCTGCATTTACTAAATCACAAGCAGAACTTATTATAAGAGAAAAGATAGAAAAAGAATTAGTAAAACAATCTCCTATGTTAGCTAGAGAGATTAAAAAGATAGAGTATAATAATAAATTTTCTAAAGTAACATTTCATAATGGAAGCACTATAGAAGCTATAGTCTCAAATGAGCAATCAAGAGGTTTCCGTTTCAATATTCTTATTGTAGATGAATTTAGATTAGTAAAAAAAGAAATACAAGATAGGATTCTTAAGCCATTTCTAAATGTAAGTAGAAATCTAAAGTTTAAAAAAGATGGAAAATATGAAGATTACCCTCCGGAGCCTAATAAAGAATTATATTTAAGTAGTGCATGGTTTAGGATGCATGAAGCATATGACAAATTTAAATTGTATGTGAAAGATATGGTAGATGGTAGAGATAAATTTGTACTTAATTGTAATTATAAACTTTCTCTTCATCATGGAATATTAGATAAAGAAAGAGCAGATGAAATGAAAAGAGAAATGGATGCTGTTTCTTGGATTATGGAGATGGAATCACTTTTCTTTGGGGAAAATGAAGATGCTATATTTAAATCATCTTATGTGAATCCATGTAGAACATTAAAAAATCCATTTTATCCTCCAACAGATTTAGAAATATTATCTGCTAAAAATGGAAAAGTTAAGTGTAATTTACAAAAAAGAAAAGGTGAGTTGAGGATAATTTCTGCTGACATTGCTGTTGCAGAAGGAGACAATAATGATAACTCAGTGTATACATGTTGGAGGTTATTGCCTGAAAAAGATTATTATGAAAGAATGGTTGTTCATATAGAATCTCATAATGGTATGAAGCCAGACAAACAAGCAATAAGATTAAAACAATTATTCTTTGATTTTGAAACTGATTTCTTAGTTATAGATACTCAAGGGGTAGGCCAAAGTGTTTTATCTGATTTACTTAGGGTTAATTATGATGATGCTAGAAATAAAGAATATAATGCGTTTTCTCATGCTAATACAAATCATTTACATAATAATTTTATTACAAAAGAGAATTATCCAGTTATATTTGAGATTAAGGCATATGGACAAATAAATCATGATTGTATAATTGGCTTACTTGATGTATTTCTAAAAAATAGAATAAAGTTACCAATAAATGATGTAGAGGCTAATGACATGTTAAGTAGTACATCTGGATATGCAAAGAAAAATTATACAGACCAAGCGAGAATGATATTACCATACAAACAAACTACACTACTTGTAAACGAATTAATAAACTTAGAAACTGTTAAAAATGATGGTCAAAAGTGGCTTAAGGTCAAAGAAAAGGGAAAAGCAAGAAAAGATAGATATTCTTCCTTAGCATATGGAAATTATCTAGCAAATTTACTAGATGGAGAATTAAAAAAGAGAAATAGTAAGAACAGTGGACAAATAATTTCATTCTGGTCAGGAGGTGGAAACCATAATAGAACTCAAAGGAGATAAAAAAGATTATACTTTAGACCAAATAAAGTACTTAAATGAACAATTAAGACAAAGAAATTATGCAATGATAGAAAACACTATAAATCTATCAAATGAAATGTATAAGATAAGAAATATAAGTAGAGACCAAGTAAGAAAAGCTATGACAGACCCTTACAAAAACGTAGAATTACTACAAAAGGTAAGTCTTTTGCTTAAAGAAACATCCGGTACATATAAAAGAATTCTAAATATGATTTCAACCATGAATACATTTGACCATTATATTATACCAATAAATATTTCTAAATTTAAAGATAAAAATGATTATGTCAACTCTTTTTTTAAGTCAGCTGCACTTCTAAAAAAATATCAACTTAAACATATTTGTCCTTGGATAACTGAAAAAGTGTTAGAACAAGGAGAAATATATCTATATAAAATTGAAGATTCAAAATGCATAATGATGCAACAAATACCAGCCTCTTATTGTACAATAACATCTAAAGTAAATGGAGTATTAAGGTATGGAATTGATTTACGAAAAATAAATAAAAAGACTCTATCAGCATTTCCAATAGAAGTTCAAGAAGCATATAAAAAATTGAATGATGGAAGATTAAAAAAAGAAGACTTAATAGAAAATAAGTATTATGAATTAAGTGATAATGCTGTGGCATTTAATATAGATATTGATTCGACAAAAGGAATACCATTTTTTAGTTTTTTATTTGATGATATCCTGGAACTCGAAGATATGAAAGATTTAAAGGGTTCTAATGCTATCATTGAAAGCATTAAGTTAATACATGGGAAAGTTCCTTATGGTAAAGATGGTGAGCCACTAGTTGCTTTTGATTTATTAAGTGCTTACTACCATGATATAAAATCAAACTTACCAGCTGGTACATCTGTAGCAGTAACCCCACTAGATATGGAAGGAATTAATCTAAGTGATGGAAAATCAAAGATTAATGATTATGTTAAAGAAGCAAAAGAATTTATATTTGATAACGCTGGAATTAATACAGCTCTTTTTAACTCAGATAAAATAAATACAGAATCAATTGCAGATGGTGTTATAGCAGATAGTTTAATACCAATGAGGATTCAAAATGAAATAGAGACATGGATAAATTATGAACTAAATAAAAAGAACTCATCAAAAGCATTCCAACTTTACTTTGTTGGTACAACTCATTTTAACCAATCTAAAATATCACAACAACTTAGAGAAAATATAAATAGTGTAGGAGATAGTAGAACAGTATATTTAGCTAGTACTGGAAAAGAGCCAATTGAAATTGCTAATTTATATAAGGCAGAACAATTAATGGAAATAGATGATTTATTGCCAGTTAAACAGGCTTCATATACATTTTCAAATAATGATGTTGGAAGACCTACTAATGAAGACAAAGGTGATGGTGGTACAAATGGAAATAAAACAGATAGAAAAGATGAAAACAAATAATAAAAGGTTTATTATTGCATTTACAAGTGATAAAAAAGACGAATTAATGAAAAAAGGATTTGCTTTTATTAACAAAAATAAATGTGGAGAAGAATCATTTTATTTATTTGAAAATAAGCCTGATGAGATACTTAATTTTAGTAAGGAAGATTTTAAAGATATAGGTTTTAGCGATGTAATGTTTGTTTAAGGAGGTGAGAGATTGAAAGTAGTTAGTATTCCATGTGGATTTGAGACATTTTCTAATGAAGAGGATGATAGAAAATTAAATGTAAAATTAAAGATTTTACATGAAGGTAAAAATTTAAATAAAACTAAGTTTAATTTGTCAACTATAAATGAAGCGGAATCAACTTTATCAGATATACCAATACTTGGATATATAAAATATGATGAAGAACAAAATGTGGTAGATTTTGATGAGCATAATATGATAACTAAAGTTGTAAAGGATGATAATGGTTATTCTATAGAGTATAAATTCTTAGAAAGACCACTTGGTGTAATTCCAAATAATACAGAGATAACTTATACAGAAGAAGATGGAAAGACATATTTAAACTGTACAGGACTTATTTGGAAGCATTATTCTAATTCAGCATATCAATTATTGACAGAGTCAAAGTCAAAAAGTGTAAGTATGGAAATAGCAGTTGAAGATGGAGAAGTTGATAAAGCTGATGGTTATTATAATATTAAAAAATTTAGTTTTTTAGGAATTACTATTTTAGGAGATGATGTTGCTCCTGGAATTGAAGGGGCATCTATAAATACATATAGTAATTTTTCAAAATATAAAAAAGCAATCTATGATATTTGCAAAGAAATGTATTCATTTAAAGGGAAGGAGGAAAATGTATTGGATAAAAAGAAAAATGATTTATTATCAATAGAAGAAATAGATACTTCTATTAATAGTCAATTAAAAAATAAGATGGTTGAGGTTGAAGACCCTTACTGGGGAGGTAAATACACAGCTAGAGAATATTATTTAAGAACTATTCTCCCTGAAGAAAAAATAGCTATATTAGAAGACAATATAAATTATTGTAATTATTATGGTGTACCATATTCTATAGATGGAGATGATGTTGTTTTAGATTATGAAAACAGAAAATCATATATAGAAGAATGGAGAGAGAAAAAAGAAGGAGAAGTTATAGAAACTTTTTCTAAAGAAGATACTTTAAAAGAATTAGTTCTTGAAAAGTTTAATGAAAAAGAGATTGAAATAAAAAATCTGACTGAAGAGTTGGAAAGTTTAAGAAAATTTAAGGCTGACAAAGAAATGGAAGAATATAAAGTAGAAGTTTCTAGTGTTATCTCAGAATTTAATTCTTTAACAGAAGAGGAAGTTAAGACTTTTAAAGAATCTGCTATAAAGAAAGAGATATCTTTAGAAGATTTAAGAAAAGAGTTGAGTTTACTTGATTATGCTAAGTTAAAAGAAAATACAAAGAAATTTAATTCTGATAAGGAACTTATAGTTGAAGAAGCAAAAATAAATTATTCATCTACATTAGAAGATGAAAATAAAGATACAAAATCATATGAACAAATATTAAGAAAACACTCAAATAAGTAGTGTTTATTTTTATGAAAAAAAATAAAAAAGGAGATATAAAAATGGCAGATAAAGCGATATTAAATTGTGATATAGATAAATATCCAGATGTTGTAACAGCAAAGAATGGAAGTGATGTACTAGAAAATGGCGCAATAGTTGCATTAGGTGGCTTAGTCGATTCAGAGCTAGGAAACGATTGTTATAAAATAGAAAGATTATCAGAAGGATGTAGATTTGGAATTTTAGATAGTGTTGCACTTCAATATGATGAAAGATTGGATGAAAGAGATTATGAATTAAAAGCAAGTGAAATAGATAGAGTTAGATTACCTCATAAGGGGTTATGTATGACATTAGCTAAAAAACATTTTGATGGTGTAGTAGCTGTTGGTGATGAATTGGAACTTAAGGCAGATACCTATAAGTTGACAAAAAAAACTACAGGTTTAGTAGTTGCAAGAGTTGAAGAGTTATATAACTTTAATGGACAAGATTCTGTATATGTATCTTTTATGTAATAACAAGTAGATGAACTGGAAACAGTTCTTTTTTTATGCAAAAAATGACTAATGAAAGGTGGAAAAAAGATGGCTATAGATATAATAGCATTAAAAGATTTATCAAATGATATATTAAATAGAAAAGTAAAAAATTATTCTCAATGCGAAGATGCATTAAGAAAAGAAATAATAGATATATGTGGAGGTGAATGGGGACAATATACGTTCTTTGAAAATAAATATAAGATATTCCAGATATTATCTGAAACAATAACTGATAAAGTAAATAGATTAACTGAAGAAGCATTTTCAGATTTTTGTGATGTAGAAAACTTTGATTTGGGTAATAAAAAAGAATTTACAGTTAAAAATACTGATTTATTAAGGATTGCAAATATAGCTGAAGGTAAAAACAGTACAAGAAGACAAAGATTATTAGGAAAAAAAGTTCCTACATCTGTATTTAAATTAGCAATTGCTATATATGAAGAATTTGATAGATTTATAACTGGAAGAATAGACTGGTCTGAAATGGTAGATAGAGTATCTTCTACATTCCAACATCATATAGCAGAGGCAATAGCATCTACTATGGAAGGAGCTTATACATCTGTACATACTAATTTAAAAACTAGTGCTGCTTATTCAGATAAGGATTTAAAGAAAATAGTTAATAAAGTAAAAGGTGCTACTGGACAGTCTGTTGCTATATATGGAACTCCAGAGGCAGTAGGAAACATAGAAGGTGTTGGAGCTGATTTAGATAAAGATGACAAGAGAAACTTTGGATATGTTAAAAACTTTAGTGGAACACCAGTAATAGAATTACCTAATTATTATGATGTTGAAAGAGATAAATGGGCATTAAGCAATAATATTTTATATGTTATACCAAATGATGAGAAGATAATTAAATTAGGTTTTGAAGGTAATACATTAATAATAGAAAACACTGATGGAACAATTAGAGATGACCAACAAATAGAAATGTTCATGTCAAGAAAAATGCATCTAGGAGTTGTTGTGGCATCTAAATTTGGCATGTATAAGATACAATAACATTATAATTAGAAGGGAGATTAAAAATGGCTGGAAAAGCAAAAAAAGAGGTTTCAAATGAAATTGAACAAATTAATGAAAATAAAATATTGCAAAAGAAGAGTTCAAGAAAAACATATAAACAATTGAGAAGTGAATTAAGGAAACTTAAAGATGAAATAGAAGTTGAGATAATGAACTTAGATACTGGTACTGTTCTTTATAGAGATAGAGATGAAAGACTAATATTTGAAATGAATAAAGCTGGAGAAAAAACATTTATATTATTGTCTGATTTATATGAGATATCAAATAAACATAGAGGGTATTTTGAAAACTATCTTATAACTATAATTGATGTTGATAGTGATGATTATACTGTTGAAGATATATTAGAATATTTAAACTTAAAGGATATGTATGAGTATTTAGATGAATATGATTTAGACTATATAAATCATATATTATTAAAATTAGATAATGATAAGTTTGTTAATCTAGTAGAAAAAGCTAATTATGGTTTGATAGAGTGCTTAGGTTCAAGGGTAATCGAATTATATAAAAAGGGTAAATTTGATTCTCACTATAAAGAACGTTTAATAGCTACTAGACTAGGTTTACAAAGCTTATTTGAGGACTAAGGTGGTGTTATAACATCACCTATTTTGTTGAAAGAGTGGTGATGATATGGCTACACCAGTAAAAGATATATATAAACAATTTCTTTCTTTAATAAATGATGAGGAGATGCTATTACTTGAAGAAGAAATAATTGAGGATATGATGTATTCATATCTTCAAAAGGCTACATTTGATTTTTATGAGTGTAGAAAAGATTTATCTATAATAGGGCAAAAAGAATATTGTATTACAATTCCAATAAATCAATCAGAATATGTTGTTAATCAAGTTAATAAAAACCATGATATTTATTTAGTTGGTAAATCTACAAATAAAGAATATGAAGTCAATAGAGATTATACTGTAGAGTTTAAAGAAGAAGACTGTATAATAACCTTTGAAACAGAAACAGAGGAAGAAATCTTATTTAAGAGTAAATATCTAGGAGAAATAATTTCAGACCTTAATTTAGATGAAATAATTATATTAGCTTATGGAATGATGGTTTGGTGGCTTCAACCTAAGATTCTTAGAGAAGAAAATTTAAAACAGATGTTAACTGACTCAGATTATAATACTAAGTCTGGTGCTAATATGTTAGCAAAACTTTGTTTATTAGAAGTTCAAATTAGAGAGCAACTTGCTAAATACAAGACAAGATATGTATATAAAGGTTTTAAAGGTTGGGATAAAATTGAGTAGTTATATTAATAATTATAAAAAAAGAATTGGACTAGGATGTTCAACACCTAAAAAAAAAAGAATATTACAACTAAGATTAAGTTTTAAGAAATATTTAAAAGAAACACCAACCTGTATTGAAGTTCCTATAACTGATATAGATGAAGTTTGTATAACAGAAGATACTAAAAAAGCTGTAGTTTCAATTAATGATATAACTAATAATGATAAAAGAGCTTTAGATGAAAAAAATCTATTAGTTGAATCTGATTTAAATGTAGATGTGGGTTGCTATCTTTTCTATGATAATTGTTATTGGTTAACTATATTTAAAGAACATAAAGAAATGGATACATATAAACATTTCATAATAAAAAGATGCAATCAATTCTTTAATTATAAATATAAAGGTCAGATGTATAAAATCCCTATAGCTGTTGAAAATTTAACCTTATATTCTGATGGTATGGCAGATAATAAATATACTTCTATCTCAGATACAAAAAGACAACTTTATTTTGGAAGTAATCCTGTCACTAAAACTATAGATATTGACACTAGAATAATGTTAACTGGTAAAACTGTATTTAGAGTTACTAGTATTAATGACTTTGAGTATAATGGCAGAGAAACAGGAGCAGATGGTCTTATTAAAGCTATTTGTTTACAAGATGCATTGATTTCAAAAGATGATACAGTAAATAATATAGCTTGGAATGATTTATCTGAAAATGATAGTGTAATTATTCCTTTCAGTAAGATTATAGGGGATGGATTTATTAATCTAGGTGAAGAAAATGAATACAGAATAGACCATTCTCAAGGAGTTAAATGGCTCTTAGACAAGCAATACAGATATTGTGATATAATTTATCAAGATGAGAAAAGATGTGTCATACAGGCTAATACATTGGCTAAGTATTCTGGCTTAGAAGCCTTGCTATTGGCTAAAGATAAAGATACAAATGAAATAATAGATACTAAAAAAATAACAATAAGGGGGTAAATATATGGGTCTATATGGCTTTCCCTAACAAGATGATAAGTAATATAGGAACAACTCTAATGTCAAATCAAGACTTTGCTAAATTTATGATTTATAATGATGAATCCCAAAAAGATATTTTGTCCATGCCTGATATAAAAAATCCTGTTAAAGAGCTTAGAAATAAAAAAGTATTTCTAAATAGAAGAGTAGAAAAAGTATTAAAAGAAGCAGATATTTCAGTTTTTATAATAATGGCAGAGTATAGACCATGTACTACTGGAAGTAGAGAAATTAAAAAAACAAAGATAGAAATTGGTGTTGTTTGTCATGATGAATGTCAAGATACAGCAAATGGCTTAAGAGATGTTGCATTAGTATGTTGTATAGTTGATATTATAACTCAAAATGAGGAAATAGCTGGTATAGGTAAGATTAAGTTAGAAAATGTATATCAAATGTATAATTTAAGTACTGATTATAACGGATTTGTTATAACTGTATCTGCTGAAAGTTTTGGTGATATGTAATGTTAGAGAATTATTATATTACAGGATTACCAATTAAACTAAGTGAAATATTAGGAACTGTATATCAACCCACTATTGAAGAGCTTATTAAACTGGATATGGCTAATTTAGAAATGGTAAATCCATTTTTAGTACTTGAAAAGAGCTATTCTCAGTTATGTAACGAGGAATCCTTTGAATTAAAATGTAAATATGACACTATACCCATATTGGATTTAATGATGTTGACATCAAGAAAAGATTCTTCAGAGAAAGTTGAATTACTTAGTGATAAGATAAAAAAATCTTTATCTATATTATATAAAACTGATATTAGAAATATTGAGTATATGAATAATATTAAAATTGGTATTTTAATTAAATTTGATGATAAAAAGAAAAATGCTTTTATAAGTAGAGAGGATTTTGGACTAGTATCAGATTTGATTTTAGAGATGTTTTGTATTGATAAAAAGAATTTATTTAAAGATGATGAAGATAAGTGGATTGAAAATACTGGCTCTGAAAGAGAAAAACAGTTGATTGCACACTTTAAAGAGAAGGAAAGAAAGAAAAGAGAAAAAGAAGCATACCATTTATGTGATTATATAAATATAGTTCAAAATATAAATGGATATATAGAAATAGATGTGATTTTAAAAATGACTTATTGGCAATTAATTAATGTTTATAAGACTAAGATACAATTTAAAAACTATAATGAAAGTTTAGGCTATGCATGGTCATTTAAATATCAAACAGATATGGATAAAATGAAGCATTGGTCTAAAGAGATAAAAATACCACTTAGCACTGTTAAATAGCAGTGCTATTTTTTATGCAAAAAATGAGAGGATGATTTTATAATATGAAAAGATTTGCAGTGAAAGATGCAGGTAATGTAATAGTAAAAAATAAAGTAACAGGAGAAGTATTGTTTTATTCACAGGATTTAAATGCTTTTAATTTTAAGATGGATTCAGAATCAGTTTATGCAAAAGCTAAAGGTGCAAATACAATAGCTTTTGATGGAGCAATAACAGCAAGTTTAACAATGGAACAAGAAGTAATACAAATGGCACAATTAGCGATGTTATTATCTTCTGATATAGATGAGAAAACTGCAAAGGTTGGGAAAAGAAAAGTATTAACATCTGATAGTACTAAGAAAGTTACTTTAGAAAATATAAAGCCAGTTGCAAATAGCATATCTGTATATAGTATAGAAAGTGATGGAATATCTATAATTAAAAAATTACAATTCACTTCATCAGTTACAGGAGCTAATACAGAAATAACAATATCTACAGCCGATTTTAATGCGGGAGATAAAGTAGCAGTATTCTATTTAGAAGAAATACCAAAAGCAAAAGTTGTAAAAATAAAAGAAGAATCTACTGCACCAAATTACGTTGTAGAAGCTGAGGTAATGGTTAAAACTGTGGATGGTGAATATATGGTTTTATACATGAGTGTTCCAAATGCAAAAGCACAAAGAAGTATAGAGTTAAATCTTACTGCTGAGAATCCATCTGGATTTAATATGACATTAGATGTTTTACCAGATGAAAATAAAGAGTATGCTACATTCACATTTATAGGAGATGAAAATCTTAATCCTGCTAGAATGGCTTCAATGCTAGGTGTTGAATTAGAAGATGAAAAAGATACTAAACCTAAGAAATAGTAAAATGCCCTACTCAAAAGAGTAGGGGTTATTTTTTTACGTTTAAATCTGGTTTTAATCGGATTTGAACTTAAAAAAAATGAAAGAAGGTGATAAAGTGGTATTTTTAGATGATAAGTTTTTATTTGATAATATTTCAAGTGAATCCATGAACATTAAATTAGTTACTTTAGGTGATGATGAAATACTAAATGAATATGGATTGCCCTACGAAGAAGCGATTAAATCTGATAGTACTTTTAATAAAAATCCTTGTTACTCAGAGGATGAAACTACTATTGAACCTATAACACTACAATTCTGTTTGTGTAGCGAACATGGGGAGGCTTATGAGTGGGATGACTATACGCTAGAAAACATATGTAATTGGTTTTGGCAGAGAGAATTTAAACCTTTTATCAGTTATGACAATATAGAAGAAATATACTATCTCAAAGCGAGAAAGATAATAAAAAGATATACAAAAGATAAAAAAGGTGTATTAGAAATAGAGTTTCAACCATATACAAATTATGCTTATAGAAGCTTTCAAAAAGTTATAACTGTCAAGGATACAAGGGAAATTAAACTAAATAATGTGTCTAATGTAGATGAAGAATATGCTCCAGTAATTGATATTGAATGTCTAAAAGAAGGAGATATAACTATTAGAAATTCTACTATCAGCGATAATGAAGAAGACAATTTAGTTATAAGTGGATTAGAATTAAATGAAAAAATAACAATAGATAATTTATACTATACTGTTTTAAATAGTTCTGGTGAGAATAGGTTTAATATTGTTAATAGAAAGTGGATTAGGTTAAGAAGAGGTGTAAATATATTGAAGTTTACTGGAAACTGTAAAGTTTCTATTAAGTGTAAATATCCAATAATAAAATAAGGGAGAGATAGATATGAATAAAATACAAGTAGATAAATTAATACAAGATGAAGTTAGGGCTATAATACCAATTATAGATGAGAATGGTAAAGAGGAATATATAGAAGTTAGAAATCCTGATAAGGAGACTAAAGAAGAGATATTAAATAAAATATGGGTTGGTATGGAGAATCCAGATTTAGCATTATCTCAAGAAGATATTCTTAAAATGTTAGTTGATAAGTTAACTAATATAGAGTTAAATATTGATATACAAGATGTGATAGATGGTAATATATCTAGTGAGTTAGAAACTACGATGTATTACATAGGTCAAATAGAAAATGAATTAACTGCATCTTTATTAATGAACACTGATGTTAAGTTAGGTCAGATGAAGAATGAGATATTACAGGATAGAGTTTTAAAAGAAACTGAAGAAATTGAAAAGATGAATAATATTAAAGATAAGGTAGTGAATTAGATGGAATTTAAATCATTAGATGAACTAGTTGCCTATACAAAAAATAAGATTGCTGCATCTATGCCAGAAGTTGGAAAAGAAATGAAAGAGATAGTAAAAGGAGAAGTAAACAAACAAGTTTATTCTAATTACGCTCCATCACTTTATGATAGGACTTATGAATTGCTTAATGCAATAGATGTGTCTGAAATAACATCAAATTCTGTAGCTACAGAAATTAAAGATAGTGGGAGTTGGTTTGATATATATAGCAAAGCACATGCTTTTCCAATGGAGCGATTTGAAAATGGAGGCGTGTGGGGACATGGAAGTACTAAATATAACCCTGTATTTAGACCTAGAACAAATATAATGGAGGAAAGTAATTCTAAGGCACAAGAGAGAGTACCTAAGTGTTTTAAATCAACTATGAATAGATTGGGAGTGCCAATAGAATAGTATAAAAGATTTCCTATGCACATTTTCTTAAAATAAATAAAATTTAAAAATATATTGTAAAAGATGAAAAAGTATGATACTATTTAAAAATAGAGAATTAATATGCTAATCATATTTTTAATGTATAAATTATTGTGTTGATTCTAACAACTAAATAAAATGCAAAACAATAATTAAAAATATGAAAAATGATGGTTAAATTTTAGAAAAAGGAGATGTGCATATGGAAAATGAAAAAAGAAATGAAGTATTTTCAAATGAAGAGCTGGGGTAAATGTTAGGACTATAAGTTACGAAGATGGAAGTATAGGTATTAATGCTGAAGATACAGCGATTGGATTTGGTTGGTGCAAGATAGAGAAAAAAGGAGAAAAAGAATATAAGTCAGTAAGATGGAAAAGAATGAATGAATTTTCTAAGGAGTTTGGTTTCGACCACTTGTGGTCGAAAGATGATTACATATCAGAATCACTTTTCTATATGTTAGGTATGAAAGCTAAAAATGAAGCAGCAGTAAAATTTCAAAAATGGTTAGCAATAGATATAATTCCAACCATTCGTAAGCATGGAGCTTATATGACTGATACAAAGATAGAAGAAATACTATCTAATCCAGATACAATTATTAAATTAGCAACTGACTTAAAAAAAGAGAGAGAAAAGAGAAAAGCTTTAGAAATAACAAATAATAAACAACAACAAATCATAGGTGAACTTAAACCAAAAGCAGACTATACATATTTGATACTTAGAAATGAAGGATTAGTAACCATAACTCAAATAGCTAAAGATTATGGGATGAGTGGTAAAGCTATGAATAACAAACTGAATGAGTTAGGAATACAGTTCAAACAGAGTGGACAATGGTTATTGTATAGTGACCATCAGGCTAAAGGATATACCCATTCTGACACAATAGATATTGTAAGAGCTGATGGAACACATGATGTTAAGATGAATACTAAATGGACTCAAAAAGGAAGATTAATGATATATAAGAAACTTAAATCAATAGGCATATTGCCTGTCATAGAACTTAGTGAAGTTTGCTAGGTCGTCTCAAAATACATGTTAAGGTTTAATAAAAAGAATTCAAAGATATAAGATAATATTGATAACTACATAATAAGAATATTGCTAGAGAGATTAGCATGCAGAATCAATATTATTCTAATCTCTCTAGTTAAAATAAATAGGGAGATGTGTATATGGAAAATGAAATGAAAGTAGAAGTCTTTAAAAATGAGCAGTTTGGTGAAATTAGAGTGTTAGAAAAAGGTGGAGAACCTTGGTTTGTGGGAAAAGATGTAGCTGAAATGTTAGGATATTCCAATTCAAGAGATGCCTTAAAAAAGCATATCGACGAAGAGGATAAGGGGGTAGCGAAATGCGACACCCTTAGAGGAAGACAAATTTTAACAATTATTAATGAAAGTGGATTATATAGTTTAATCTTAAGTTCTAAGTTGGCAGAAGCTAAAAAATTCAAAAGATGGGTGACAAATGAAGTATTACCTACAATAAGGAGACATGGAGCATACCTGACAGATGATAAGATAGAGGAAATATTATCCAATCCAGATACAATTATAAAACTGGCTACAGAATTAAAAGAAAAGAGAGAAAAAATAAAACAATTAGAAACAGAAGTTGTCCATAAAGAAGATGTGATAATTGGATTAGTTGAAGATATAAGTTTAGCAGAGAAAAGACAAAGAATTAATCAGATAGTTAAATATAAGGTAGAGCCTAAGAATTTCAGTAAGAGATGGAATTTGTTATATGACGAATTTGAGAAAAAATATCATCTTGATTTGAAAAGAAGAATTAATAATTGTGATATAAAACCTAAAATTAGAAATAAGATAGATTATATAGATAGAGAAATGAGTATGATTCCTCAATTGTATGAGATAACATGTAAACTGTTTGAAAATGATGTGGAAGAATTAAAAAATGAATGGATTTCTGTTATAGAAGAAAAAGTTTGTTAGATTTAGATGTGACAAATAGTCACTTATGAGATAGCATTGATAATTGAATAATAAGGCTAGAGAGATTAGTCTAATATCATTGTTATTCTAATCTCTTAAACTAAATAAAATGAAAAGGAGATTGGAATATGGGAAATTTAATGGTGTTTGAAGGTAAAGAAGTTGAAGTATTTGAGTTTGAAGGAAAGATTTTATTCAATCCTAAACATGTGGCAGAATGTTTAGAGATTTCAGATGTTAACAGCAGTATTAGAAAATTTAATGATAATCAGGTAGTTAAACTGACTAATTCAGATATGCACAATATGCATATCCGAAAATTAAATAATGCAGGAGAGAAATTTCTTACAGAAAGTGGAGTATACAAACTAATATTTAAGTCTAAAAAGAAAGAAGCAGAAAAATTTCAAGATTGGGTAATGGATGAGGTATTGCCATCTATTCGTAAAACAGGTACATATAATATAAATCAAAATTATCTATTAGAAATGATACAAGGTGGTATTATGGGAGGTCTTAAATCTGTAGCACAATATGTAGATGACAGATTTAATGGAATTGAAGAAAGTAATAATCGAAAAATTAATGAGATAGAAAGTCTAATTGGACTTAGAGCCAAGAATGTAACCATGTTATCAAAATTATTAAAATTAAAATTGTCTTATATTAGAGGATACAATGTTAAGGCAAATGATTATGATTATAAGGCTACAACAACTAAAATATTCTTCAGATATAATGTGAATAAGTGGGAGGATATACCAGCATCTAAATTTAATGAAGTTTATGACATAATTAATAATTTAGAAAACATTGATGATGTATATACATGGAAAAATTAGAAAATACCCACAGTTGGGGATTTTGGAAATATGACATAAATATAATAAGATTAGTAGCTCTTATAGATTTTTAAATAAAATAAGAGCTACTAATCTTATTATATTTGTAGAATATAGAATATTATATATAAATTTATAAAAAACAAATAAAATGATAAAAAACAAAAATAAATAACATATTATTACATATTTTTCCATTTTAATTATTTTGAAAAAGTGTTAGAATTTGTATAACAAATAATAATTCCGGAAAGACTTGTTTGAACTTTATAGCAATATTGGAGGTATTATTATGTTTAAAATAATTATATGTGAAGATGAAGAAATTCAAAGAAAAATAATGTTTGAATATATAGAGATTTTCTTTAAAAAAGATATTGAATATGAAATTATTTGTTTTAATAATGGAGAAGAATTAATAAATAATTATATTAAAGCAGATATAATTTTTATGGACATAGGATTTAAAGGTATGAATGGCTTAGAAGCAGCAAAAGAAATAAGAAAAATAGATAAGGATGTTGTTATAATATTTGCAACAGCTTTCGTATCGTATGCTACAGAAGGTTATGATGTTAGAGCTTTTAGCTATTTACTAAAACCTATAGCATATAATTCTTTTGAAAAAATAATGTCAAAATATTTCATTGAGAGGTCTGAAGAAAAGAAATTAATAGAATTTAAAATAAAAGATGAAACAAAAGTAATAAAATTAGAAGAGATAATATGTATAGAGAGTTTAGGTAAATATATAAAGATTCATACTAAGACTGAAAGTTTTTTTACTGCAATTAAAATCAAAAGGATTGAAGAGAAACTTTCTAGTAAAATATTCTTTCGATGTCATAAAAGTTTTTTAATAAATTTATTAGAAGTTAGAAATTATAACAGGAAAGAAGTTATTTTAGGTGATAGAAAGATAAAAGCTACAATTTCTTATAGAAAATATAACAATTTTAAAAAGAGTCTCACTTCTTTTCTATGTGATAGATTTTGAATAAAATAAATTATTTATAATTATAAAATGAATAAAATTATTCTTGAAATTGCGTTTATACCGTTTTCCTATGCGTTCATTCCTTTTCACTTGATTTTCTACTGAAAAGAAATTATTATATAATTAAAAGATACGTATCCTATTTAAAAGAGAAACTTATCAAAAATAAATTATTAAAGATAAGTTTCGAGATTATTTAGTATTTTTAAGTACATTTTATAGGGGGATGACGTATATGGAAAATTTTAAAAAAGATTTTGTGAAAAGTATGGGTATAATTAAATCATCTGAAATATTTCAAGGAAATATATTAGAGAAAAATGAGCAAAGACTTGAGATGATTGAATATACGAAGCGAGATATTAATTTACTGACTAAAATTAAACATCTTTTTGAAAATATAAATGAATGTAATTTACAAGATGCACAATACATAATAGAAAATGAATTGTTTTATGAAAGAGTTTCAATTCATACAATAAATAAATATATAAATAAATTTGGTGATATAAATGATTTTAAATATGCATATAGATTGAAAGCAAAAAACGGGTTTAGGAGGACTATGGATTATTTAGTTAGAAAAAAGCATTAAGATAATTAAATTTGTATATATTAGAGGCAATCTAAATTGATTGTCTTTTTTTTATTAAATAATTTATGTTGCAGTTATTTAAATGATGACAGAGATATGACAAGGATAATTATAAGCATAAATATTTTGTTTTACATTAAGGAGGTGTGAATATGGAGTTAATATTTAAATTTAAGGATGTTCATGAATGTGTAGATTTTACTAAGGAGTTTAATCGTATTTATGCAAATAAAGAAAACTTCAAAAATAGATTGTTATTCAATAAAGTCAATATTCCAAAACATTTAATATATAATTATGATGATGATATTTGGACTGGAGATATAATTAAAATGGCTAATCAGGCAAAGAAAAATGATTATAGCTTCTTTATGTTTAACAATATAATTTATTTTATAGATGATGAATGTATAAGTTATAAGATAGGTTTTAGAGATTAAATTGTAAAATTTATAAGACGTTTATTATTATATTAATATAGATAAGGCGAGTGGCCATAGTACACCTTTAAGGTGTGGAGATAGAATAAACCTTTTATTATTATAAGATAATAGAAGGTTTATTCTATTGTAATATAAATATCAAGATGTATTAATAAATATTAAAGATAATCAATTTAGATTGTTTTTTAAATTGAATCATTTATGTTGTAGTTATTTCAATGATGACATGTGTATGACAAGTATAAGATACTTGGAAATATTGAAGGACATATAATACTAGATATTATTAAAAGTAATAAATAGTCGTTGCTATTGGCGACTTTGAGAAGTATAATTTTCTTTTATTAATTATGGAGGTGAAAATATGAGTCAACATAAAATAAAACCAATTCAGGCAACACCTGAATTATCAGGTAAAGACGCTGAATTATTTATAAGGCAAGTATTCAGTAAACCAAGTCAAAAGGAAATAGAAAGAAATGAAAGACTTTTAAACATTATAACCTCGTGTAAGACTCTTTAAGGCTTTGCAAAAATTATCACTTGTGTTTATGCCTTGATTACTTAGAATCGAACATAAGAGGTTAATTTTTATGACTGAAAGTATTAGAATTCCAACAAGTGTTCCTGAGAGGAACATTTTGTTTGGTGTTTAGCTACTATAAGAGCTTATTTTAATTTTGAGTGTGATGGGATTGAGGAGCTATTACTTGAGAGTAGATGATTTACTGGAATGGTTTATCATGTGAATTAAATTCCGTAGCTTCTAACTAGCCTTAAGTTTAAGGGTTACCTATTTATAAAAAATGACAGATAATGAGATTTAATATGTAGTCAAAGATGTAGTAGAAAAAATAGGATATAAAGATGTATCTGACACCTTGAAAAACATATTGATGAAAAAGTTAAAAATATTAAGGCAGCTTATATAGCTGTCTTTTTTGTATAGAATAAAAAAGTTTATTATAACAGATAGTTATTATTTTATTAGTGTGTTACCAAGAATAAATTCCTTTTATCTAATATTTATTACAAATAATATATATTTTTATCTAATGAATGATTTTATATTTTAGTGTAAATTGGTATATTTTACCATTTACACTTGATATAATAAAAAATATAAACTATTTAAATAGAATTAGGGGGAATTGTATGGAAAAGTATCTTTTTAATCAAAAACTATTAAAAGAAAAATATAATATGGAAATAGACCTAGACTTATATGACTATAAACAAAGACGATTAATTTTAGAAAAATGGAGAGATATAATTGATAATAAATCTATTGATAAATTAAATGAAATTCAACTTAAGGAAATATTTGTATCGGATATTTTAAACAAAGTTCTTAGGTATAAAAGTCTTACGGACAATATAATGGATTATAATATAAAACCAGAAGAAAAAACTAAGATTGATGGAACAAGAGCTGATATTGTACTAGGCTATTTTTCTAATGAAGAAAGTGACTATAGAGTAGCAATAGAATTAAAAAAACCAACAACTAATTTAGATGCAAAACAACTAAGAAAAAACAATCATAATACACCAGTAGAACAAGGGTTTTCTTACTTGCCTAAATATGGAAGAAATTGCACATGGCTTATTGTCTCTAACTTCAAGGAAATTAGATTGTATAATGCTAATGATGCTACAGAGTATGAATTTTTTTCTATTAAAGATATATATGAAAAAGATGATGTATTTAAAAAATTTTTATATCTTTTGTCATCTAAATCTTTAATGACCAAACATGGAAAATCTAGGGTTGAAGTACTTTGGGAAGAGAATATAAAGCAAGAGGAAGCCATAGAAAAAGGTTTTTATGACCTATATAAAAATACTAGATTAAATTTATTTAATGATATACTTTTAAATAATAAAGATATTTTGGATGTAAAAACTTGTTTAACAAAGACACAAAAAATATTAGATAGAGTTATATTTGTTTGTTTTGCAGAACATAAAGGATTAATACCAGAGAATATCTTTGAAACATGTATTCAAGTAGGGAAAAAAAGTGTATCTAGGTTTGGAGTCTGGGAACAAGTAAAGGGTCTGTTTGAATCTATAGATTTAGGTAATCAGGAAAAGGGCATAAATCAATTTAATGGAGGTTTATTTGCAGAAGATTATATTTTGAATAATCTAAAGATACCAAATAAATGTTTCGAGAATTTATACAAGTTATCTTTATATGATTTTAACAGTGATTTAAATGAAAATATATTAGGGCATATATTTGAAAAATCTATATCTGACTTAGAAGAACTAAAACTAGAAATAAATCAAGTTAATATTAAGAAAAAAGATAGTAAGAGAAACAAAGATGGGATATTTTATACTCCCAAATACATAACGAAACATATTGTTAATAACACCATAAGAAGATATTTAGATGAGAAGAAAAAAGAATTAGGCGAAGATAAACTTCCAGAACTAAAAGAAGAAGATTATGAAACAGTTGTGGTTGGTAGGAATATACAGCATAAGCGTGTACAAGTTGTAGAATATAAAACTGATAAAATTCAAAAATATATAAACTTTTGGAAAAATTATAGAGACGTTGTAAAAAATATAAAAATTTTAGACCCAGCTTGTGGAAGTGGAGCTTTTTTGAATGAGGCTTTTTCTATGTTAAAAAAAGAAGCTGAATCAGTAAACGAAATACTTCGTGATTTAACCGATGGTGAGATATCATTTTTTGACTTAGATGCTAATATATTAAAAAATAATTTATATGGAGTTGATTTGAATGAAGAATCTGTGGAAATAACTAAATTGTCTTTATGGCTTAAAACAGCTAACAAGTATAGTTTATTAACTAGCTTAGATAATAATATAAAATGTGGAAATTCTATTATTGATAACAAAGAGGTTGATTGTGCTAAAGCTTTTGATTGGAATGTTGAATTTGAAGATGTAATGATGTCAGGAGGGTTTGATATTATTATTGGAAATCCTCCATATGTTTCAACTAAAATGATTCCAGAAAAGCACAGAGAATATTATTGGAAAAAATATAAAGATTTACTAATTAGTGAAATGGATTTATATGAATTATTTTTATATGAGTTTTGCGAAAATAAATTAAAGCAAGATGGATTTTTGGGATTTATAACACCTAATACGTATTTCACAAATAAAAGCTTTGAAAATTTAAGAAAATATTTACTTAAAAATGTATGTGTTGATACTATTTTAGACTTTCCATATAGATTTTTTCCTTTTGAGGATGTAAACAAGGAAACCGCTATAATTATAATTAATAAAAAATTGCCGAATATTAAAAATAATATAAATCTTATAAGTATAAATAAAGAAAATATGAAAAAGATTAAGATTTTCAATAGTAATACATACAACTCTGAAAATAAAATTACTATAAAAAGTATTATAAATGATTTGGATAATAAAATTGTGATACAAAGCAACCCAATAATATTAAAAATGCTCAAATGTAAGCATAAATTAGGGGATTATTTAAATTTACATAAAGGTTGGATGAGTGTCCCTAATAAAACAATTTGTGATGGAATTATATATGATAAGAAAATATTAAGTAGTAATGATATAAAAGATAATAACCAATTAAATGGAATTTTAAATAAATGTTTGGAAGGTAAGGATATACATAGATACTATATTGATAAAGTAGATAAATTTGTAAATATTGAAAACATGGATGACAAAACTATGAGGTGGCACAAATCACCTAAGATAATAACACAAAGAATAGTTGGTCAAAATCAAAATAAGATAATTGCAACAGTAGATATTGAAGGTACTATAATATTCCCTAGTGGAAATATCATAAATTTAATTAAAGAAGATAATTTGGAAGATATATATTTTTATATAGGAGTTATAAATTCTAGTTTAATAAATTACTTTTATAATAAATTTTATGGAGAATCAAATACCAACTTGACAGCAGATGCAGTAAAAAATATACCAATACCAAATTTAAAAAATGTTGATAAATCAATTATTATAAATAATAGTAAAATACTAATAAATAAATATGGTAAATTATACTTATACACTAATAAATTTTTGAAAAATGTATTTAAGATATTGAGCATAGATAATAATCCATCTAATAAATTATATAATTTTTATTTATTAGATTTTGATGAATTTTACAATGAACTTAGCAAAAAAAAGAAGCTTTATTTTAAGAATATTGATGAGTTAGAGGAATATTTTAATAAGTACAAAGATGCTATTAATAGAATCATATACGATATAAATGTATGCGAAAATACAATCAATACTTTTGTATATGATTTGTATGGTATAATTGAGCTAGAAAGTAAATCTATAGAAGATATATGTAAGACAACAAAAGACACTGTGGTTACAAGTTTAGCTTATTAATGAACAATTAGAAGGTCTACTTAAAGTAGGCTTTTTTTGTTATAATTCAATGATGACAGAGGTATGACAAGTATAATTTAAAAAAGAGGTGTATATTAATTATCCTCTTTTAGTCGTTCATATGCATTATCTATCATTCTCTCTATAGCTTTTCTATCCATTTCATCTAGTTGCATATATTTTTTAAGAACTTCTTTGACTTCATTATTGTAATCAGTATTTTCTAAGAATTTATTCATATCTTCTAAAGATTTAATGTCTTTTTTCCCATCAAGTATATCATAGATGGAATTATCTTCACATACGATTGATGGCATACCAGGTATATTTGCACTGACTGAATAGTTGGTTTTTGTATGACCTAAAAGATAATCTGTAGTGACATTAAAGTATTCAGCTAGTTTAACTATAGACTCTGCTGGTGGAGTTCTTTGGTCGTTTTCATACATACCTATAGTGCTTTGTGATACATTTAATATTTCAGCTAATTCATGTTGCTTTAATCCAAACTTAATTCTAAGTTTTTTTAATCTTTCTCCAAACATTTTTCACCTCCAAGATATCTTTATAATTATTATACCACATAAAGTAATAAAATATTATACTTGACATTACATTATGTGGAGTGTATTATAAAAATATAAATTACTTTAAGTGATAAAATTACTTTTAGTAATTAAAAAGAAGCCTTACAAACTTTGGACGGCGAGTAAGACTTCTTAAATAGCTGATATAATTATCAACTTGAATAGAATGATTATATCAGCTTCTTATAAAAAATACAACTTATAAGGAGGGATTAATTATGGAGATAATTAATAGAGAAAATGAAAAAAGAATAATAAGCTTTAACAATGAATTATTTGGAGAAATAAGAACAATTAGAATTGAAAATGAACCCTATTTTGTCGCAACAGATATTGCAAAAGCTCTTGGGTATAAGGACACAACAAATGCAATTAAACAACATTGTAGGTGGGTGGTGAAACACCACATACCTCACCCACAAAGTAAAACTAAAACTTTGGAAGTGAATATAATACCAGAAGGTGATATGTATAGATTAATTATAAATAGCGAATTACCAAGTGCTGAAAAATTTGAGCGTTGGGTATTTGATGAAGTTCTTCCATCAATAAGAGAACATGGAGCTTATATGACTAATGAAGCATTAGAGAAGGCAATCAATGACCCAGATTGGACTATAAAATTACTTACAGAACTAAAGAAAGAGAGAGCTACTAAAGAAAAGTTAAAAGTAGAGCAAGAGAAAAATAAACCTAAACTTGAACTAGCTAATGCTATAGAAAGTTCATCAAGCTCAATACTAATTGCTCAACTATCTAAGATATTAAATCAGAATGGAGTAGATATAGGGCAGAATAGATTGTTTGAGTGGATGAGAAATAATGAATATCTAATTAGGAAGAAAAGAGCTGACCATAATACTCCAACTCAAAAGTCAATGGATTTGAAAGTATTAGAGGTTTCTGAGAGTACTGGGATAGATAAAGATGGAAATACTGTAATAAGACAAACTCCTGTTGTAACTGGAAAAGGACAAATATATTTTGTAAATAAGATATTGAAAGAGAATAACAAAGTACTTAAGAGATTCATGATAAATAATGATTACATAAGAGGAGTTATGGTTGAGATAGGTAAAACATATGCTATATATGACCATGAGTACTATGGATTTATTGGTATATTAAAGAGTGTAAGAAATGAGAAAATAAGAGTAGAAAAAATAGGAGATGTTTCTAGCAGTAGGGATATTCCAATCTGTATGATAGATTACATAGAAGAAGCTAGTAAAGAAGATATTAATAAATATTTGAGTAAATGATTTTGTGGAAATAGGAGTTTTGGCTTCTATTTCCTTTTGTAGTATAAATTTTCCTTTAGAATTGATACAATTAATGTATCAGAATAAAGGAGATAATGTTATGTTAATAAGTGAATATATTAAAGATAATAGATGTGGGAAAAAAAGTAAATTATATTTCAAAAAGCTTGAAGAAATAAAACAAGAATTTATTAATAGAGATTTAGAATATTTGTTGTTAACAACTTGGGACGAAGAAATCTCATGTATGATGAAAACTGGAAGAGATTTGGATAAGTTAAAATATAGGGATGGATTTAAGGAAATAAACAATTTATTTGATAGCATATCAGAAGAAATAAGAGATGAATATAAAGAAAAAGATACATATACAATGTTTTTTAGCAGTTGCTCTAAAGAAAAATATTATATAGCTTGTGAGTTAGCCAATAGTGCTTATAAACATATAATACTTCCTAATATATTTGAAGATGACAAAAGTGTAAATCACAAAGTTGTGTTTAAAAAAGAACAAAAAAAAGAAATAGCATTAATGTTGAAACTTATTTCTAGCTATATGCAACATGGGTTTTCAGGTTATAAAATTTATGATACAGATATAAAATTTATAGAAAATCTATGTTTGTTTGAGGGTAAAAAGGTTTGTTATCCAAAACCAAATAATTTAACACATTTTTTAGGAGATATTTCTAGGTCTGATAATGACCCAATAGAAATACTTCATGCTAGAAATGTAATAAACAAAATAATGGAAAAAGGGTATTTTGATAATGAATTTGAACTAGTGTATTTTTTAAGAGGGAAAATAATGACTCCAATGCAAAATAAGTATGAGAAAATTGATACATCATCATTAGAAAAAATAAATTATTTAGAAGAAAAAGCGCTTATCCAGAAAAAAATGATTTTAAATGATGAAATGGCTTATAAATGGAAAAGTGAGATTAATATGTTTAAAGTAATTTGTAAAAAGTTTAAAGATGCAACACATCAATATAGACCTGAGTGGTTAAATGGTCAAACTTTAGATGTATTTGTTCCCTCTATTAATTTGGCTTTTGAGTATCAAGGACAACAACATTTTAAGAGTGTAGATTTTTTTGGAGGGGAAGAAACTCTTGAAAAAAATAAATTAAGAGATAAAAAAAAGAAAAGGCTATGTGATGAAAATAATGTTAAATTAATTTATTGGAATTATGATGAACCAATAACTACTATAGTATTAAAGAAAAAATTAAAAGAAAATAATGTCGAATTGTAATAATTTTCCTAATAGTATATTCTTGATATAATTGAAGTATCAGGATAGGGGGAGATGTTATGGAAGAATATTTAGGTCATTTTATTTTAATAGGGCTAGGTGTAGGATATATTATTGTTTATTGCTTTATAAGAAACGTAATGGATAATGCTAAAGAAAAAGAAGCTAGATTAGAAAGAATAGCAGAAAGAAATAGAGAAAAAACAAAGGTGGAAAAGGCTATACAAAAAAATATTTCAATGGCTAAATGTCAAGCTTTTGGTAATTCAAACAGTGACAGTGTGATATTAAGCAATAATGGTAAAATATCTATCATTCATGCTGGATTTAAGACAGCAGTTAAAAAAAATATAGAAGATTTAGTAAGCATTAAGTTTAGCATGCAAGTTAGTGAAAAAAATCAGATGAGGATAATATCTATAGTTCCTACATATGATAAATATACTTTTGTAGAAAAAATATATTTAACTTTGATATTTGAACTTAATACTTATGAAGTATTTTATATTCCAGAACATAAAAATATAAATAATGCAGATATTCAAGAAAAAATAAAAGAAATGGAAAGATTTAAATTAGTTGTAGAGAATGAAGCAGCTAAATTTAAAAATGCTAAAATAGAAAGCAATAATGATATAAAAAAAGATGATGATGATATATCAAAAATTTCAAATTCATTAAAAGAATTACACAGTTTGAAAGACCAAGAGATATTAACAGAAGAAGAATTTAATGAAAAGAAAAAAGTATTATTAGAGAAAATTAAATAAAAATATTAAGACAGTATACTAACTGTCTTTTTTTATGCTTTAAAAAGGAGTTGGTTAAATGGCAGAAGAATTTAAGATTAAGACCAGTATAGAACTTGATGATAAAAAAGCTAGACAACAATTAGCATCATTACAAGCGTCAGCAAAAGAAAATAATGTCGAATTGTAATAATTTTCCTAATCGTATATTCTTGATATAATTAATGTATCAGAATATAAGGGGGATGTTATGTTTAAGAAGATATTATTGATTGGGATTGTGAGTATATTAGGATTTGGAGTTGTAGGATGTAGTGATAGTAATAAAAATGAAGTAGTAAAAAAAGAAAAAAAAGAGGTATCATTAGAAGGGCTTACTCATATTATGAAAAACTATGATAAAATGACAGATTATTCTATAGATAAATTTTCTAATGAAGAGGAAAATGATTTTAATAAAGAGAATTGCATAATAGATGACAATGATGAAAAAACAAAAGAGGCATTAGAAATTACAGATAAAACATCTAAAGATATGAATGAATTGATTGCTTTATCTAAAGAATACAAAAAGAATGATTTAAATGACACAAAAAAGAAATTTGAAGATAGAATGGATGAATTCAAATCAGATATTAATTCTTATATGGTAGATATAACTCCATTTGAAACACCTGAAAGTTTGTTAAAAGAACTTGAAGAAAAGGAAAATGAGAAGATTATTTGGAAGGAGAGAAAATTTTTTATCATTGATAAAAAATTAGATAGTAAATTTATGGACTCGGAAAACAGGCCAATAAATAGTTGGTTTAAAAGTAATTATGACTTAAGAAAATTTCAGATAGATTTTCAAAATACAGTATTAACAGGAAATGAACAGTTGAAAAAAAACTTTGATAACATAAAAATGAATATTGATGATAATAACTCTCATGAATTATTAAAGAATCAGACTAAATTAAAAAAAATTATAAAATATTGGGGTTCAGAATTATATGCTATGAATTCATATATTAGAAGTAATGAAATTACTTTGAGTGGGAATATGAATATACTTCTTTCTAAATTTGAAGAAGAAATTAGGTGTTATAGGACTATAGAATCTTCATTCTCACATGATTTAAAATCGACAAAACAGAATTTAGATAATGATAGTACAATGATGCCTTCTTATATAGAAAGTGCAGAAAAATATTATAATGACATAAAAGAAATGGAAACTTATTGGAATTAAATAAAAACATTAAGGCAGTCAATTGACTGTCTTTTTTTATACAAAAAAAGGAGTTGAGTAGATGGTTGAAGAGTTTAAAATTAAAACCAGTATTGAACTTGATGACAAAGAAGCTAGAGAAAAATTAGAAAAGTTAAAAAATAGTGGTCAAGATAAGCCTATTAAATTAAATTTGAAAATAGGTGAATTAGATAAGTTATCACAGCAAGCAGAACAACTAAAAGGCATATTTAATAAAGCTTTCAAGATTGATAGTACTGCTTTAAGTAATTTAAAGCAAATTGAATCTACTATGAAAGAAATAAATAAACTAAGTAGAAGAAGTCAAGATAGTTTACTTGGTGGTGGCTCTGGAAATACAGGAAATATAAATAATGAACAACAAGATTTAATAAGACAATATAAAGAAATTTCAAATGTTGTGTCTAGGCTTCAAAATCAGATGAGGACAGGTTTAGGGGATAGTTCAATTGAAAGAACAACAGAGCAAATTGAAAGATTAAAAAGACAATTGGATTCAGTGTATGCACAAATGAATTCATCATCTCAAGCTAGAATGGATATGTTTGATGCTTCAAGAGCAACAAGAGATTTAGCTGATATGAATAGAAGTCTTTCAAGAATAGAAGATATGGCAACACAAGCATCTGCTAGGCTTAATGGATTAGGCGATAATATAGATACAGATAAAGTAAATAGACTTAGGAATGAGTTACAAGAATTAAAACAGATAGCTAGTAGAAATATAGATTTAAATCTTGATGTAGGTAATATAGTTAATAGAATACAAGAGATAAATCAAGAAGTTAGAAATTTAGAAAGAGTTGATAGCTTAAGGTCTAATTTCAGCAGAATAGAAGATTCTATTAGACAGGCATTTGGGAATGAGAGAGTTGAAGCTTTTAGACGTTCTTTAGAGCAACTTCAAGGTTCGGCAGGAAATCTAAATGGTGATTTTAACAATATATTTGATAGACTAACAAGAGAAATGAGAGACGCGAGACAAGAAGCTGAAAGATTAAATAATACAGTTTCAAAGGGTGGAGGATTTTTTAATGATTTTTATTCATCTATAGCATCATATTCGATTGGAGATATGTTAGGAGATGCTTTAACTGACGGAATTAGGTCTATGAAAGATGTTATATTAGAGCTTGATAGCTCTATGACTGACCTTAAAAAGGTTGCAGAACCAACAGATATTGATAGCACATCTGAGTTAGATAAGATAAGGGAAAAAGCAATACAAACAGCTAAAGATGTAGGAATGAGTGCATCACAAGTTCAAGAATCAATAGCATCTTCTTTACAAGCAGGAATTGGAGGTATGCAAGAAAGTATTGCTGCTGCAAGACAATCAATGATACTTGCCAATGTAGGGGACATGGATGTTGAAGGTGCTTCTTCAGCAGTAAACACAATAATAAATGGATTTAGAATTGAACCTTTAAAAGAAATGCAAGTGCAGGTTGGAAATACTACAAAGAAAACAACAGAATTAACTGCTGCAATGGATATGCTAAATTGTTTGGCGTGTTAGATAGAAATATCTAATATTATGAGGGGGCAAAATCGGTGAAGACTGAGATGTTACCACCGAGGTAAATTAAAGAATTAAAAGACTTTAATCACCGTAACGCATAGGAAATGAACCTATGCTATTTTTATGTTTAAAATAGCATAGAATATAATTTTCCCACGAGTGTCCTCCATCTGAACAAGTAATCTTGAAGATGAAAATATATGCTGAACTTACATGAATAAGAAATGTAAGAACTACAAGATAAAAAGCTTGTAGGGTAACAATTTGAAACTATGCAGGGAATAATTATGCAATTGGAACAGCAGGTGTTGCCGAAGCGATGAAACGTGGAGGTAGTGTACTTCATGAGTATGGCGTCAGTTTAGGTGACACAGTGGGTATGATAACAGCAACAAATGAAGCGATACAAAATCCAGAAAAAGTAGGTAATGGTTTAAAAAGTGTCGCAATAAATTTAGCAGGTATGAAAGTTTCAGCTGATGATGGTACACTTTCTTTAAATAAAACTGCAAAAGGCTTAAAGGAAATAGCTGGAATCACAATTTATAAAAATAAAGATACTGGCGAATTGAAGAATATGGTTCAGCTCTTAGATGAGTTGAAAGGCAAATGGGGAGAACTCAGAGAGGATGAACAAAAAGGATTGGCTGAAGCAATAGCAGGTAAGCAACAAGCAGCTATATTCCAATCCTTAATGGGTAATTATGAGACTTTTAAAGAAATAAGGGAAGAATTCAGTCAGGGGCTTCAATTTGGTTCGGCTGAGGCTGAAAACAAACAATATTTAGATAGTCTTGCAGGGCGTTTAAATGAGTTGAAAACAATATGGGCAGATATATTCCAAAATGTATTTAATTCAAATACAACATATGGATTTTTAGATGGTTTAATATCTGTATCTAATGGAATAAATAGTGTTATAAAAACATTAGAAAGATTAAAATTAACAACACCAGCATTAATAGGAAGTTTTATGACTTTAAAAACGTTATTCTCTGGTATGGGAATGACAAATGGTACTAGAAATGTGGCTAGACTTATAAATCCTTTAAATATGATAGGAACTCCTATTAAAGCTACAACTACAATACTACAATCATTTAGACATGCAGTAATGGCGGCAAATGTAGCTGGTGCTAATGGAGCAAATGTAATTACTAGAGCAGGAACAGGTTTGGGAGCATTAAGAAAAAGTTTATCTAGGACTTCTATTGGTATTGGAACATTAAATATAGCAACAAGTTTGTTGAACGGGGCTATGATAGGTTTGGCTACTTTTGCTATATCTAAAGGAATACAATGGATAGATGATACTATTCACAAGTATGAAAAATTAGCAGAAAAACAAAAAGAAGTTATTGGAACTACTACAAGCGAGATAAGCTCCTTGCAACAAAAGAAAAAGAGTTTAGAAGGTATATCAGAAGAGTACAATAATTTAGCTAGTAAGACCGAAAAGACTGCTGATGAAACTGAAAGATTTAGCGAACTTAAACAACAAATTGCAGATATAGCACCAGAATTAGTATTGGGTGTAGATGAGAATAATGACCCTATTCTAAATATGAGTGGTAACTTAGATGAGGTCATTAATAAATTAAGAAAGGCTATAGAAGAAAAAAATAAACTTTTAAAGTCTCAAGAAGATGAACTTGCAATAACTACATCAAAGACTGCACCAGATACAAAAAAAGACCTTGATAAAGAAAAGAAAAAACTTGATAAAGTTCTTGAAGATGAGCATAATTTATTTAAAAATGCTTTAAGTAAATCTAATTTTAAAGAACAAACAGAAGCATTAAAAAAGGCTTACAATCAACAAGAAACAGATTTTGCAGAACATCATCAAAAACTTCTTACTGAATATGAAAAATATAATGAAGAAGAAGAGGTAATGCAGAAAAGGGCGATTAATAGATTAACTAATTCTGATATATCTAAAACATATGCTAAACAATCTGAACAAAAGAAAAGTAAAATGAATGAGCTTGTAGCTAATATGAATTGGCATGACTATAGTGTAGGACAACAGAATAGCATTATAAGTGCTTTTGATAAAATAAGTGAGTCAATTCCTGTTGAAAAATTAGACCAGTGGAATAAGAAGATAACTGATGCTAACATAAATTATCAAGCATCTGGCGATATGAACCAATATACTAAGGAACTACAAGGTTTAGCAAATGAACTTCAAAAGCTAAGTGGTGGAAGTATAAGTGCTGATACTTGGCTTATTGGATTACAACAAGGTTTTTCTGGATTAGACTTAGCCAGTATGAAATTACATACTTTCTTGAAAAGTTATGGTTCATCTTTAGCTGAACTTGAAAACAAAGACAGTCTTGCAATAAAGCTTAAAAATCAATTTGATGCATTAAATGATTTTTCTCAAAATTTAGAAGTCAATGGTAAAATCAATGTAAAACTGCTTGAAGATATACAAAGTGGAGAAGCTGGTCAAGATTTACCACAACAACTAAAAGATATAATAAATGGATTCACATTTGGAGAAGATTCACAAATAGAAGCTCAGGCTCAATTAGCCCTACAAGTAACAACTACGTTGCAAAACGAAGGTCAATTATCTGATGATGTTGTTAAACAATTAAATGACTTATTTAAGGGTAAATTACAATTAACAGATGACATTCTTAAAAATGGACTAAAAATCAGTGATAAGTTACCTGCATTGCCAGGAAATATGGTTCAAGCATTAAATGAGCAATTTGCAAATGCTTTTACAGGAGACAATGCTCCTGAAATCACACCTAGTGTAAATGGAGAAAAAGCTAAAAAGGAATTAAAAGAGTTAGAAAAATTCAAACAAGATACTTTTAAATCAGATAAAATTGTGACTGAAATTAATAATAAAGGACTAGATTTCGCAAAAAAAGACTTGAGTGTATTAAAAGAACAGTTGGATAGATTTAAAAATGAAGATACAAAGTTGTCTTTTACTACAGATTGTGCAGATGCTTTTAAAGATGTAAATTCTTTAGAGGAAGCTAGAAAAAAAATATCTGCTCCAATGAGTTTAAAATATGATATAGATGTAGATAAAAAAGGATTGACTGAAGCAAAAAAAGTCTATGATATTTTACCTGATAATCTCAAAAAAAAGATAGAAACAGAAGTAATAGGTATAGATAAATTAGACACATTACAAAACTTAATAGATAAAGCTCCAAATAAAAAAGAAACTATATTTGAAATAATTAATAAAAATCCAGATAAGCTAAATGAGATAGATGAAATTCTTAATAACGTTCCAAATGATAAAAAGGAAGCTGTTATTGATTTTATAGTAAATAATTTAGACCAACTTGAAAAAGCTAAAAATGTACAAGAATTTATAAACAATTTACCTCCAGAAATAAAAAAACAACTTGGAATAGAAGTTGAAGGAGGAGAAAATGCAGAGAAAACTGTTAATACAGTTCAAAATGCAGATGGAACTAAGGCTGACCTTTTAGTAAATGCAGAAGTAAATGGAGAATCACAAGTAGTTGAATGCATAGAAACATTGGATAAGAATGGTAATAAAACATACACTCCTAATTTAAATCCTCAAGTTAATAATAGTGAAAAAGTTGTTCAGTGCATGAGAATATTAGATGAATATGGAAATGAATCTTATATTCCAATTGTAAGTCCTCAAGTTACTAATGAAGAAGGGCTTAACAGTACTAAACAAAAAATGGATGAGTTAGATAATAAAACAGTAACTTCAACTGTACAAATAAAGACAGAAGGAGAAACTGAAGTTGAACAAGCAACCAATTTTATAGAAAATACAAATCCAACTAAGGTTATTGAGTTATCCATAAACAACTCTGGTAAAGATGAAATTGACAATACAAAACAAAAGTTAGATGAACTTAATAATGAAAAAGCCACTCCTACTATTGAAGCTACAGGTGCAGAACAAGCATCCAAACAATTAAATCAATTATCACAAAAAGCACAAGAAATTGGGCAAGGTAATTATCATATAAATGTTAGTACTTCAACTGAACAAGGGGCTAAGAATATTTCAGGACTTATAGCTAGAGTAAAACAATTCTTAGCTTTGAAAGTATCTACACTTGTATTTAGAACTGAAACTGCACAAGCAGCAAAAAATGTATCAGGTTTGTTAGCCAAAGTACAAAGTTATGTTAGCCGATATGGTGGAAAAACTATAAAGACTACATTTAGTGCATTAACTGCAACTGCTGCAAAGAACATATCAGGGCTTATTAGGAAAATAGAGTCATTTAAATCAAATTATGCAGGAAAAACATTCACTACTACATTTGTAACTAATAAAGTGACTAATAGTTCTGGTGGTGGAGGAGGAGGAAATAGTTCAGATAAGACCAATAAAACTGAACGTACCTCTGTTACTAATGTAACTCCAATTCCAGCTAATCTATTAGCTCAACCTAGAACATCAGAACCAGCACCAATAAGTGACGAAACTCCTGTAACACCAAAACCATCCTTATTCTCAAGAGCAGTATCAAGAGCCACATCCGCTTTCAAAGTAATCAAACCTAAAGTTACAATAAACAATGACACAATAGACTCATCTGTAAAATATAGTATAGAATTATTTAAAGAGTTAGAAAATGCTATATCAGCAGTAACAAATGAAATAGCTCTATTAGACAAAAAAATGGAACATGCTACAGGTGATGAGAAGATTAAATACTTACAGGAGCAAAATAAATTATTTGCTCAACAAAAAGATTTAATAAAACAACAACAAGATGGATATAAAGCTGAAAGTAACAGACTTAAAAATAGATTAAAAGAAAAGAAAATGGGCTTTAAGTTTGATGATACTGGAAATCTAACTAACTATGAAGAAAAGTTAATATCAATAGAAAAAGAATTAGACAAATTAAATTCAAAGTCTGGTGACAAAGAAAATAAAAAAGATGAATCCAGAAAAAAAGAGTTGGAAGAAACTAAGAAAGTCCTTGAAGAATATATTAAAGTTACATTTACAGAACTGCCTAAATGTGAGCAAGAATGGGAAGAATACAATAATAAAATTAAAGAACACAATGAGGAGTTAAGGAAAGCACAAGAAGAAATGTGGAAACTTAATAAGAATTCCACATGGACTTCTATGTACAAAGATGTAGAGCAAGTAAATAATGAAATAGCAATGATAGATGTATTACTTAAAAATGCTACAGGTGATGAGCAGATAGAGTTGTTAGAAAAGAAAAAAGAGTTAATGGCCAAGAAGGCTAAAGAACTATCTGAAACAACAGCATATCTTCAAGAAACACAAAAAGAGCTACAACAAAAGCTACAAGGCTATGGATTTACATTTAGAGATAATGGCGATATAACTAACTTCATTCAACATAAAAATCAACTTAAAAAGAACATGACTGATGAAGAATTTAAGAGAATGGAAGAGGCAGCAGAGGGATATTTGGATTTATTGATAAATAAAATACCTGATGCCAATAAGGAAATTGCTGAATCTAAGGAAGAAATTGAAGCATTAAATAAAGAAATTCAAGATGCTTATAAAGACCAGCTTAAAGAAGCTCAAAGCCTACAAGAAAAAATTAGAGACATGTATAAAAAAGAGCTTGAAGAGAGACTTAAAGAAATAGATAAAGAAACTAAAGCTAAAATTGATTCTCTTAAAAAGCAACAAGATGCTTACAATGATTCAAGAAAAGAAGCCAAATATAAAGATGATTATGAAGAACAACAAGATGTAATAAGTGATTTAGAAAAACAAATAGCAATAGCTGAAAGAGATAGTTCTTTAAGTGGTCAGAAGAAACTTAAAGATTTACAAAAACAATTAAAAGAAGAACAGAAGAAATTACAGGATTTAGTACAAGACCATGTAGACGACCAAGTTAACGATATGTATGACAAGGAATCTGACAGACTACAAGAAGAAGCAGATAAGTTAAAAGAAGAGTTAGAGAAAAAATACTCAGATGAAAATTTAGTTGATTTAATTAATGAAGCAATTTCAAGCGGTAAATTTGTAGGTCTTGATGGAGAGGTTAAGAAACTTCAAGATGCTATTATTGAATACATAAATAAATATGAAGATGGTATGTTGGCAATGGGTTCTGTCACTAAGCAGGAATGGCTCGATAGATTAAAAGAAGGTAAAGAGACATTAGAAGATATTAATGACATATTGGATGAATTAGATTTAAGTAAATTTGCTATGCCTAATTATAATCCTCCTTCAAATTCTCGTTCAAGAAGTACATCTCCAATATCAGCAGTTAATTATAATTCACCATTTGTTGTTGTACAAGGGAATGTAACTAAAGATGTAATGCCTGAATTTGAAAAGAAGATGAGGAAAATGATTGAAGAAAATAACAAAAAAATTATTTCTAATACTAGGTCTTAATATATGTAATTGGTCTTTATTTATTATTCACTCATTTACTTACGTTTTATAATTTATAGTCAGATTTTTTTTGAAAATATATATTTATCTAATAAAAAATATTGTTTATAAAAAACGTATTTATGATATAATAGTAATATAAATGATATAAATTTATATCATAAAGACATAAAAAAAGAGACTACAACTATTTGTGCTAGGGTGTCTCTTCATAAATAAGCGAAGTGTTAATTAGAGGAAGAATCACCTGAATTGCCGTTCGGGTGATTCTTAATTTTTTGCAACGTTTTCTTAAACTCATCTATTTCTTTAAAGAGTCTATTTAAATTCTGAACCAACTTAATCAAACTAATAATTATAGTTGTAAGAAATGTTATTATCGTTAACAAACAAATTAGATATTTCATAATATCATATCACCTCCCCTCTTGATTTGACATGGGAAGGCTTATGTATATGAAGATTCACCCTAATAGTTTTTTTATGTAGTCTCTAAAAATATTATACCATAAATTACCAATATGTTAAATTTAATATTATATTGTCTACAATTGTAAAAGAATATTGTGTTCTAAGAAGTTATTCTATTAATAGTATAGCTTTTTTATTTTTCAATGAAGATAATGACAACATTGACTATTTTGATAATATTGGAGTATAATAGTAATATAAATGATATAAATTTATATCATAGGGACATAAAAAAGAGACTACAAACTATTTGCTGTAGGGTGTAGTTCTTAAAGTTAACAATAAAAAGAATAGATTTATGTATTACTTTCAGAATCACTAGACCCGCCAGTCTGGTGATTCTTTAGTTTTCTAATAGATGCTTTCAAGTTTAAGATTGCATCTATTAGCTTTGTCAAATGATTGATTATTCTTGTAATCATAATTATCATTATTAAAAACAAAACTAAGTACTCCATAGTCTCACCCCCTTTCTTACTGGGGATTTTAACTAAAGAGCCATCACCCTAATAGTCTAAACTGTAGTCTCTAAAAATATTATACCATAATTTTCCAATATGTTAAATTTAATATTATATTGACGACAGGAGTAGAATAAAGATATAATACAGATAACAGAAAATTTAAAAATTTTACATAAGAATTACTACTTATCTATGCCACCTTAAAAAGTGGCTATTTTTCTATTCTGGTATATATTTAAGGAGGTGTTACAAATGATAAATAATATAGAAGATTGTAAGCTTCTTATTGAGGCAGAAATAAGAATGAAAGATATAGATGAAAAAGAACTAATATCTCAAAGGGAGATTCTGAAAGACCTAAATATTAATGAAAAAGACCTTGAAGATATTGAAGTGAATTTTGAATAATGAAATGATTTATAATATACCTATTTTAAATATGTATTAGTTGATATCAGTAATCGTCTTTATCTAGTGATTTTTTATTTATTAACTGTAAACGAATCTGTTTTACAAAAAACGTATCTGTGGTATAATAAAAGTAAGGAATTTAATCTACTTAATACAAAGAGTGATTGTTTCCTTAAAGTTAATTAAAAATTAATTTATCTTTTGAAACCACTCTTATTGGCGTCTGAGTGGTTTTTTGCTTTATCATATATGTAACAAGCTATTAAACTTGTTGCAATATTTAGGCAAATATTAAACACTACTGTTTCCATAAATTCACCTCCTTATAAAAAAATAAAGCGAGGCTCACCTCCTTCCTTTGAAGAAGTAGGCTAAATACAGAAACAACCACTCTTAGCACTTTCGATTTAAAATTCCTTACTATACTAGATTATACCATAATTTTACAATTAATAAAATATTTTAGCTCATCTTAATTGATGGGCTTTTCTAATACAAAGAAGGTGATAAAATATGCATTTTAATGTGAATCTTAAACAGATAAAATCTGATTACACATTAACCATTCACAAGATGAACAAATCATTTTTAGGTCAAATTCCAATCAACTTTTTAAACTCGATAAAGCGGGAGCTTGGTGGAGTAGATGAAATACAACTGACCATTCCAAAATATATTACAGATAGATTTTTATTTAATAAAATAATAAATCCCATTTTTGAAGAAGTAAAAGAAGAACGTCTTATTTGTCTTAATAATAAAGAGTACTTTGTAATTAAGAATGTTGTAACAACAGATGATAAGTTAAAAGTAGTAACAGCTAAATCTAAAGAAGTTAAACTAGGAAAAATTGATGTGAATATTGAGGACTATGGATTACAGATGTTTACCAAAGATGAAGAAGCATCTATTATATCTCTTAATGATTATTTAAAACAAGAGACAGGCTGGAAACTTGGTTATGTGGATGATTCAATTGCTTATGAAACTGATAGTGAAGGTAATAAGAGAGAAAAGGTAAGATGGCAAGAAAGTATTAATTCTAACTGGTTAGACTATTTTAATAATGAACTAAAAGAACAATTTGAATGTATAGCTGATTTTGATACTTATAATAATTTAGTTAATTTGTATCATATAGATAGTTTTGGAGATAACATTCAGTTATATTTATCTCATGATAACTACATAAAATCACTTGAAAGAACTACAAATAGTGATGATATAGTAACTAGACTGAAGCTTGAAGGTAGTGAAGATATGAATGTAATAGGAGCTACAGTTACAGGATATGATTACATTGAGAACTATTCTTATTTCTTAGACAATAAAGAAATGAGTGAAGAACTTAGTAGAGCTATAAAGAAATACCAAGAAATGAATGAAATAAGAGAGCCAATTTGGAGAGAACTAATAGATACAAAGCTTAAGAAGCAAAGAGAACGTGATAGTAAAAGCAACGAATGGCAAATGGTAATAGAGATGATAAGTAAGAAAAAAGATATAAAAAAGACATATGATAATCCACAGCATAAAGATGAAATAAATTCAGCTAAAATAGCAGTAGAGATAAGTGAACTAGAAGATAAAAAAGTCATATTGGATGTTCAAATAAAACATTTAGAAGAAGAAATAGCTAAGTTAAATGAAAGTATAAAAGATATAAATATTCTTTGTAAGAGGGAGACTTCAACTGATGAGGATGGATATCTAATATTTAATGAGGTTCTATTAGATGAATTAAATGAGTTCCTCTACTATGACACTTATACAAATGATGCTTTTTTAAAAGTTGAAGATTTAATAGCAGAAGGTAAAAGGCAATTAAGTTTGAAATGTATTCCAACACGAGAATGGACTCTGGATGTTATAAACTTCTTAGATAGAATTATAGATATTAATTTTAGACAGCATTGGAAGGGTGATTTGAGCTTAGGAGATATTATAGTGTTACATAGCAAAGAATCTAAAGAAGAAGAATTAGTATATTTTACATCTTTTACCCAGAATTTAAAAAACGGGAAGTTAGATACTTTAGAATTAACTTTAAGTAATAAAAAAATAAAAGAAGATGACAAAAGAACTATAGCTGATTATTTGACTAAAGCTGAACACGCAACAAGAACATTGAACTCTAAAAGACATTTATTTATTCAGCAACAGAAGAAAAGAATTAACCTACCAGATGAATATATTCCTAAGAAAAATATACAAAAGGAGTTGATGTAGATTGATATTAGATAATTCACCAGCGGATAGCTGGATAAGAATTACTGGAGTAATTGTTACTTACAATAACACACTTTATCAAGTAGTAGATAAAGAGACAAATAAAAAATATATATACTGGGATGCTGATAATCCAGGGACATTGAAAGTTTCTAATGTAAGATTACCAGAAGGAAATACACAATTTTTAGTAGTTGTAAATGA